CCATCCCCATCTCTCGTCGTCACACTTAAAGACCTCGTACGGTCCTTGCGGCAGGTCATCTGGGCTGGGTTGGGTCATTGGATTGTCTCCGAACGGTCGGCAATGTGATAGGCGACGCTGTCGCTACGGCACTTCGGGCACCTAAGCTTATCCCCAGCAATCAATTTGCCTGATCGGCCAACCCAATGGCAATCCGCACATGAGGCTAAGCGCTCCAGACAATCAATGGAATCGGACGGGGGTTTGGTCATGTGGGCTTCGTCTCGTTCGCGCGGGTGATGATAGCCCATGCTTTTTCCGCCGCTTCTGGTGTATCGTCGAAATACATTTCCCGCAGAACTTGAAGCAGCTCATCCTTCTCCGCGCGGAGGCGGTCTGCCTCTGCAGGTGTAAGGGCCATCATATTTAGTTTAACGGCTTCTGCCCAACCATCGCTGTTTGCTTTGTTAAGCTTTTCAAGCCGCTCATTCTCCGCCCGGAGGCGGGCTAGCTCTTCCTCCAGCTCCCGGATGCGGGCGGCGGCTTCCTTTCGCAACGCCTCATGGTCAAAGCTGCGCGGGTTTAGCAGCCGTTCGATCAAATCGTTCATTTCCCCTCCGTCTCGTTCGCGGTTTTATCTAGATAATTGCGATATTCTGCTATTTCATGCTCTTCTAATTCGCATGTTAGGGTATGAATAAGCCGGTGTCGCAGCTCCGCCACCTCCGCGCGGAGGCGGTATAGCTCTTCCCCAGCTTCCATAAGTGACTTGCCGGTACTGGACAGTCGATTGCCACAACTAACGAGGCTGGCGCGGAGGCGGCCGCAATCTTTTTCAACTTCGTCAACAAGACGAACTTCGCTTTCGTATTTCATTTTTGCTTCCCGCAACTCCATGCGGAGGCGCCCTATCTCTGCAATCATGAGTCCCCTTTCGCTATCTGCCAGTACCGCTGGTTTTTCGACCTTCATTTCCTATCCCTCTCCATCTTGATAACGCGCCCCTCCAATTGCTCCATAGCAGCTAGCGCATTCGTTCTCTGATCCGACAGCCTGCAATAACGCGCAACCATCTGCTGCGACATCCCCACCACATCGCAAATCTGGGCTATGCTGACGCCGGCCCGGCGCAGCCTGACTACGGCTGTGGCGCGCAAGCCGTGCAAGTGCAGATGACGCAGCGGCTCCAGTGCAGGGTTGCGGACCCTCTCCCAGTACCACGCCTTGGTGAGCATATCCCGCACATACGGTGTTCCGTCTGGGCGCACCAGAATGTAACCTGGCCGGCGCTCCCATGTCTCAATCTTGCTTATCAGCGCCTGCGTGAACGGTACCCATAGGCGCAACCCGGTCTTCTGCTGGGTCACATTGATCCCCGGCCTTCCTTGGATCGTCTCGATGTCCGTCCAGCGCATCTGCATCAGATCGGAACCTCTTTGGCCTGTGTTGGCAGCCATCGTAATCGCACGTGATAGGCTCAAGCCTGTAGCATCTTCGGCAAAACCAACCTGGATGTCCGTCCATGGCTCATGTCCTCCGTCTGATCCTGGCGCCTCTGTGCCCTGCGTGATTGACCGCGGCAGCAAATCCCGCACGATCGCCCAGCTTTCCCGTATCGTTCGTCTTGGCGAGAGTGCGGATGGCGTCGCCAACAGGCATCTCTGTGCCCCCTTCGAATGGGTCATGAGCATCCGCCAATTTAGCGCACCTCTCTATCGTGACAGTTTCGATGGCGGCATTCTCTGCACGGAGGCGTTCTATCTCCTCTTTATGTTCTTCATTAACCTCTCGCAGGCGTTCGTTTTCCGGCTTTAGTCGTCGCCACTGCTCCAATTCCGCGCGGAGGCGGTCTAGTTCTTCTCCACGGCGAATGCTCTCATCAAAAAGATAGACCTTGTCTCTCTCCGCTTTGGCCAATTCCTCGTGGGGTCGGTCTAGTTCGGCCTGCATACATAAGGGGCAATGCCCCTCCGCCCAATTGTCTTGATCGGTAATATCATGCGTGCAGCTCATTTCCGCCTCCGTCTCGTTCGCGTGCTTGTACCGTCTTAGCACTTCCAGATATTCCGGATGCGTCGTGCGGGTGGCCAGCATCTCAATTAGCTCGGCTTTCTCCGCGCGGAGGCGGTCCGTGTCATTTGCCAAGTCTGCGTACCTGTCGCCCCATTCTAGAATTCGCTTATCTTGGGTCGCATTCTCCGCGCGGAGGCGATCGTTCTCGGTTCTCTCTGCCGTGACAACACCCTGGGCGTACTCCATGCAATCTTTGCACTCAACCAGCCTGCGCAGGCGGTCTAGCTCTTTGTTCAGAGCAAAGATTGCCTCGTGCTGCGTCTTTATGGTCTCCCGCATCTCCGGTATCGCGGCAATGGCGCGGGCAAGCCCCTTGCCCTGCACAAAGCAGATGAAGCCGCCATCGGCTGCGCGTATCTCCCAAGCGTGCTCAAACTGTCGCACAGTCCACGGTATTAGCGGCAGGTCATCCTGGTGGCTGGGTTGGGTCATGTGGGCTGCTCCATTACGCCGCTGCGCCCTCCACGAGACGCAGTCGCTTGACTTTGCGCTTAAAGGACACGCCATTCTTCTGTGCCCAGGTCTCGATTTCCTCCGGCACGAAGCGAATGGTGTCGCGCATATTGCCGGGCAGGATCACCGTCGGCAGATCCTTGTTCTTGCGCCATGCATGAACCGTCATAGGGGTGACGGACAGCACAACGCAAAGGTCATTGACGGTCCACAAATCCCGGAACTGCTTGTTTAGCTGACTTGCTGTACGCATTTTTCCACCTCTCATTCCTTGTCATACCCCCCACACATTATCGTCACAATTCGTTACTGAGCGATTGTGGCATTTATATAGGAAATATCCCCCGGGTATGACAAGGACGTGAGGCATCAGCATTCGCCATCGCGGCATCAGCATTCAGCCTTACATGCACGTGGACGTCACCGCCACCCGACGTGCATCGTTGAGTCCATCCAGCATGGGCGGGAGTGGCTTTCAAAGGACCCGACTCCAGGGGAGCAAATAAGCAGGGTCCGCCGTGTACCGTGTCCGAACGGACTGATGACGGTAAGCCGTCCTCGTGAACGTTCAAGGAACCTGACTTATTCAGGTTTTACTTGAACTTAAGCGGGGCGGCTTACCATGCCCGGAACCGACGTCCTGATAACTTAAGAAGGTTGTAAAAAGCAAAAGAATAAGCAAAAGCAACAGCAGTAAAGTTTAGCTACAGGTATGCTTACAGCAACAGGAGGAGTTTAACAATGAATATAGACAAACTTGTCGATTATGCTTTTGTAGTATTTTTAGTTTGTGGAGGGTTATCAATGTTACTGCTGTCAATCGCTGTATTATTCATTAGGTGATTGAAAGGAGGATAGAGTCATGGAAAGACGACTTACCTATCAGGAGGTAGCAAATCTCTACAATAGTGATATCAAGTCCAAAGTGTTATTCGTAATAGAGGCCTGCCTACAGACCTCCGACAATCCACACAACCGCTATGGATTAATGCAATGCGTAGTCATCAACGCAATTCGGGACTTGGCAACAGCATCACGAGCGATCTACGATCCAAACGAGACGGAGGCGGACTTCGTTCGGCGTCTATTTCAAGACTTGATAAAGTCGTACGAACAGGAGGAACGGAATCAGAGGATACTGGACGGGCTGAAGAGTTCGATAAAATCATATTAAGCCTGCCCAGATTGTCATTGACCCAACTGCGACAGATACGGGCGATATGCGAGTTGAGGATTCGAGAGGACAGGGACATTGGCAGTTCATTCGAAACAATGGTTCTATCCTGCATTGTGGATGCGTTGCGTCCCTCCATGTTCGTGTCGGTGTCTATTTGTCGCAACTCTTCTCAATATCCGTCGTTCCGGGACAAGGTAGAGGATTTGGAGAAGTTCTTCGTTCACTCCCGACTTGACACCCTCCGATTGCAATGGCTCATAACCTATGGGTTAAAGGCCATGATAAACGGAATGCGGAGACACCTGATTGACCATAACTTCCTTATGGCGAATGTTCATAAGCTGCCGGCATTCGTCAACCGCTCGTTTCCCCGCTACGCAGAGGCGGGCTATTTGGGTATGATATGCAAACACGGACGCGGGAGCGAGCGAAAATGAGATGGACAATGAAAATGGGAAGCGACTGGAAAGTGTGGTTCGCATGGTATCCGATAACCACTGACGATGGCAGAACCATTTGGTTGGAGAAAGTCTGGCGGCGGTGGAAGCACATCCCCGTCTGTGGACATGATCCTTTGGTCCATTCCCAATATCGCACACTGGATCGTCCAAGACCGACGGCGCAGGACTCTTGGGATGGGTATAGGCTATCCTAATGACCGACCTCGAACCTTACAAGCGGGCGTACCTCAACACCCTAGACAGACTTCCATTACTACGCCTAATAGCGGAGGCCCTAGGAATAAAGTCGACTGATATAGACGACATCCTCACCGAGATCCAACGTCTGAAAGAAAACCAACGCCTTCCCGACTATTCGCTCGGCAAATACAAAAACTTCTGCCCGCATGACAGACCGCTTTGGGTTATCTGTCCGGAATGTTCGCTCAACAAGTTCAGGGAGTGAGAACATGCTTTGCACTTTGTTCGGAATCTGGTGCCAAGCTGTCGTGACCACAAAGAAATTTCATGGGGCGCTTCCTGCCCAGCCGCGCCCCTCCCTTACAATACAAGGTATAGACCACTGCTACATATTCTTCCAAATAGAGCCCGACCAATCCGTACCTCAATCCGCTGTCAGGGTGACATGTGACGACGCACTGCTTCGAATGATAGAGGGAAACAAGCATCAATGACACACTATGGCGAGGTGCGGGACGAGATCATCCATGATTCCCGTGGCAGCGAATCCCTACGGCGCTGGCTATGGAACGGCGAGAAGTGGGTCAGATGGACCAGCGAAGACGGAGCAATCGTTCTCAGCGAGATGGCCCGCCGAGTTGCTATATGGTGGGAGGAATATGAGGCGCTAAAGTCAATAAGCCTATAAGGAGAATCTAGAAAATGCCAATCCTCCTCGTTAATGAACTTTATGGCCCGACAATCCAGGGGGAAGGTAAGACACGCGGCCTTCCTTGTAACTTTTTACGAATGGCAGGATGTAACCTAAGTTGCGCGTGGTGCGATACTCCGTTTACCTGGAACTGGACAGGGACGTCATTTAAGCACCCGCAGAAGTACGACAAGAAGACAGAATCCCACAAAGTCACCTCGGACGACCTTCTCGGCGAGATACGCCGGCTCGGCGAGGTCGGGAACAAGACGCACGCGTTGGTCGTCACGGGCGGCGAGCCTCTGTTGCAACAAGCACGTCTGCCCGCCGTCCTTAAACCCCTGAAGGACGACAAGTGGTGGATCGAGGTGGAGACGAACGGCACCATAGCGCCTAGTCGCATAATGGCGGAATGCGTCGACCAATTCAACGTATCCCCCAAACTCGCGAACAGCGACGAGCCGTTGCATAGGCGAATAAAACTCGACGTTCTAAAGAACCTCGCTACCGCGGACAAGGTATTGTTTAAGTTCGTTGTCGGCGGGTATGAGGATGCAGAGGAGATTGAGAAGTTGGTAAAAGCGGCAGGGATAGCGCCTGAGAAGGTATGGTTAATGCCAAAGGCGACGACGCAACTTGAGCACGCGGAAAACGAACCCCGGGCGGCGTTCATGGCGGAGAAACACGAGTGGAACTATACGCCCCGCCAGCAGGTGTTGTTGTGGGGGAACAAGAGGAGGGTTTAAACCGTAAAGGAGGATTGTATCGATCTTACTGAGTGAACCGGTCGTGGAGATTGTATCGCAGACTGAGAGTGAACCGGATATTCGGATTGTATCGGACAAACAGAGTGAACCGGACATCGAGATTGTATCGTTACCCTAAGAGTGAACCGGGTACTTGGATTGTATCGGAGGGACTGAGTGAACCGAGCCATCGGATTGTATCGCTAAAGCGTGAGTGAACCGGGTATGCGGATTGTATAGAAAAAGCAGAGTGAACCGGGTGAGCCGATCGTATCGTCGTCCATGAGTGAACCGGGAATGCCGATTGTATCGAGACCCCGGAGTGACGACAAGGTATGTCTATCATATAGGAGGAACCAAACATGAAGCGAACGAGCAAAGACCGCAGAGCGACAAAGGAACAAGTTCTATCCGCACAAAAGTTGACAGCCCCGGAGGTGCGTTTTATAGTATCCAACTACTACGACGCTCAGGAAATGCGCAAGCGTGGGGACATGCAACTTCGTCACCTTGGGGATAAGACCGACCCATCAAATCTTCTATCCTATTGGACAGACGCTCAGGCCAACCTCGAAAAGGATTTGGAAAAGTTCCTGGGCCAGTATGTCAAGATGGATCCTGTCGGCCAATGGTTGGTTGCACAGCATGGAATCAAGAACATCATCGCAGCGGGGCTGCTCGCACACCTCAATATCGAAGGTATGGAGGTCGTATCCGGTTTCTGGCGCTTTGCCGGCCTCGATCCAACACATCGCAAGTGGGAAAAGGGACAGAAGCGTCCCTATAACCCACACCTCAAGCAGATTTGCTGGCATGCCGGGCAATGTTTCATGAAGACATACAACAGCCCCGACTCCTTCTACGGCAAGCTCTATAAGTCGCAGAAGGACAAAGTCGTCGCACGAAATGAGGCCGGGTATAATAAGGAACGGGCGAAAATCTTCTTTACAAAGTCCGCTGAAGTCAAGGCGCTTTTGAAGAAAGGAAAACTCCCCGCCTCTAATCTCGACGCTCAGGCGCGTAACTACGCAGTCAAGATTTTCTTAAGTCATTTGCATGTCGTCATGTATTGGAATCGCTATCACCGCGCGCCCCCGCTTCCCTTTGCTCAGGACATCCTCAAGCACGGGCATATCATCAAAATCCCTCATATCGACATGTTCCCCGGCTTGGAGAAGGCGTACTACGGACAACAAAGACACGCAGCTTGAACCGGCAATCGTGACTGTATCGCATCCCCTGAGTGAACCGAACTGGGTGATTGTATCGAGCTGCTGGAGTGAACCGGCCTGGGTGATTGTATCGAGCTGCTGGAGTGAACCGGACAGACAGATAGTATCGAAGCAGCTGAGTGAACCGACCTGAAAGATTGTATCGACATGGATGAGTGAACCGATCAATCGGATTGTATCGCAATGGATGAGTGAACCGATCAACCGGATTGTATCGTTGTCTATGAGTGAACCGGACAGGAAGATAGTATCGTGAAACGTGAGTGAACCGCCCGCCATGATTGTATCGAAAAGGACGAGTGAACCGAAACCAAGAACAGGATCTGATCTCCATGAGTGAACTAAAGCACCAGGTCGAGCAGCTGATTAAAGAGTGGGGGAACGACCTGCCCGCTCTCGCAGCAAAGATTCACAAGACAAAGGCATATTCAAACTTGGTTGTATACCTGATCCACAATGGACTAGTGCGGATCGCAACCAAAATGCGCAAATCAACACGTAATCAAATCAAAAAGGATTTGATTGACCCGGAGTTCATTCAACATGGAGAAGACAAGCCAAAGCCGAAGTTGAAAATAAAGGTTGAAGCATCGGAACGAACAAAGCAACGATTGTTATCGGGGATCTTCCTGGAATGGAAGATTGGATCAACGCAGCTCGGTGACGCAACAAAAGAAGAACTTGTATCCGCCGCATATGCTGAACGTAAGTCAGCAAATGGACATATCATCAACGCTATGTGGTATGAACACTTGGCGCAACCAATGCATGACGGCGAACGTGTCGCCCATCACTGGAAGGAAAAGGCTGCTATGTTGCTGCGTACCGACTTGCTAAGACAGGCGGAAAATAAACGCGCCGGTTTCAGCGAGGGCGATATACAGCCCGGGGCTTGAACCGCGCTGTCAGATTGTATCGAGATCAATGAGTGAACCGAAACGAGGGATTGTATCGTCGTTCCTGAGTGAACCGCTGATACAGATTGTATCGAAAAGGAGGAGTGAACCGCCACAGAAGATAGTATCGGAACATAAGAGTGAACCGCCCAGAACGATCGTATCGAACGTCACGAGTGACCCGCATTGTAGGATTGTATCGGATGGAGAGAGTGAGCCGTATCGCCGAATTGTATCGTCACCAATGAGCGCCTTTAAATGCCAGACACCCCAAAACTAACAACCTCCCTACAAGAAAACGTACTCGTGCTCCTGTGTTACGATGACACGCACGGCAAGATAATATCCAACCTCGTGTCGCCGGACCTTTTCGAGGGCGATTATCGACTCATAGCAGAGCACGGCCTGAACTTCTGGCGCCGACACAACTCGGCGCCAAAGGATCATACGCCCGACTTTTTGCACGACATTCTAAAGGGCAATACGAACTCAAGACGCGCCGACCTTCTACGGCGCGTCATGTCGGCAATGAACGACCTCGCGCAATCGATAAACGCCGCGTTTGTAATGTCTCAGCTCACGAAGTTCGTGAGAATGCAGAAACTCAAGTCGGCGATAATCGAGTCCGCAGAGAAGATAAATCAGGACTCGGAAGCGGCGATCGAGAACATAGAGCAGATTTGGTCTGACCTCTTGAAGACTCAGGAAATAGGTTTTGACGCGGGAATGCGCCTGACCGAGATTGACCGCCTCCTAGAATACCTGGAGAAGCGTCCTGTTGAGTTCATGATGGGAATCGGCGTCCTCGATAAGATGGGCGTCGTTCCCGCACGCGCAACCCTTACCGGAATGCATGGCGTACTCGGCGAGGGGAAGACGTGGTTCCTAGTCGGTGTCGGCAAACACAACCTCCGCCAGCAAAAGAAGATCGTCCATTTCAGCCTGGAAATGAGCGAGGAGGACGTGATCCAACGCTACGTCCAATCGATATGGGCAATCCCCTCGCGGGAGGTGGAGAAAATCACGTTGACAGGACTGCGGACGGAGAACGGACGCCTAAAGGAGTTTACAGAACGCAATATCCACCCCGAGTTCTCGTTCGGAAGTGAAATGATAAAGACGGAGCTGGAGGCGCGGCTCGAACACATGGGCGCAATGGCGACGAATCTCGTCGTCAAACGCTTCCCCCCAAGACGCGTCACCGATCGGCAAATCAACGCCTACCTGGACGCCCTGGAGGCAACGGAAAAGTTCATTCCGGATTTACTACTGTTCGACGCCCCCTACCTTTATCAACTCGACATGCGCAACCCCCGCATGTCCATAGAGGGGCATGTGATCGATACACGGGCGACCTGCATTGAACGCAACTGCGCGGGCGTCATGGCGCATTGGATCAATCGAGAGGGCGCAAAGGCCGAGACACGCGAGCTCACCCATACCTCCGAGGCCTGGGCAATAAACGCTACTTTGGATCAGGCCATGACCCTATCGAAGACGCGCGCGGAGGAGGAATTCGGCCTCGCCCGTATCAACGTCGGCAAGGCACGCACGGTACGGGACAAGTTCGAGGTGCTAATAACTCAGGCATTCGATATAGGACAATTCTGCATAGACAGCGTCTATATGGACTTTAAGACGCGTGACAAGCTAAAAGAACTCACAAAGCAGGAGGACGAGGATGACGGAGGAGATTCCGACGCAGACGACGAATGAAGATCGCCCGCCGACAGCAATCGAGAAAATTGACAACGAGATATTGAGCTGGCGAAGACATGTTAACGAATCCGCAACCGATGCCTATTTGGTTGCCGTCGGGGTCTCTCTTGGGTTGCGAATTGCTAAACTTATAATCGAGGAAGAAACACACTAGGTATGGTGTATTTGTCGTGAGGACATTCCGTCCTCAATCTTATTTGAAAGGGAAACGGGGCTATGAATGATATCTTGCTTTTCAGACGGGTTACGGTGGCTGTCGCCGCGGCCGCTGCCGTAATCGTTGCGGGGCTGGGCGCGGATGCGGCACACCGGCATAGACACGCGATCCGACACCCTATCCAACGCTTCGCCGAACGCTGCAACGATCCTGCATACTATAGCGAATATTCCCGATGGTGTCAGGCGGCGTTCCATGTCGCCCACCCCAAGGCTGCGCAACCTATGTTCACCAAGGAATATGGCGCAGTCGGACAGGAACGATTCCAACTCGGCGCCGACACCGTTACAATCAAACGCGATCTCCAGGCGAATACCACCGACGTTCCCCGCACCGATCCTGTGATCATTATGCAGACGGGCGACGACGTTGCCAACAGTCCACCCAGGACGAAATTGTGGTCACCTCCGGGCGGGTTCCCCTCCTCCCTCTTCCTCGACTGGAAGCATGTGCCAGTGTATGCCGAGGCGACGCCCCGCGAGCGTCACGTAGAACGACATGAAGTCATTACCCGAACCACCACGACCACGACGCGCCGGTATGTAGAACCGGCAGGGGATTTGTCACACCGCTAGCCGCGTTATTCGGGATGCGCGGTTAGAGCAAGGGCGTCAGGCGAATCCGATCGCGTCTGACGCCCACTCTCATTTCAGGGGGGTGATTGATGTGGTACATAATCTTCAGTTGTTTGCTGGCCGTATCCAACTGCAACGTGGGGGAAGGCAATAAACTCGCTATTCCAATTGACCCGCGGCTGCCACAGACCAAGGAGATGTGTCTTCTTCACGGGGAACTGACGCTCGATCTACTTGAGCGGGAGGGACATGCGGGGAAGTTGCTGAAATATCACTGCGAGTGGCGTCCAAAGAACGAGATTTGAATATGGAACTCACAGCCGAACCGGCGCTCTGGTTAATGTTGGGCTGCATAGCCGTTCTCGGTACCATGCTGGTAATTGCTTTGAAGTAGGAGGAACGAATGTACTATCTCGTCGTGACCTACGCATTCACAACTGCCTTCTGCCTATTTGGCCGCTGTACGGTTCATGAAGATACTTGGACATCAAAGACAGGATACAAGACGGAGGCGGAATGCCTTGCCGGTGCTGACGTGATTGTAGGATTTGTATTCAAGGACGTTTCCCCACCCGTGCGCGCTACCTCCTATAAGTGCGAGTTCCATGATAAGCAATAATGCGGTTAAGGCGTTCCTACAACGACAACGCGGAGATTGGCGCGGGTTCAAAAGATATCCCAAGGACGCGCTTGACGAGCAAATGCAAAAACTGCCTGTCAAGCCGCCTATCTGGCACAGGTTATTTCTGCACCAACGCGCCAGCTTCATTCTCGGGGCCAAAGTAAAGAAGTTCGGCTATTACCTTGACTGTGTCGCTGGGGAAACGGAAATCGAGACAGACAGAGGGGCTATCCGAATCGATCAACTTTATAGGGAAGGGCGTAGCATAAAGGTCTGGTCTTTGACGGGACAAGGCTTGCGTCTTGTCCCCGCATCTTGTCCATTCCAAAAGGAACCAGCCGAACTTTATACTGTAGAATTTGCTTCAGGGAAGAAAATAACAGTTACGAAACGTCATATTTTCTTGACCTCGCGTGGTTGGGTTTCTTGCGCCGACTTCGCGGCTTTCGAACGGCTTCCAAAATTCGACGTTTCCCATCCTTCGTCCAATGAGGGACCTTCCCTTTCAAAGTTTTCCCCAAATGCCGACTATTCGATCGAAATAGACGAAGATTCCCAAGGGAGTTGTTGTCAATATCCCCATCAATATGATCTACAACCTCTGTTGGTAAAAGATGCCGTCCCAACTTCTTTTCCATCACAAGCCGACTCTCCAAAACATACCCACTCTTTCTCGCATACGGGTGATCTGGTTGAAGACGCAACCAATAACCGTCGCTGCCTTTCATTCGACCCCCCTTCCATGAGCCATTGCGCTCCTTCAGTAAACCCTTATAGCTGGAATAAGGAACTCCACGGCGACGAATCTCCGTCAACACAGTTTGACGACTCACTCCATATTTCTTCCCCAACTCGCCTATACGCCAACCCTCTGCAATCAGCTTCTCCAAGTCCCGATCTGATACATTCCCCATCAAGCGTTTGCGACCAAGGGGCTTTCCATCAGCATCATAACCTTTCGGCATCTAATAATTCCTTTCAATTTGACACCGTTATAAGAATATCGTACATTCGAACAGACGTCTATTATGATCTTCATGTGCCAATTCATGAAAACTACATTGCACATGGCATCTGCAATCATAACTGTGGGATGGGAAAAACGCTGCTCGCTCTTGCCCTCATTTGCTATCGCCGCAAGCTCAAGGAACTCAAATCCTGTCTCGTCCTCGTCCCCAATAGAACCAATAAGACGGAATGGGCGCAGGAAATCGAGAAACACACCTCCCTTGACTACCTCGTATTGCGGGGCTCGACCAAGGACAAATGGGAGGCGTTGGACAATACGACAGCGCCCGTAATAGTCGAGACATATGGCGGATTCGCACGACTATGCAGTACGATCGTCAAGAACAAGAAGGGCAAGAATAAACTCAAGCCGAATCTGCCGCTCGTCAAGCAACTCATGAAGAAGGTAAACGGCCTCGTCCTAGATGAGTCGACTTTGATTAAAACTCGTGGCACGCTGGCCAATCGAATCTGTAAGAAGGTCGGCAAGGACGCGTGCATGCTTATCGAATTGACAGGGACGCCGTTCGGGCGCGACCCTACCGACCTATGGGGACAAATCAATCTGTTGGACGACGGACATAGCCTCGGCGAGACCCTGGGCCTGTTCCGTGCTGCCTTCTTTACGGAGAAAATGAACTACTGGGGCGGGCGGGAATACAAGTTCAAGGAATCCATGACGGAGACCCTGCACAAGTTCATTGGACATTGCACGATAAACTATGAGGCGGACGAGGCGGATCTACCCTCCGTGCTGCGGGACGTCAAATCGATTCGCATGCCTGAGAAAACCTATGAATATTTCGAGGCACAGCTTGCTGAGCTCAAACGCGCGCAAAAGGGACACGACAACGCGGGAATGAAAAACAGCTTCATTCGTCTGCGGCAACTCTCCTCCGGCTGGCTGGGGTTCAAGGATGATAATGGCAAATCGCAGGTCGTATTCCCGACAAATCCAAAACTGGATTTATTGGCAAGTTTTGTTGAGCGCATCCCCGCCAAGCACAAGTTCATTGTATTCCATGATTTTAACCTTTCGGGGAAGATCGTCTTCAATCGACTGCACGACATGGGGATTAGGTGCGCGCACCTGTGGGGCGGCACGAAGGACCCCGACACCGAACGGGCGAAATACGACAAGGACGAAGTTCAGGGATTGATATTGAGTAATGCATTTGGATACGGGTTAAATCTTCAGGCGGCACGATATGGGTTATTTTTCGAATCCCCCGTCCCCGTGATCATGCGCAAGCAATGCGAACGTCGCTACATTCGACAGGGCAGCACCATTAGGCATAAGTTCCTAACGGATTTCGTCATGCGGGGGACATTCGACCAGGCGATACTGAAATGGCACAAGGAGGGGGGCGATCTTTTCAAGGCGATCGTCCGCGGGGAATTCGACATTAAGGCCCCCTAAGAACGCCGTACGTGCGGTAAAACGTCCCCTCCCTACTTCCCCCGCCCCCTTTCCCCTCACCGCATTAAAAAGCCCCCGCCCTGGGGTATAGGCGGGGGCTTAAGTAAGGTTGGCTAGTGCTGTCGGACATGCCGACAGGGGCCATTGTCCCATAAAAAGACGCCCCCGCACAAGGGCGAGGGCGTCGGGCTATCTGAGGGCATGAACGGGGTTACATGACGGCCTCCTGTCGCCGGCCTTTCGTGGCTGCGTCGCTTCTCGTTAAGGCCTTCTTGTCGTCTACGATATCCCCATACCCCGGGTCCCGCAACCCCCGTAAGTTATCCCCTGAAATCTTTCGTGACTTCGATTTTTAACTTTCCTATTGCATCCCCCGCTGGGTCGTGTATCTTATGCATAACGCAAACGAACACGAGGTGCCCCACACAAAACAGACCGAAGGGCCTACCCCAGGGAACGTCATAGACGAAACCGAGACCGTCCCTGGGTTCAGATCCTCCCCTCAATGCCCGGACCGTAGAATCGGTTGGCGAGGGAGCGACAGCGAAGGGGAGAAGGTGTCCGTCGGTACAAGTCCGACGCTGAACGAGCAGGAGCGAAACACCGTGGATGAATATACAAAAATAACGATACGACGCTGGAAGGGCGGCAAGGCGCACCGCGCACTGCGCAGACCGGACGGCTCGATAGTTGCCGCATGTAGTTGCTCGGGGGCGCAGAACGGGTCGCTTGTCAATCAATCGCATGTCATATGCGAAGGTTGGGATAAAGCAAACTGCCAATCCAAATGATTGCAGCCTGTGTCCTTTCTAAACGGAGGACACAAACGGCAATCAAGCCGACAAGGGAGCGAAACGCCATGGAGAACAATCAATCTTATATCAAATCGCTTCGCAGCGCGGCAAAGCGTGCCTATGCCAAGGAATACCTTGAGTTTCTAAAAGCAGGCGAGCCGGAAGGAAAAGAACCCGGTCGTGGAACCCTTTCCTATATGGCAGCACAAGCCGTCCGATTACAATTACATGAACTTGTTAAGAAATGATTGCAGCCTAGCCGCCTCGACAACGGGACGGCTGAACGGCAATCAAGCCGACAAGAGGAAACGACAGATGCGCACTCAAATCCAAATCAATGCCCAGGACGCCAAGGCCGACCAGTTGGACGAGATGCGGAATGCCAAATCCGCTCTTGAGGCCTATTGGGCAGGATCGGCAACCGCCTCCGTCCTTCACCACTATCGACGCGGCGCCGTCAAGACGATCCGCGTCAACGAGTATCAACAATATCGCCACGGTTGATTGCAGCCCATGTCCTTCTACGGGAGGGCATGAACGGCAATCAAAAAAGGAGACGAACATGAGTAAAAAGACATTCACCCCCTCGCCGCAACAAGCGGCGGTCATCGAATGGACGAAAAACGGCAAGGGCAGCGCCTTTATCGAGGCGGTGGCCGGCGCAGGCAAGACGACGACACTCGTTGCATTGCTCGCCAATACGGAAGGCAGCGTCGCCTTTACCGCATATAACAAGAAAATCGCCCGCGAGATCGAAGCGAAGGTTGCCGAGGCGGGGATCTCCAATAATCGTATCCGCGTCGGGACGTTTCACTCATTCGGCCTCAATGCATGGCGTCGCGTTCACCCAAAAGTAGTAGTCGCCAGTAAAAACGAAAAGGCAGTCAAAACCTGCGAAGAGATGACCAAGGCCGGCGTCTCTGAGGCATTGCACGACTTCGTGTTGAAGCTCGTATCTCTCGCCAAGCAACGCGCATTGGGGGTTCACGGATCGATCGACGACGACAGCCAATGGTGGAACATTATCGATCACTTCGATCTCGCTTATGAGATCGAAAATCAGGAGTACTTGGAGAAGGGCGTCGCCGCCGCAAAGCGCGCCCTGCGTTATCATATCAACCTCGCCCCCACGCTGATCGACTTCGACGATATGATCTATATGCCCGTCTATTCGGGCTGCAAGATGTGGGAAAACGAATGGGTATTGGTGGACGAGGCGCAGGACACCAATCCTGCGCGTCGCGCACTTGCCCGCAAAATGCTTAAGAGCAATGGACGCGCCGTGTTTGTCGGCGATCGCCACCAGGCAATTTACGGATTCACGGGGGCGGATAGCGACGCTATCGACCAAATCATTAAAGACTTCAACTGCACGACATTGCCCTTGACCGCCACCTATCGTTGTCCCAAGACGGTAGTTGTTGAGGCGCAAAAATACGTTGCCCATATCCAGGCGCACGAAACGGCGCCGGACGGGGTTGTGCGCACCATCGCCGAAAACGACCTGACGAAACAATCACTAACCCCGTCCGATGCAATCCTGTGTCGGTTGACAGCGCCTCTCGTCAAGAAAGCGTTCTCACTGATCCGCGCCGGCATCGCCTGTCATGTCGAGGGGCGGGAAATCGGCGCGGGGCTGCTCAAGCTCGTTAATCGCTACAAGGCAAAGACCCTCCCTGTTCTGCGCGACAAACTTGAGGCCTACAAGGACAACGAAAGCCAAAAGTTGATCGCAAAGGGCAAGGAAACCCAGGCCGAGGCGCTGATTGACAGGGTCGACACTGCACTGGCTATTGCCGACCAATGCAAAACGGTCGACGAGCTAAAAAACAAGATCCTGACGATGTTCCAGGACGCGGACGATAACGGCACAGCGAAAAAGACCCTGACCCTTTCCACTGTCCACAAGTCGAAGGGGCGGGAATGGCCACGCGTGTTCATTCTCGGCGGCAATAAGTACATGCCGAGCCCGTGGGCACGCAAGGAATGGCAGCAAGCGCAGGAAGCAAACCTGATCTATGTTGCCTATACCCGCGCACAACAGGAACTCATCCACGTTCCCGTTGCTGCATAAAGTGAATTGCAGTTAGGACGCCTCGGCAACGGGACGTCCTGCCGGCAATTATGCCAATCTGGGGAGAAAGGGTATGAAAAAGACGGAGACGACAGACACGGGCCGCGCCCTGCGTTTGTGGACGCGCGGCACCGCAATATCGCTGGCGACGTTCAGCGGCGCGGTAGCAACTTGGGGACTCACGAAGTTGGTCCCGGGGGGAGAATTGGTGGTGGGCGCCATGGGCGCATTATTCGAGGCGGGCAAATTGACTGCCTTTTCAAACCTGCACCGTCCCATTCCCCGACCATTGCGTTGGGCGCTCGGGGCGGCAGGCGGCGTTCTCATGCTGGCGAACGTCGCGGGCGTGAGCGGATTCCTGAGCGGCGCATACGAACACCAGGTGATCGGGCAACAGGCGACGGCGACGGTCACCACGGCCGTTGTCGACTCCCAAGTCGCCCTGATCGAACGTCAATTGAAGGCGGCGGAGAAGGAGTTGTCGGCTGCGCAAGAGATGCAACTCAAGGCGCGGGCGAACAAGGGCCGCGCAGAGGCAGCGCAGAAGATCGTCGTCAAGGCAACTGTGGAGCGGGACGCCCTGATTGCCAAGTTGGGAGAGGCCAAGGTCGCCGCCGCGAAGGTGGAGGGCACCAAGGTTCAGGCCGGAACCGAGTTCGCCGCGGTGGCGTTCATTGCAGCGGCAACCGGGACGAGCCCCGAGACGGTGACGCACGTTGCGATTCTGGTATTGGCGACAGCGCCAGACATGTTGGCGTTGCTGCTGCTGCTCGCGGCTGGTCACAAACCCGCCACGACGCAGCCGGTCGCGCAACCTGCCCCGGTTCGCAAGCCGAAGTTGACGCCCCGACAACTCGCCGCTCGCAAAGGCGTCGAGACGAGACGACGCAGAAAGCGCGAGGCCGCGGTGGCGGCAGCGGGCACCAAGGTCGCAAGACTCGCGTAATGATTGCAGCCTGTGTCCTTCCAAAGGCGGAAGGACACAAACGGCAATCAAGCAGAAGGAAGATGAAATGATGAAAATCGCTGTAATATTAGAAAATTCCCCAGGCAGTGAACTTGACCGCAGGATAATAGAGGTTCCAGCGGAACAAACGGCGCACGGAGGGATAAATGACGCGACCATGGTACGCGGAGGGATTTATTCAATGACCAACAAGAAATGCGATTGGTGCGAGCAGGCTGATCGGCCGCTGGCCAAATACAGTACAGAGCCGCATATCGCTCCCCATCGATTTTTTTGCTCGCTCGAATGCAGCAATTCATATCACGGCAGCATCGGCCGCCTCTCCTTTAAGTCCGACGGAATCGGAGACAATCAAGGAGGCCCTCGACGATTGGATACTCTCGGTTGGCGACACAATCCGGATAGTTGAATTAACGTGATTGGAGTCATTGCCCTTCCCTTCCTGGAGGAGGGCAATTGCGGCAATCATGCCCCTAGGAGGAGGAGGAAGAACAATGCAAGTCCGTTACAAAACCCATGTAGGGTTCGGCAAACATCAGAAGTTTTATATCGTCACTATCCGCGACGACAACAATTGCACAACCGTTCGCGCTACGACCATGTCGCAAGTCAAAAAGATACGCAAACAATGCCGGCGAGAGGTCCAATCGGACTTGCCGCCATTGTTCAAAGGGGGAAGTCCACAATGACCGTGTTTGACGAAGACGATCGGATGTTGGCCGAGGCATACAGGGACGAGGTGAGAAGTTATTGGGTTGGCATGGGAACGGGGATCGCGGCGTGCGTCGTCGCGTTCGCCCTCATTGCCTTTCGTTTGTTGACTTTGTCGCATTTGTGATTGCAGCCATTGCCCTTCCCTCACCGGGGGAGGGCAATCACGGCAATCATTGGAGGAATCAATGGGAAAGAAACCTGACAGCCTGCGCGGACGTACGCGCGAGATATACAATACGGAAGGACCGGAGGCAGCGAAGAAATGGGCGCTGTCGCAAACGGACAAGTTCCCGTGGCTCAGGGAAAGCAATGTCCTTGCCTGGTTCCGGGGGTTCGAAAAGAAGGCATCGCCCCCCGACGCCGTCCCAGAAGAGAAAGTCGTTGTCCCGGACGGCAAGAAAGAGAAGGGCGTCGCGAAGTTGAGGGGAAAGAATCTCCCTGCCGCTGCCAAGCGACGCGTCTATGACGTGTCCGAGCCCAACGTGCATGGCAGCGTCGTGGCAGAGGGCGAACAGGTATCTACAGTCAAATGGGACGTAGCGAAACCTTGGGGTAAGGAAAGTCATACCAGCAATGAGAACCTGCGGGATGTAGAAGGTCCGTCGCCGCGAGACGCCCTTAAGCGGGCGACGGTATTTCGCGTGGTGCGCCCCAACGGCACAGTCAAGAAAGGGCCAAAAGGCGCCTACAGGGAGGACGCGATCGTCAGCGAACACAAAACATTCTCCGAGGCGGCAGCCGCGGCGGCAGACCCTAACCTATGGGTGTTCGCCGTATCTAAGGGCGGCATGGTCGCCCTGCTCATGCGTCCGCATTGGGACCAATATCGACAACTGGAGACAGCACAATGAAAATATTTGTAACCTTATCAAACTCGGGCGGTGAGATTGGACGTGAACGAGTTTGGGCAACGGACGCGAACTCACCCGAACTATCAACAGCAATCCACGACGCACTCGCCGATTGGACCTTAGCTATCGGCGATATAATTCGCGTTATCGAGGAGGAGGGATGAACTCCGTATATGAAAAGATTGCCAACCTCGCGCTTGATTGGCGCGAGGCGGCAGACCTCCAGGCGGAAATGGACGCCATGAAGAAGAACAATCCAGACCTTGTGGCGAGCTCATTCGAACAAAGCACGCCGTTTCGCGTCCTGTGGAAGGCAATCGAAACGGCGTGTCACCGTAGTGTTCTTTACAAATGACCAACAAAAGAGGAGGCAAAAAATGACTACCAAGGCATTTACGAAAATGACCCGCCAACAGGTTATCAAGGCCGCGGCCCTGATAGAACAACATATGCGGTCCGTTCCAGACAGCGACGGGGTATGGGCATATGATCCCGAATGGTCCGACGCACGCGTAGCACAGGAGGTCGGTGTCGAGGGAAAGCTGCCCGCCGTGACGATCTCCGGACTCCGCCTCGATCTCGACCCCCCAAGACGGGTGAATGTCCTTCGTGGGATGGCGGCGTTAGGGAATGCCAGACAAATTGAAGCGTTGGAAAGTCAGGTAAAGACGCTTCAATCAAATCTAGCGACCGCATTGAACGCGATATCAAGTTTGCAATGTCGGTTCGAAAAGCTCTGCATGAAGCTCTCACTTGACAAGGTGACGGACGTCCGATACCTCGCTGCGGATCAGGAACAGAAACCGAACCTGAAAGTCGCCAAGTGAAGCGCGATGCCAAGTTGAAGGGGGCTTCTGTCCCCCTTCGCTGCCAATGCGGCAAGACAATCAACATTCGAAACGCGGGGGGCAAATGGGTTGTTTGTCCTCTGCCGAAAGGCGTGCCATGCAAATACCTGATAGGAAATACCGCGAGACAAACTTCCACGAGGAATGGAGTCAAATAGTCGACAACATCTTTGCTCCGGTCTTCGTAACCTCGCTAGTAATCGCGTTGTGCCTGCTCTATCACGCCTCGCTGGGAGGGGTGTAAATGACAAATGAGGAAATAGTAGAACAGATCGTCCTTCTATTGCTGAAAATAACCCCCGACCCTAACAATCCTTTCAGCGAGTACGAAGTAGTTGCCAGTGAGGCTGCGGACATGGCCTTTCGGATCAATAAGGCAAAGACGGACCCAACTTGGTTAACTATTCCAGGCAGTCCTGACTACAATAAGCGCCTAGCCAAGATTGCAAAGGAATTCGCGAAATGAAACTTTTTCTTGTGACCCGAACCGACGACGGCGGTTATGATACTTTTAATAATTTTGTTTGTGCGGCAAAAAACGAGGAAATGGCGCGCCTCACTCATCCTTATGGCGATCTCAAGTGGGATGGCAAACATTGGGTCGGCCATGGTGGTGGCGGCACTTATAATGACGATACATGGGCGCCACTTGATAAAATAACCGTCAAGCATATTGGAACGGCCAAAAAGGAAATCAAAGGAGTTATCTGCGCCTCATTCCAGGCGGGATAAAAATGCCATTCGACTGGCTGAGTTTTCTCCAGGCCCGCAACATCCCCTTTTCCACCGAGGGTGACGACAGCCGCGGCAAGGCGCCGGCTAAGGACAATGTCATGACCCATTGCCCGTGGTGTAGTAGCACCACGGGCATGGACTACATGCACATTAGTCTTACAGGAGGGGGGTGGTATTGCTGGCGTCGCCCTAATCACTCGGGACGCAATCCCACGCGCCTCGTCGCGGCCCTGCTTGGGATATCGATCGACGAGGCGCTATCGATCACCGGACAACACAACTACATCCCTGCCGATTTCCTGGGGGCTGTCATGAGCAAACTATCGCCCGTTGTCGAGACGCCGCCAAAGCGCGTTCTCCTATTTCCGAGTGAGTTCAAGCGTATTGGTTTTAGACAATCCCTTGCGCTCGCTACCAAATACTTACAGAAACGCGGGTTCAGCAATTATGCAATTGAATGCCTAACAGACTATTACGACGTTTACTTCTGTCGTACCGGCGCCTACAACAACCGCATTATATTCCCCGTCAACTTCGAACGGAAGCTGGTGACCTGGATAGGACGAACAATTTCCGAGAATCAGTCGCTTCGCTATAGGACACTCAGCACCGATCCAGAAAGGGCGGCAAAGGAGGGATACAAACCCGCGATCGGCAAGATTACGGATTACCTTCTTTGGTACGACGAGCTTATGAGGGGACCAGTGGATACGCTGATCATAACAGAGGGGCCTTTCGACGCACTCAAGATCAGCACGCTCGGACGCAATAGCGGCGTCGTCGCTACTTGCCTGTTCACAAACCGCGCATCCAAGGCACAGGTCGATTTGCTTTATCAACTGCTGCCACGTTTCAGGAATCGATTCCTCATGCTGGACCAAGGCACATTGGACGCCATGTTGCGGATGAGTCGGGATTTAAAAACCCTGGGACTTAGGCATTTAGTCCTTCCACCCCATATCAAGGACCCGGGGGAATTGACGCGTGACACGCTAATGCGTGTTTTAGGAAAAGGGGCTTGATTTTTTATAAAAGGTAATCAATTATAACGTTTCTGTGACCCGCCCGCTTCTCGTCGCGGGAACCCCCGCACCCATTGCTTAGACTACCAACTTCATGAGGAAACAACATGGTCGCAAGGCGCATCCTGCCACTCCCGCCGCGCATGGAAATAGACGAACCTGCTAAAATCTGGATGATCAACTACGCACGCACCAACTACTGGCGCGTGGCTCATTGGATGTCGATAAACGATTTGATAGAGGACGGGTTCCTGACCTGGTACCGCATAGTCGAGGGGCAGCAGACAAAAGGTCCCCGCAAACGAGGCGAGCCGGTATCGGTCATGACATCCTACCGATACATTACCGATCGTCCATTAGTCATGTTCCTTTTCAAAAGACTTTATATGAACCATATTACCGATCTCGCCAATGGGCGTACCAACCGATCAGCATTCGAACTTCCTATAGAAGATTATATGGACGCGCCGGCGGACGATGCAGAGCCAATCATACTGGACAGAGCGCCTATAGAAGTGCAGGCAGTCCTCAGTCTATTGAAGACGGAAGAGGGTCGGGCGAGGATGGCGGAGCCTTGCCTGAGACGCAAAGACGGAACGCGCGAGACGACTAACGAACGTCTCTCCCGCTTGACAGGGTTGCCGGGCAACATTGCTACAGCAATCAAAAGTTATTTCGGGGGTTTAACCAAACGCCGCACTGCGGAGAAGGCAACAGGCGACCTTTACACCGCATTTCGTCGCGAGGGGAAGGGTCCAGCCCAGGCGCTAGACGCCAGCAAACTTGCCGAGTTGTCGGGCAAGATAGGGGAGGCATGGGGCAAGGGATTGCGGATATGCAAGAGACCCGTCAAGGCCGCGATCGCCTGCGGGCAGCTGCTCACCGAAGCAAAGGGGCTTTGTCAAAAACTCGGCTTGTGCCTCTCGCAATGGATCAAAGACAATCTAAAATTTGCCGCACGGACGGCACGACATTACATGTGGATTGCGCGGCATGCATTCAAACTTAATGACATGCTTTCTGTAAGTCTTGCCGAGGCTTGTCGCTTCATCACCGCCCCGGTGGTATGATCCCTAGACAAACTCAGGAGTTCATAATGATCTCAGTGACCCGTCGCTATCGTTTTGCCGCCGCGCATTTCCTGCCACTCGTTCGCGACGGGCATAAGTGCAAGAGAATGCATGGCCATAACTACGAGTTCGAAGTGACCTTACAATCGGAGGTTGTCGATAACGGCATGCTTATCGACTTTTGGGACCTGGACGCGGCGGTGCAACCTATCATTGATCAAATAGACCACCGAACCCTCAATGACATAGAGGGCCTGGAAAATCCGACAGCGGAGAATATCGCCGGGTGGTTGCTCGTGAGGATTGACGAGATTATGGGTCCTTATGAGAGTCCGCCGGTGAAACAAGTTCAAGTATGGGAGGAAAAGGATTGCAGCGCGACTGCCTCCTACCTATAGGTATGATAGCGTAATGCCATTACCTAAGCAGGGGAACCTAATGAAACAACTACGACGCGCCTACGTTCTTCTATCCGGCGGGGTTGATTCCACCACCTGCCTCCACATTGCAGACAAGGAATTCAAGGGCGAGATTGTCGGGGTCAGCGTCGATTATGGACAGCGTCACCAAAAGGAAATGGAACACGCCCAACAAACATGTAAGGCCTTGGGGTTTCGCCACCGTGTCGTCAATATGAAAGGCGTGATTCCCTCGACCATGCTCACAAACCGCGAGATCGAGGTTCCGAATATTTCCTATGACGAGATCACCGGCGTCTCGCCGACGTACGTCCCCTTCCGCAACGGGCTGTTATTGTCGGCACTCGCGTCCGTCGTCCAGGGCGATTTCCAACAGTTCTGGAAAGACACCGAGGGCGAATGGGCGATCTACTTCGGCGCCCATGCGGAGGATGCCGCCAACTGGGCCTACCCCGATTGCACCCCCGAGTTCATCGGGGCAATGGCAAACGCAATCCATGTCGGCACTTATAACAAGGTCCGACTCCACACCCCGCTACAGTGGTTGACAAAAGCGGAGATTATCAAAAGAGGAGAGGCGTTGAATGTTGATTGGTCTTTGACGTGGAGTTGTTATCGTGGGGAAAACCTCCACTGTGGCGTATGTCCGACATGCCGCGCGCGTCGGAAAGGATTCATTGAGGCGAACGTAACAGATCCGACGCGTTACGCCGCTTAGTTTTAAAATCAGACAGGAGACAAAGAAAATGGCAAGACGGCTGACAGCGATAGAAGTCGACCTTATGAAGCTTCTGAAGATGAAGCAAAAGAAGGGCGAGGCTTCACAGGCCTTCTGGAAGCGCCTTGCACTCGGCGCGCAAGGACTCGAAGAAGACGAGTGGGAGGGGTTGCCCGAGGAAACCCAGACCTGGGTGAATACCGCAACGAAGGCAGTCGAAGAGAACGACGACATTGCCGAGCCGCAGGACGAAGACGAGAGCGAAGAATCGGCCGAGGAGGACGAGGACACAGAAGCGGAGGACGAGTCCGAGGAAGAACCCGCCGAGGAAGAGGAGTCGGAAGATAGTGACACCGAGGAAGAAACCGAGGAAGACGACGACTCTGAAAGTGAGGACGAAGACATGAGAACCGTAGACGACGAAGAGGACGAGGCCGAGGAGACTACCTCCCGATCGAAGAAGAAGGTGGCAGCAAAGAAGAAGGTGGCAGCAAAGAAGCCCGAAAAGGCACCGGCGAAGAAAGTCGCCGTTGCCAAGAAGAACGGCAAGGCCCCTACCGAGAAGAAGGCGAAGGGACGCCCCGCGGGTGCCCAGGCCTATGTCCGGGAACTGATCATTGAGAACCCGGCCATGACGACCGACGAGATCGAGAAGGCGGTTGCCAAGAAGGGGCTGTCAGCAATGACCCGGTTCACAATCTCGACGACGCGTTCCAGCACCATGCAAACGCTGCGGATCGCAAAGGCGCTCGGCAAGCTGCGCGGGGTTGCCCTCTAATACGCCCTGCGAACGCCGTACAGACGGTTTTTGGGGCGGGGCCTTCCCGGGTCCCGCCTTTTCCTTACCGCACCCAGGGAGCGCCCTAATGTCGTTTGAACACACCTGTATGAAGCTGCTCGGACACCTTCTCCGCAATCGTCAGGGGGAACCGAACCCCGGCATGAGGGATACCCCCCGACGCGTCGCCGACGCCTGGGAGGGCTGGGTAGGGGGGTACACCCTAAAACCTGAGTTCGTCCTAAAGGAATTTGACGAGGGCAACGGAGACGATCGGGAAGGCCCTTTCGACGAAATGATATTTCAGTCGGGGATAAGATTTTATTCCCATTGCGAACACCACCTGGCCCCATTCTTCGGGGTGGTTCATATTGGCTACGTCCCCCGTGAGTGCAAGCACATTGTCGGCCTGTCGAAACTGGCGCGCGTCGTCGATATTTACGCGCGTAGGTTGCAAGTACAGGAACGAATGACGACCGAGATCGCCGACGCCATGCTGACCCTTGACCCAATAGGGGTCGGCGTGGTAGTAGAAGGGCGGCACTTTTGTATGGAAAGCAGGGGCGTTCGTCAGCCTGGTACGATAACGACGACATGCGCCCTCCGCGGGGCGTTGAAAGACGATCCGCAGGCACGACAGGAATTCCTCTCCTACGCCAGCAAACGTTCATGGAACGGGGTATGAAAAACAAAGTCGAACTTATGCTCGATAGCGGAGCTTTCAGCACGTGGAACCGGGGCGAGCCGGATCTCGATCTAAAGGCATACATTAAGTTCATACAGGACAACAAATCCCTGCTGTTCAGCTATGTAAACCTGGACAAGATGCCCGGGGTATTCGGGGCCAAACGAACGTCGCGGGAGGTAGAGACGTCCGCAAAGAAATCTTACGACAACCTCCAAATCATGAAATCCCACGGGCTCAAGCCCATTCCCGTTTTTCACCTGGACGAGGATGTCAAGTGGTTCGAACGCTATTTGAAAGACGGTGAGACCTATATCGGGATATCGCCGGCGGGACAAAACCCCGCGTCGAAAATGAAACTCATGGAACGTCTGTTCGTCATGATATGCGACAGCAAGGGGGAGGCGCTGATCCGCACCCACGGGTTCGGCATGACGGCGTCCTCTATTCTGGTGAAGTTCCCCTGGTACACAACGGACAGCACGACATGGGCGCTGGCGGCAGGGTTTGGCAAAATTCCCATTCCCCCGCAAAACCTGATAACAGGAAAGCCGGACTATGGGGTCGCCGAGATCAGGATTGCCGTCTCGGGGGTTGCCTGCAAACCAAATAACCCAAGTCAGTTTGAGGCACACACCTTCTTCGCCAGTCAGGGGTTACGCGAGGAATACATTCGTTGGTGGATCGAGAAGGAAGTTGGTACGACTCTCTCGGAGGTGCGCAACGTCGCAATGGCGCGTCGGCGGGCCTGGTTGGTTTATTATGTGAACTTCATGAAATACGCGCCGCCGATACGCCTGCAAAGACCTATTCGCAGCATTATCAACCCGGTTTCAAGCACCTTCTCCCAAAGGGCAAAGGTTGATAGGCTGCGGATCATGTTTGCCTCGAACATTCGGGAGACGGATAGCGCTGATCTCATGAACGAGGTCGGCGCCATGACGCGCCTACTATCCTACTACGAACTAAAGAACGTGGAGGATGGCATGCTAAAAGAATTCGTCCGCACCGGTACGAACAAGATAGAGAAGGCGTCACGACAGCAACGCGCCTGGAAGGGCAAGATCGCTAAAAACCGTCATATAGCGAATCTTATTCGCTACAAGGTTCCGGAGGAATATCGTGGATAGACTAGGAATGGCGCTTATTGTTACTTCTATTATTGCTGTCACCTTTATAGTCGTGACAGAAAAGGCACGCAATACAACGAGCGCCCAAAGCAAAGTAATAAGCGAACAACGCGAGCAGATAAACAAACTAGTTGACACGCTGCAAATGCAACGCGAGGCGATAGCCAAACAGGGTCAAGCTATAGAAATACTAACCACGACATTGGAAACGCAACGCGAGGCGCTACAAAGGATGGGACAATGGACAGGCAAGAACTAATCGACAAACTCTCATTGCTGCAACCCGCGTTGGCGTCAAACAATCTCCAAAATCTGTTGACGCATTTCTGGTTCGACGGAGAAACAGTCACGGCATTCAACGATCGGATCGGCATTCGAACGCCATTCAAATGTGGTTTCAAGGGTTGCGTGCCGGGCAATACCCTGCTCGGACTGCTGCGTTCCTCAACGGCAAAAGACGTCACGCTCACCGAACGGGATGGGTGGATTGTCCTTAATACGAAGGTTATGGACGCCAAGCTCGCCATGCTCCCCCTCGACGGTACGCAACAGGCCTGGAACCTGCAAGAGCCGGACGAGAAATGGATCGGCGTCGCCGGCGACAAACTCGTCCCCGCGCTTGTCAAATGCCTGCGCTCGACCACAGACGACACGAGCATTCCCGACCAACTTGGCGTGACGTTCATTCCCAAGAACGGCGGCATGTCGCTGTTTGCGACAAACGACAACACGATTACCACCGTCGATATGGATGGCGGAAAGTTGAAGAAGCGTGCTATCCTATCTGCCGAGTTCTGTCGTCAGATTGTCGCCCTTGTTCCCGAGACAACGGACAAGGTTCGATTGGAAATCACCGACACGCAGGCGACTCTTGTCACCAAGAAGGCGACCGTCTACGGAAACCTTATCTTGTCCGAGAAGCCCGTGGACTTCGTCAAGATCGTTGGCAGTCTGTTCTCTGACAAAATGCAGGATAAGCTTGTCCCTATCCCGAAGTTCATGCCAGCGGCATTGGAACGCTCATTGATTATGGCAGCAGCCGGAGAGGGCGAGGCGCGCATGGTGATTTCCTGCAAGGGCGGGGATTTCAAGTGCGCGACGTCCGCGCGCGTCGGAACAGACGTCATTGGCACAATTCACGATAGCATTAACCTGCGTCATCCGGACGTCAAGGCGACCCTGAACCCAAAAGATGTACTCAAGGGGTTGGAGTTCTATAACCGCATGCTCGTCATGGACGGATGTCTAGTCATGACGGACGACAAGGACGCGACTTTTCTGGTGTCAACATTGATGGAGTAAACAAATGAACTCAGTGCAAAAAACATTCAATGAAAACTTTGAATGGCAGATCCAGTTCGAAAAGGAGTTTACTCGTATAGCAAACCAACATCTCAAAGGTAGGGAATCATTTAAACGATCGACCCTACGCGAGGACATGCACGAAAATGCAGACTTGATATTGCGTCCCGAATCCTTCCGGGTGGCATGCCGAGTACGCCGGATAGATAAAAACTACAATGACTATAAAAATCAGGTCACAATAAGACTCCCCGAGTTGAAAGGTGTTATAGACGGCCTTGGGGACGTACTCATATACGGATTTGGCGATGAGGATTCCGGAAAACTCGATACTTGGACAATTGTCGACCTAAAAAAGTTTCAACAATATTTCAAAACTGAGTACAAAAATACAGGCAACTGGGTAGGGATCTATAATAAAGCCAATAATGAGGAGGGCGTTACAAAAAAAGTGTGTCACAGAATGAACAGTTCTAACGACTTCCTAGTTTTCGAATTATCATATCTGAATGACAGAGATATGATCCTCGCCGCAAGCTGGAAAACCGGACTAGTGTCAAGATACGGCGGTATGTAATCGCTGGGCATGATTTCCAGCGAGGGCGCATGGGTTTTTTCAATGCAATGGAAAAAAGCAAGAGGGAGGCCCCAAAGGTCTCCCTCGATCTTTTGCACCGTATGGGCTGTACGCTATGTCCCCTAAATTGCCATGCGCCCAATCTCAAGCATCCCCACATGGAGCCGCACGGGACGAGGCGCCCCGTCGTTTATATACTGGGTGAGGCGCCCGGGGCTGACGAGGACAGGCTAGGGCGACCATTCGTTGGGAAGGCGGGCAAGGTACTGCGTCTCCGCATACCCGACGATTGGTTGCCCGACATCCGCTGGAACAACGTCGTCCGTACCCGTCCGCCCGGTAACAGAGACCCCACAATCGAGGAGATCGAGGCCTGTCGCCCCTCGATAATCAAGGATATTGAAGAGACAAAGCCCGCCGCCATATTCGGGTTCGGCAATGTCCCGCTCAAATGGGCAACAGGAATTACCTCCGGAATAACCAAATGGACGGGACGACGAATTCCTGTCCAGATCGGCAAGCACCGGTGCTGGTTCTTCCCTATGGTTCATCCCTCCGCAATCCTACGCGGGCGACGCAAGAACAAGGACGGAGTTGAGTTCGCACCGCGCAATGCGGACGAGTACGGCTCGGACGAGGAGTTCACGTTCGCCCTGCATATTAAACAGGCATTCAAACAGGTGGAAGAGGGATTGCCTCCACCGCTCATTCATACAGAGAAGTTCGCCCGACAGGACATAGACATTTACTTCGGCGAACATGAAGAAGATTTAGAAGAGGTAGTAAACGCTTTGGATTATGGGTTTGCCGACAACCCGGAGGTCGGCATGGATTACGAGACGACGGACAAGTACAAGAATGCGCGCCCTTATCATGAGGGATCGAAAATCCTCACCGTCGCGTTGTCAGGCGAGTTCCATACGATTGCCTTCGCTCTCGATCACCCGGAGGCGAAATGGACCAAAGAGGACAAGGCAATACTCAAACTTACATTCAAGCGCTTCCTTATGAATTACAAGGGACGAAAGATATCGCACTCCCTTCCGTTCGAGCTCGAATGGTCCGCACACAAGTTTGGCAGAGAGGTTATTCATGCCGGCAGATGGGACGACAGTCTTTCCCAGGCCTACATTATGGACGAGCGGCAAGGTGCACACAGTCTCGACGCCCTCTGTTTAACAAAGTTCGGTATTCATTTAAAGGCCTTATCCGGCCTGGATAGAACTAAGTTGCAGCACAGCGACGTTGCCGACGTGCTCACCTATAATGCGATTGACGCCAAATACCACCGCCTGCTTTTCAAGGCCCAGGAAAAGGAACTTAAACAAAAAGGGTTAATGAAAATCTACGAACACCAGGTACGGCGCATTCCAGCACTCGTTGCAACTCAATTAAAGGGCATTCCAGTTCATGTCCCGACAGTCGAGAAATTCCTAAAGGAATACGAGGGGAGGCTTGAGAAGACGGAGGACAAACTATGGGCGTTGCCCGAGGTGGAGAAATTCCGTGACAATAAGAACCGAAAGTTCAATCCCGGGTCCAATCCACATATTATGACTGTCCTGCGGAGGAAGGGGTATACACCTGACAGCACAGAGGAAGAAGAACTCGAAAAAATCGACATTCCTTTCGCAAAACTAATACTTGAATACCGCGGCATTGCAAAACAAATATCAACCTACCTAAAGCCCGCCCTCCCAGGTTCGCAGGACCTCTACCCCGGCGATATGTTCCACCCTATTCTATCTACGACGAAAGTGCGGACATGGCGCACAGCGTCGAACGGCCCAAACATTCAAAACCAACCTAAACACGGGGAGATCCGCAAAATACGAAGTTATGTCCGGGCGGCAGACGACGAGCAAATAGTTGCCTTTGATTACGCGGGGATGCAGGCGCGCAATGTCGCCATGGAAAGCAAAGACAAGGTATTGGTAGACGCATTCTGGCATGACTATGACATCCATACGGATTGGGCAAAGGAAATCGCGTCCGCTTATCCTGAGTGGATAAAGGAAGGCACCAAAGCCTTTCGCACGGACAAGGCGGTGCAGAAAATTTATAGACAGCGAGCAAAGAACGAGTTTGTATTTGCGTCGTTCTTTGGGGCCTATCCTCCGAAGCTCGCGTCTACCTTAGGAATCCCCGTTCGCATTGCCGAGAAGGTACGGGACAAATTCTTTAGCGAGTTTTCAGGCATTCACAGATGGCACGAGGACAGGCATAGGTTCTACAAGAAGAATGGGTACATAACCGGGTTGTCCGGATTTCGCCGGCATGCGCCTGTTGCTTCTACCGAGATAATCAACACGCCAATTCAGTCAGATGAATCCCTGATAGTATGTTCTGCAATGGCGTCCCTGTCCGAAAAGGGCATAGACGCCAATATGGAAATCCACGATGACCTGACTTTCATTTGGAAGAAAAAGGACGTCGATCGCCTGTCTGAGATCGTCGCCAAGGAAATGACGCGACTATCATTCAAATGGATGGCAACGGTCCCAATCGTTGTCGAGATGTCGGTTGGTCCCAACTGGGCAGACCTGAAAGAAGTAGCAAAGTTTTCGTCAATTGAACTGTGGGGACACAAGCGCAAATGACAAAGGAAACAGTCAATCACCCCGACCACTATGGCGGAGATGTAATATACGAAACTATAAAGGTTCTGGAGGCAACAATGACCTCGGAACAGTTCGTCGGCTTCCTCCGCGGCAATGCAATCAAATACGCTATGCGCGCTGGCAAGAAAGTCAATGCCGAAGAGGACCTCGCCAAGGCCTCCTGGTATATAAACTATGAGATTGATTTCTGTAGGCGCTACCAGCTGGGCAATATTGGAGAGGACCGCGCGGCACGTCTCGGATATAACCGATGTACGAAGAAGGGAAGCGAGTTGATTAAACAAATGAGAATGGAGGATGGGGAGTTTGAAGAATGACAACCATAACAGCCAAAGTCATAGCCGATAGCATATCGCCGCAAAACATTCGTCTGACGACATTGCAGCTGCGGTATCCCCGTTGCATTCATTCGGAGTTCATGACACACAGAGTTTTTAGCAGAAATGCCTCGTCCTCGCGCGCGATTCCCGTCAAGCGCCTGACCCAGGACGTCATAGACGACCCCTACATTCCCGTCCATTGGGGTAAGAACCAGCCGGGCATGCAGGCACGGGAAGAATGCACAAGGTTTATTTATAGCATGCAAGACGACGAATACAAAAGCAGGGAAGAAGCTTGGCTACACCTGCACGCAAAAGCCATAGATATCGCAGTAGGTTTTTCTGACGCCGGCTACCATAAACAAATAGTCAATAGATTGCTCGAACCCTGGGCGCATATCAACGTCGTCTGCACCTCCACCGAATGGTCAAACTTCTTTGCCCTGCGCGATCATGAGGACGCCATGCCCGAGATTCGCATGCTGGCACAGGCCATGAAAAAGGCCATGGCAGAAAGTACGCCGACGCCCCGCAAACCCGGGGAATGGCATTTACCCTATGTCGGGGAACTAAAAGAAGATAAAAACTTCGCTCACCTTGATCCCGATAATCGATATTTAAAACAAGCATGGGACCAAGCAATCAAAATATCCGTCGCCCGCTGCGCTCGCGTGTCCTACCTCACCCAGGAAGGCAAGAAACCGAACATAGAAGAAGACTTGGCACTATATGAACGTCTTGTATCCGCTGTTCCGCCTCACATGTCCCCATGCGAGCACCAAGCGACGCCAGATAACTTTGAGAGGACTTGGGTAGAAGCAATGGGAAATGGGTGGCACAAGCCCGAATTACATGGAAACTTTAACGGCTGGTGTCAATATCGTAAGTCTCTGGAGAATCGCAGTGATTGAGCGCATCAAACCAAACTCAAAGAAAAAGCCTACCGAGGATTCCAGCACGAGCCTTTATGATAAATATCGCCCCCGAAAATGGGACGGTATCGTGGGGCAGCCCGCCGCCGTCAAGATCCTGCGGGACCACATTGAAACCCGCCGTGGACGTCAATTCCTCCTGTCAGGGCCATCGGGAACAGGCAAGACGACAGCGGCAAGAATCGCCGTAAGAGCGGTGGGGTGCAGCGTCCCCATGGAGATCGCCGCGGCCGTCTTTACCGGTGTCGAGAACATGCGTCAGGTGCAGGACGCCGTGAAATACAACCCTATATCGGGAGCAACGGCCCGCGCCGTCATAGTTGACGAATGTCACCGTCTGAGCGGTCCCGCCTGGGACAGTCTGCTAAAGGCATTGGAGGAGCCAAGCAAAAATGTCTATTGGTTTCTATTGACCACAGAGTTTCAGAAGGTCCCGGAAACAATCAAGACCCGTTGCGTCAAGGTGAAGTTCAAGTCCGTTTCCAACGATACATTGCGAGATCTGCTTTGCGACGTTTGCGACTCCGAGGATTTGGAAACCCCCGACTCTGTAATTGATCTAGTAGTCAAGCAGGCAAAGGGATCGCCGCGGGAAGCATTATCCTGCCTGTCCACTGTCGCCAATATGACGAACAGACAAGAGGCAGCAAAAGCATTGGAGGATTTGTCCGAAAGCCAGCCCGTCCTAGAGTTGTGTCGCTTCCTCATGAAGCCAAATGGCTCATGGACAATGGCCATGTCACTCGTCGCGCAACTTGAAAAAGAAAACCCCGAGAGCGTACGTCTCGCCATTGTCAACTATATCGCCGTCGCTGTGCGGAACGAGAAAAACAATGATACCGCATGCCGATTGCTTGGCATGCTCGATTGCTTCGCAACGCCCTACTATAACGCGGGGGAGCGGTTCGCACCCCTCATGCGCTCAATAGGGCAGATCCTATTCGCTCCGGAGTAGACAATGGTTAAGCAAATGAAACCCAAGGGGGTGTCCGACTTTATCACGGACATGGAAGATGAGTTGCAGATTGACGAAAACCTGCTTGAAGACGAACTGAAGAAACAACCCGAGTTGCGGAACGACGTTGGCAAGGAACTCGCCTATGCCGTTTCCCGTCGCGACCAGGCAAAGCATAGTCTCAAGGAAGCAGAGGCTATGTGCGCAAAGGAATATCGCGACACGGCGAGAAGGGAACAGGAGAAGGTCACCGAAAAGGAAATAGAAAATGCCGTGATCCTCGACGAACAAGTTAATAAGGCAAAGCGGGATCTTGTCAAAGCCGAACTCGAAGTAAATCTTTTGGAGGCCCTACGCGACTCTTTCAAAGACCGGGGATACGCCCTGGGCAGATTGGTCGACCTTTGGCTGGAACGTTACTACGATCGCGACGGCGCGCGTGGATCGGAGAACGACTTGAGGAATGCACGCGCAACACGCGTACAAGAAACTCTCAAGAAACAATACCGAGAGGAACGGCAAACCCGCCGCAAGGAACCCCCGTTCTAGTATTGGAGTTTTAAATGGATCTACCTGCTTATTTTGTAGAAATATTAAAATACTGGGCGGCGAGCAATGCCATGGTATGTATATCTGCGTATCTGCTCACGCATATCGTGGCAGAGGTTTGGCATTCGTCCAAGCTTAGATTTATCCGAAAGTTAGAGGAAGGAAGATATGGTAAATCGTCCCAATCGAGCGAAGCCGACTAAACGTTCCGGATTTAGTGCCTACAAGCCGCCCTCATTTGACCAAGTCAAGAAAATCGCAACGCAGAAGGGCGGTCGCTTCGATAGCATTTTCAAAAACAACTTTGATTCTTGGAGACCAAAGGAGGGATCAAATCAAATCCGCGTTCTGCCGCCGACCTGGGACGGTTATGAGCATTATGCATACGAGGTTTTCGTCCATAAGAACGTAGGCGCTGACAATAGCACCTACCTCTGCCTCAACAAAAACAAGAATACAAAGACCGGGCAGCCCATGGGAAAGCCCTGTCCCATTTGCAACACCGTCAAGAGACTCAAGGAAGACGGCGACGCAGACGCAGCAAAGGAAATTCAGGTTACCCAGCAATATGTCGCCTGGATCAGCGATCGCGACGCCAAGAAAATGATTCCGCCTACTCTATGGGGGATGTCCTGGACGCAGAATCGTGATCTCGCCGCCCTCTGTATCAACGAGCGCACGGGCAAAACCCTGCCAATTGCCCACGCGGAGGAAGGGTACGACGTCCTTATTAAACGCATGGGCACCGGACTCAACACCAAATACGTTCTGTCCATTGATCGTGACGAATCCGCGATTACCGATGACGCCGACGAAATGGCGGAGTTGGAAGAATACCTCAACGAGAACCCGGTGCCCTCGACCCTAAAGTTCTATGACGCTGAATACCTGGAAGGCGTCGTCGCCGGAACAGTCGAGGAAAAGGACGAAGACCTCGACGAGAAGCCGCGCAAGAAACGCAGTCGCGACGAAGAGGAAGAAGAGGGAGAGGAGGAGGATGAGAAACCGCGTACGCGGCGCCGCAAAGCGTCTATGACGGATGATGACGAAGCGGACGAGGACAATGATACAGAAGAAGCCGCCGACGAAGACGAAGAGAAGCCCCGAGCTCGAAAAGGCGCGCACCGCGCTGCTGAAGACGAAGAAACCGAAGAAGAGGACGAAGACGAAGAAAAGCCGCGTAAGTCCTCACGCCGCAGGGCAAAGGCCGAAGACGACGAAGAAACTGAAGAAGAGGACGACGAGGAGACTAAACCTACTAGGGGAACGCGTAGGAAGTTAAGCGCCGCCACAAAACGCCGCGTCAAGGAGGAAGAGGACGACGAGCCCGCCGAAGAAGAAGAGGAGGAGGAGGAAGAGGAGAAACCCCGTCGTCGCGTCGCAGGGCGTCGTCGCTAAAAAGGTTTATGGACCGAAGAGGGCGTCCACACCGCCCCTGCTTTTGAGCCTCGGCCCCCACCCTCTCGAAAGCTAGGTCCACCCCTCTCGCGTATTAGGAGGAATTAGATGTTCGAATGGACTTCACGTACAACTATAATAATACTCAGTGTAGTATGGGGACTAGGACTTGGCCTGATACTCGGTCGTTTATTGATAAGTTATCTACGTACCTCACCGCCTAAATCAGAATACTTTGTCTCATATGTAGGCCAAGCTAAAGAGGGAAGCGCATACGGGAACGGAACCATAATAACAGATACCCCACTGCAAACCATTGAACAAATCAGGGCGTTCGAAAAATCCCTACTGGAGGATTTCCAAAGCAGATACCCAGACAAGGGATACGCAAACCTTAGCATCGTATCGTTTCAACTCTTAAAGCAAGTAAAATAATGGTTGAACGGCGCAAACTAACAATCGGCGGTTCCTATTTTTCCGCCCCGAAGACCCACAGACAATTCATTTCGTCCGGCTCGAAGCTCTTGGACCTCGTCCTAGGAGGCGGCTGGGCGGAACGTGCAATCGGCAATGTAGTTGGCAATGCCTCGACAGGCAAAACCCTCGTTTGCATAGAGGCGTGCCGAAACTTCGCTGACAAGTACAAGAAGGGCAAAATCTTCTTTAGGGAAACAGAAACGGCTTTCGATAAGCCCTATGCCGAGGCAATCGGCATGCCGCTGGATCGTATCGAGTTCGGTACATTCGACACAGTAGAAGAGTTCTTCAAGGACGTAGACGACATTACGAGGACGCACAGCAAGGAGCCATTGTTCTATGTCCTCGATTCCCTGGACGCGACGTCCAGCAAAGCGGAAATGGCGCGCGAGATAGACGAGGCCAGCTACGGAACAGAACGCGCCAAGCAACTGTCCGCCATGTTTCGACGGCGCATACCACATGCCATGTCGAAAGCCAATATGACCATGATAATCGTTTCTCAAGTGCGACAGAAGATAAACACGCTGATTGGCAAAAAGTGGACAGTCGCAGGGGGCGACGCCCTGACCTTCTACGCCTCGCAACGGATCAAGCTAAACCAAATAAAAGAAATCATGCGGACGATCCGCGGTGTCAGGCGCACCGAGGGTATACTAATCAAAGCCGATTGCTTCAAGAACAAGGTGGGACTCGCATTCCGAGATTGCGAGTTTGCTATAAAGTTCGGGTTCGGCATAGACGACATTCCCGAATGTCTCGACTTCCTAGTAACAGTCAAAGGACTGGACGACGTTGACATAGCGAAAACGAAAATCAAGGAATACATTAAGTCAATGCAGGATATGGACGACGCAACCTATAAAAAGGAGGTGGCGCGTATTCATGCGGCGACAGAGCGTCACTGGTATTTATTGGAGCGTGACTTCCTGCCAAAGAGGAGAAAATACACATGACCGACACCACAACCCCCGAGAAGCCCCGCTACAAGTCCAATCGCCCGCCAAAATCAGAGGTGACGCTGGATGACGCCTTCCCACCAACCCAAACGGAATCGCTGTTAATGGACATCCTGGAAACCCAGGAGAAAATACTGTATCAATTGGAGCAGTTGAATGCGTCAAAGAAAGCGAAGAAATGAGTCATATGACACTAAGGGATGGCAGTCGCATAATCTCATGTGACGGTTGTCCCCAAGCTACCGAGTTCGATAAGTTGGATTTTAATCAGGCCCGGGAAACAATAACTAAGTGGGGCTGGAGGATTATTAAAACCCAAATGAACGGATGGCAGCATTTTTGCCCCGACTGCGTGAAAGAGAACAAACATGAAGGGACGAGGCAAGGGTCCGGCATTTGAACGTTGGTTAAGCGTTCAATTGTCTCTTTGGGTTTCGCACGGAAAGAGGCGAGACGTATTCTGGCGAACCTCAATGTCCGGGGGACGCGCAACCGTCTTTAAAAAGCAGGGCGTCGATCTATCCCACCAGGCGGGGGACATAGGCGCCATTCACCCCCTGGGACATGCTCTAACGCGACGCTTCTTTATCGAGGCGAAGCATTACAACAAAACCTTGCAGATCGACAACTTTCTTCTGAAGCAAAAGGGAACGCTCTGGAAGTTTTGGTTGAAGGCGTGCAAGGAGGCAAAGGCGCACAATCGGGAACCCTTCCTTGTCGCGCGCCAGAATGGCAAACCAACGCTACTGATCACTCTCAAGGGCGCGTTGCTGACGATATGCGATCCTTCCCCCACAGCATTGACCTCCGACCGGCTTCCGGCGGTTTACCTTTTTGATAATGTCATGCTGACAAAGTTCCGCCCGCCGCGGAAGATACCAATCCGCCGCCTGTCGGAAAAAGAAATCGAAAGGATAGTCAATGGAGACCCCGTTAGAGACCCTGTCGTTAGAAGAACTACTTGACTTCCTACGCAGTAGGGGGTGGGGGGTGGCCAATCATATTGATTATAGAACCGATACCCAAACGTCGCTTCACACAATTTGGTTTTTCACGCACCCAACCGGTATATGGATCAAGGGGGAAGGCCTCACCGACAAGCAGGCCGTCCTGATCTGTGCTAAGGCAGCAGCGGAATTTGCCGGGGTTTTAGAGGAGGAATGACCATGTCGGAATCGAATCCCTATCTTGCAATCTCCCGAAAGTTCAACGCGTCCTATGGCGACGTGCTTTGCTTTCGGGACGCCTACATAAAGAAGTTCGAGGACCTGGATTATTGGCAGAAGGGGGCCACAAGGGTTCTACAACATACACCGGCTACTAGGGCGATAATTGATCAATACAACGGGGTCCAGTTCAAGTCATTCTATGTATTTTTAATCAAAAATGATGGGGGGATTCATAGAAAAGATTTCGGACCATTCGAACCTGCCGCCTGCTTCCACAATGGAAGACAGCACCACCTCACAGGTATATGCTGCCTTTTCGAGGGGCTCGGGGACCGTATCGCCAAGGTGGAGCTTGGTTGGAACAACAATAACGAGTTTATAGTGCGGAATACAGATGACGCAATCCGATATGGTGTGCGTCTCGTTGATGTCAAAACCAAGGAAGCAGCTTATTTCGGGGAAGAGGGATTGTTTTTCATATGACTACATTAGTGACAGGGGACCTCCACTTCTCCGCCAATCCTCTCAACGCCTATCGGGACGCATTCATCGATTGGTTATGCGATCGGATTGAGAAGCGCGGCGTTTCAGACCTGATAATTTTGGGCGACCTCACGGACGCCAAGGACGAGCATGGGGCTGAGCTCGTCAATCGCGTCGTCGGTTATTTACGCGAACTGAGCTTTCATTGCTCCATTTATATCGAGACGGGAAACCATGATTACGTGAGCCAACAATCCCCATTCTTTGAGTTCGTTCAATATCTCAGCAATATTCACTGGTTCGATATGCCGACGGAAGAGGAATTTTCGGATATTGGCAACTGCCTGTTCCTCCCGCACACCAATGACTGGGCGAAGAAATGGCCACCTGCCCTCAAGAAAAAATACGACTGCGTCTTCACGCATTGCACGGTTCAGGGGGCGACTGGCGGGTTCGGGCATAAGCTGAGCGGAATTCCCGCGTCCCTATTCGATAACCAAAAATGGGTGATTAGCGGGGACGTGCATTACCCGCAGGAGTTCGACAAGTTCCTATACGTCGGCGCTCCCTACACAATTAACTTCGGGGACGATTACAAAGGACGGGTTATCGAGATTGAGAGTGGGAAATGGGAAGGCATTCCCGTGAAGCTACCGCAAAAGCGTCTGCTAGTGACCTCGTCAATCAGGGAACTACTCTTGAAGCACGCACTAATGAAAGGCGATATTGTCAAGGTAGAATATAACTTGAAGCAACGTGAGCAGGGCCGTTGGTATGATATAAAGGCGGAAATCAAGGAATGGGGCGACAAGCGGGGGTACGTCATGCACAGCATTGTCCCCATAATAGACGTTCAAACAGCCGCCTATAAGCATGTCGATCTCCGGACGGACGACGAGCTAATTACCGCGTATGCAAAGAGCGTTGGCGTGCCCCCAAAAACCCTCGAACGGGGTATAAATTTAGCGTCGCGGGCACAACAATAGAAAGGCAACGGATATGGATCACAGGGAAATACAGGCACTTGCCGATAGGTTGGAGGCACGTGCCAATAGCGTATTCGCAGAGCATGCGAGATATCAAAAAGCTGATCTTCGCAGGGCCGCCGAACTATTGCGCGAATACGGACAAACAAAGGTGACGCCTGAAACGGAACAACCGTTCGCACGCATTCCTGCCGTGTAACTAAAAGGCGGCGACCAACAAAAAATCGCCGCCTCCGTTACTCTTGACATGTCTAAGGTAGTTAATGGCCACGCTCTTCTTTAAAGACTTTCTACGTCTCTGGAGGGAGCGCTTTATTTCCGATCCTGAGAAACACCCCGCATTGCAAGATGACAACACTTCAGTTCGAAAATCTGACAGTCCAGAACTTCCAGACCTTCATAGGGAAGCACAAGTTCGCCCTCGCGGACAGCGGCGCCGGACTCGTCTTCATGAGAGGAAGGAATAGGCTCGAACCTTCCCTTCAGGCGAATGACGCCGGCAAGACGACCCTATGGAATGCCCTATGCTGGTGCCTGTACGGATCGACGATTGACGGGCTGCGGTCCCCCGACGTTCGTCCCTGGGACGCCTGGAATGTGGGTGAGGACGCCTCTACCGCGGTACGGGTAGGGTTTCTCATGGACGGCAAGGAGAGGGACGTCGAACGTTGTACCGTCCCTAATGCCCTGAAATTGGACGGCAAGACATGCGGGCAGGGCGACATAGACCGCCTGCTCCAAATGTCGAAATTCGTCTTCTGTCACACGATCCTTATGGGGCAGGGACAACCCCTATTTTTTGATCTCGAACCCCGGGAGGCCATGGCCCTATTCGGGGAGGGGTTGAATCTCGCCCGCTGGGACACCCGATCCCAATTCGCCAAGGAGGAGTGCGATCGCCTCGAAAAGAAACTGGCGAAATACGACGGCGAGCTGATAGCAACCAAAGCCTCCCTGGAGGACGCGCGTCACAACATGACGCGGGTAAAGAAACAATCCGACGAGTGGGAGGCGGGCAACAAGGCAACGATCCGCGCCCTCACCGCAAAGCTTACGGAGGCCCAAAAGGAGTTAAAGGAACAGGGTAAATTCAAGGACGACGCGACGCTTGCCTATGACGGCGCCGGCACTGAACTAAAGGCCTTGCAACAGGAGATTAGTCAACTTCGCGCGTCCTATGACGCGGCCCATGAAAAGAAGTTGAGGCACGAGGGGTTGATCAGCAGTCTAAAACGCGACAAGGAACGCCGCGAGAAAGAACTCAAATCCCTAGGCGAGGCGGACGAGTGTCCAACCTGCGGACAGGAGATTACCGGCACCAGCCTGGACAAGCACAAAAAAGAATTAAAACGCGAGATCGCTAACCTCAATGCGCAAATTGAGAAGGGTGTTCCCAAAGCAATCACCAAGGAAATAGAGACATTCATTCGCTCAATAGGACAAAGTCGCGGGAGCGAGGCGAAGTTTAAGGAGAAGGCGGACGACGCCTTCTCGGGGCTGCAACGTCTTTCCGGACTCGTCGCAACATTGGACGCAAACGTCAAGAACATGCGGGAGCGGATTGAGGAGGCGGAACGCGCAACTAATACTTACCATGCGCAGTATGTGAGTTTCAAGGCGGACGTAAAAGAACTCAAAGGCGTCGTTGAGGATATCGAGGCGGACATAGCGAGGGCGCAGCGTACATTGGATAGAACCCGTCCCTGGATAAAAGGATTCAAGGACATCCGTCTGCTCGTCGTGGATCAGGTATTGAAAGAATTAGAGTTCGTCACCAACTCCATCCTGGTTGACTTAGGACTGGATGGGTGGACGGTCAAGTATGATATCGAGAGGGAAACGAAATCCGGAGGAATGCAACGTGGACTTCATGTATCGGTCCTGTCCCCTCGCAATAAGGCGGCCGTCAAATGGAAATGCTGGGGCGGTGGGGTTGGGCAGCGACTGCGGATTGCCGGGGCCTTGTCCCTATCTGAGATCCTGCTTAACCACGCAGGCGTGGTTTGCAATCTTGAGGTGTTGGACGAACCCAGCCGACACATGTCAAAATCCGGCGTCCGCGATCTCTGCGACTACCTCGCGGACCGGGCGATAAAGACAAACAAGACAATTTTCTACGTGGATCATATGTCCGTGGAAAGCGACAAGTTCACGGACGTTGTGACAATCGTCAAGGATGAGAGCGGTTCGAGGATAACATGGACATAAAAGATAAGTTCAAAAAGATAGAGAGGGATTTTACCCCGCTCTACCGAGCCCACCACGGCGAGTACCAGGACGGACATTACAATGTGAAGAATTACTGGTCCGCCAGCGTAGAAGGAGTTCCAGAGTATGACGCGTTCTCCACAACCGGCGCCAGTCTCAAATGGTGTTGCTCAATCACCGGTGCATGGACCCCGCTGGCCCAATGGATGTGCGATACGCTGGACGAAGCCTTCGCCAGTCTGGAGAAGGAGATCACGGAACAAAAACCACGGAAGTATTGGGTAGGACCATAAAAGAAAAAAGCCCGCGGGTTAGGCGCGGGCTTAAGTCACAAGGGAAGAATCCCTGTAGGGAGGAATCACCTACACTTTAACGCATAAAGGATTAATGCATGTTCGACAAGAGGAAAGCAGCAAAAGGAAAAGAAAAAGCAGATAACGGGAGGATGGATTTGCGATCGGTGGAAGGTGCCCTGTACCCACGAGACCGTGACCCCGAGGAATTCAGGCACGGGGGCAATGGCGGGGAAGACGCCCTACACGTAGGCATACCCGGAGGACATGGGTATAGAGTTGACCTGGACAGTCTGGGGGAAGAGATGAATAAGGAACCAGTCAAAGAACCATTAGCAAGGCTTGCCGAAGATATCGGCAAGCTCACCTACGGGGACAAAATTCAATTCTGCCAAGAGGTCGTCACCGGGAAGATCCTGGACGCCGGGGTAGACGCCATGGACGTAGACAAGGAGGCCCAGGACCTCGCGGCGAAGCTGCATAGGTGGAAGCAACTCCGCTTATGATTATGCGGCTAAGGGGGAGGTGCTGTCATTAATGCGTCGAAGCTTCTTTAGGTCTTCACGCATGATCAGCACCTCCGACAGGATATAGACATCAAACGCCGCCATGAAGGCAACGATTGGCGGCCATATCTGCCAAGCCCTGTCATGCACATAAATCACCGTCCACATCAGTGCCAACAATTTGAGGAACATCGCCATGCGTCGCACCGCGAACCAAGGCGAAGGGTGTTGACTGTGACGCAGGCCATCCACCTGCTTGGAGGTGTTGATTTGCCACAAGACAAAGACAGCAGCGATAACCGAAAGCATCTGGAAAATAAAGTTCCAGTAATGCGGTGGAAGAAGAGTATCTAGCGTCATTGCGCCTTTCCTCCATTACCCAATGCCGGTTTCCAGCGATTTATTAATCCTATTATTGTTCTCACTATGGCGAGGGCTGCGAGCCCGACAATAAACCCAGCAACGCCCTCACTAACCATTACCGGGATCACGCGCGTAGCGGGCTCGGCAAGGTAGTTGGCCGTCAGACATCCTGCTCCTACATATGCCAACCATGCGCCAATACCAGCGTTGCCATCGGCCCATGCGCCAACAATACCTCCCATCATTCCCGCAAATGCAGGTTGAATCCTGACGCCAATCTGTTCTAGCAACCCGAGGTCTGGCATTTGCGCCGATCCTTTACCTATGACGTACATCCACCAAATATAAATAGATGTTCCCTTTTATACAGCGATCCTAATTATCAACGCCCCTTGCTAACAAAGCCGTCCATGCGGTAACGGGTAGGGGCCTAGGGGAAGGGGAGGGAGGACAGGAAATATCCCCTCATACCGCTTTGAGGGACGGTATAGGGGCATTCAAGGACGGGGCGGTCGGTACGGCGGGATTGGCAATCGCCGACAGGGCGCGGGCCTGGATTGCCTCAACGGTTTTCTGGTCATGGGGGTCAAATCCTAGTGCCTTGAGCGTGTCCGCCCCATGCTCCTGGACATATTCGACCGCATGCTGCACCGCCGCATTCTTGACATCCACAAGGGGGGCGCCTCTCAAAGAATCCTCCGCCTTCGCCGCACCAGCATTGATTCCGTTCACAACCATTTCCTGCAAGCGGGCGCGTTGGGCATCCGTCATATTGATTCCGACTTGCTGAAACAGACGGGTTAGCCACCCTGTAATAACCACCCCCATGATCGGCACGGTTACCGATATGACCCAATTGAGGACGTCGGCGCTGAACGATCCGACATTGACGAGCGTCGGCGAACCGACAGGGGAAGTCCCAGGAACGAGCACCGGCGCCTCTGAAAACTGCGCCATAGCAGCCGTGCTTAACAAAGCCAAAGTCAGAGAAATAGGAACTAACCGCTTCATAACTTCCTCTCTTTCACACTACCAAAGGAGAAAGAAGCGCCCCACGACCGCCTACTAAGTACCCCTAGCGAAACTAGAGGCTTCGGTGATCACAGGGCGCCCCTTTAGGAATTAGCCAACGTCTTCATGTCGTGGATCAAATCCGTCAGTTTGAGACCGCGCGGCGTAATCGTAGTCTGAACGTTGAGCCAATCCTGAGACAACTGACACACAGCCTCGTCGCATTGCGCCTCCAAGAAGGCGTCAGTCATAGGTTGCAAACGTCCCCAGGTAACGGCGACAAGATTGCCACGAGAATTCTTGGTGATCGCTGGCACGTAGTGCCCACCAAGAGTCGGCGACCCCTCGACATAGTCCCACGGCTCCGCATTGTTGAACTGATCCATGTTTGCCTGCGTGAGACTAATCCCAACCCCGCACGATCCAAACTGGAACGCGGTAAGCGCTATATTGGCGGGCTTTACTTCAGCAAACCCAATAAGGGTATGCCCAAAGAGCCCGTTGTCCTTCCAAAACTGACATGCTGTCACCATATCGGTGCCATTGTCGGTGGAAGGATCTGACGCAACGAACCCAGTTGAGCCGTACGCCTCCGGGCCGAGGATTTGATCGTCCGTAAATTGTACGGTCTTGTTGCCCTCCGTCGCGCACCACATCATGATTTGATGCGCCTGTCCGGACCACACACAGCAACCGTACCGATCATTGGCGAGCATTTGCCATTGCCAATGATTCCACGCGGCGAGGTTGCCGAACCGTGGCGGAACTTTCGGCAACTGCGAGGTTTTGAGATAGTCCCCCAGCGCAATTTTCATTGCGCCGGGACGCGCGGGGGTTTTACCAAAATGAAGCATGGATCACCCCCTACCACTTAATAGCAACACCGGCTACGGCCGTGGTGCCCATACCGGCGCAAGCCACCGAGGCCTCAAATCCAACGCATGCGCCCTTCTGGGGGAACTTGGCGCCGGCGAACACGTCAATCGCGGTGGTTGGGCTAAGCTGGCCTAGCATGCCGACGCCAATTTCAGGCGATACGCTCCAAGTCCGAGCCGAGCTGGCACCGACATTCAAGCTAACGTCGTCAAAGTCAGGCGATCCATAGATATACGGTTTGATATTGGTGATATTACCAACGTTCGGCGGGAATCCCGGTACAGGGAAAGGAAACAGCGTTGGGAAAAGCTGCATGATAGTCGAGACCGGGGCACCGGTCATGAACCGGATTTTTCCCGTAACGGGGCCATCGAAGGCGAACCCTTGGGCACTGCCGTTGACATTCTGCCAGCCCAACATTCCCTCAATCGCGAAGAACTGAGTGGACGGCATGGACCAATAGTAACCTACCAACCCGCCAATCGCCGCCTCAGTCGAGGTGATCGTGTTCGGATTGACGCCGGTCACTGTGACTGCAGAGCCCTGAACCGAACCCATACCGCCGGTGGACCAGATGCCGAAATACAATCCTGTAGTATCCAAACTTAGCGTATATGGCGCCGCCTTTACTGGAAGGTCAGCTGCCGACGCTAATGCCGTGGAAGCAAGCAGGATGGCAAGTGCGAGTTTCGTTTTCATTTTGTATATCTCCTCTTTGGTGTCCGCCGATCCTAACACGTTCGCGTGTGACAAAAATGACACGGTGTCAGGATATTTTCAAAACAGATTTCCATATTTTAAGCTGACGTTCGCGCTCCGCGAGTCCATTCAACCCGCCATTCAATGCGCGAGTTTCTCCGACAATATCGTCCTTTGCAGCATGTGGGAGACAACCACAGACAAGCCAGTCCGCAACCCCACACTCCAACGTGTACTGCGGCTCAATAATCAACGACGGGTCGTCCACGACATTCCAACCAACATCGTGCGCCGTCAAAAACTTCTCCAGGTCCTCGACTCCCTCGCGCCCCGTTACTTGCGACAGTCCATGCCCTCGATAGTTCCACCCGTCGTCGGAGGGCGGAGGGGCATTGCCCATTCTCCCGCCGTAGGCAATGTCCGCTATCATGCGTCCGTTATGCGCGGCCTTTGCTGCTAGGGTCGGGGTGAAATGGTCGGGGAACACCTGCCGCAAACGCTCCGCGGAGTAGTTCATGTTCTCCAACATTTCCAATCCCTGTCCGCACTCCTCTGAAAACTGCGCCATCATATGCGCAATTAACAGCGGTTGATTTACATTGTACTTCGTAAATACGGCGTCGGAGGAATTTACGATTCCCTCCAAAAGCCCGGGGACATGCTGATCGCCCTGTGGCCAGCGCTCTTTCATGATCTCTAAAGTCAGGATTGGCATTAGTTTACCCTCTGCGGGCAACTATAAAAGACGGTCGAGCCGGGGGACGTAATCGAACCATATCCAATCACCAATTGCGTGGCCGAAACATTGACGGTGACACTAGTCAAGGCAACACTAGACGCGATGGTGCACGCACTTGGCACATTCGCCGTGGTAAAGTTTATAGTGCCGCCTGTCTGGGCGCCCGTGCCCATAAGAACGAATCCGGACATGTCCGTTCCGGAAACGTTGGGGGACCCGCCGCCAAACCCGCTGGCGATCGACGGCGTCCCGGGGCTATCATAATGCCCCCCTTGCTGCATAAGCCCAGGAGCATTTCCAGGGAAGAAGTTTGGTCCGCCGCCATTGGTACTAATGCTACCTCCGGTGTTGGCAGAATAACGCGTACCTATGGCTGAACCTGACCAAGTGTTAAATGAGACTATGGCCCCACTAAACTCGGCAACGGCGAACTGTTGTGTGTATGTCAGCGTGCCTGTCAAAGACACGGTTTTCGTGCTGTCGTTATAATCAATGAACCCGCCAGCGGAAGTAAGATGCCACCCGCCTCCTGCCGTTATCGTATAATTATTAGTAAGTTGCATCTTGGAATAGGGACTATCCACCCAAATTTGCGATCCGCCCCCGCACGTGCCAAAAGAAAGCCCTGTTCCTATCTGACCTATACCATTGCGAATAAAATACCCGTGGGCGCCATTGCTGCATATGATAGACGCGCTCTGTACCGAAAATATAGAAACGCCTAGTGCGCCGACGCCGGGCGCAACAGAAACGTCCAAGGCATTCGAATTAGTCGCAGTCCCGGACAAGGTGGACCCGTTGCCATTGATATTAACAACGCCGCCGCCAACGTTCGTATAATCCACAACAGAGTTAGTATAGGTGCCTGTCGCTAAGGACGCTGTGAGCGTATGTCCCTGCATATCAAACTGATTGGTGATTATCGTATTGAGACGCCCGAATGTTTGAATAGCCCCACCAGCGCCGGATGCGAGTCCGTCATTCCCGTCGTTGCCATTCGTGTTATCGATAAAGATCGTCTCATTGCTCGGGAACTTCCAACGTCCCGGGTTGGACAATGTGACCCAGTTAGATGCAAGAACGCCTACTTGCAAACTCTGGAGAGGCCAAAGCGTGGTATTCAAATCGGCGGGGAATCCAGACAAGGCCTTGCCCCGCGTAGAATCCCCGTCATATACCGTGACCACGCAATTAGGTTGAATTCCAGCGATAGACGGGAGGGTAATAGTGAAATAACCGCCGCTGGCGACAATTATTTTTCCACAATCGCTGCTTTGCGCCGTGTAGTTCGAAGTCTGGATATTCGGAACATTTTGTTGAATGCCGGGGCCGAGAACGAACGGAAAGTCCTGCTTTGCCGCAAAGTAGGAGTTCCACTGCGCGGCCGTGGGTACCTGCCCGAAGTACAAACCGGGGCTCGACTGCGCATATACGTTTCCGACGACTTGGAAATTAGCAATGGTGTAGCAAAGAAACTTGCGAAATGCGCGGTTTCTTTTGCTGAGCCTCATTGTTACTTGCATTGCCCTATCTCCTGAAAGGAAGCCTCGCGGTCCCCACAAGGAAGAACTGGGACGAACCCCGCCCCCGAAAGCATAGTAGTGTGTGAGTCGGTATTGTGGATAACGACCTATGCCCTCACCGCGATTTCGTGGAACTCAAAGCTTAATCATAAAGTTAAAGTAGGTGGTCGGCTGAATAGTATTATGAGCTCCACTACCACCGTTATTTTCGATATTAGCGAACCCGGCTTGGATGTTAGCACTCCCGGATGCCGTTTGGGTAATTGCCACGACACCCGCAGGGCCGCTAGCAACGGAGGCGCCGCTATTAAAGGTCGGCACAGCCGCCCCACCCGGGAATCCATGGACATGTCCGGCGTCCGAGTGCACATGCCCCGCATCGGCGTGATTATGCGACGGCATTTCCGGAATGATCAGGGTGTGCGCCTGCTCGCCCTCAGATTGCCCAAGCGCCTTGGAGGCACCGCCCGTACTCGGTATCCCGGAGCTTGACATTGCGCGCCCAAGAGCCTTCGGCAGGACGAGGCGGCAGTTATTAGCAAACGCGGTTGCTGCCGTTCCCTGCGCGCCGCGCGTAGTAGCGGCCCCGCCGCTAGTCTGAATAGGCGCCCAGGTGTCTACAATATTATTGTAAAGCAGGGTGAACAATGCCGAGGCGTTAGCATTGGCATAACTTGTTGCGCCAGAAGACGCGCTGCCGATAGACCCGTCATTCATCATGACCCAACCAACGTCAGCGACAGACTTAAAAGTCGCCTTAACGTCGCCGGTTGTTGCCGTCCCAAATATATTAAAAGGCGCCCAATTCGCACCGCCCGTGTCGGGGTTGGTTGTGTTATTATCCACCTCACTAACCCAGAAGCTCCCAAACCCACTCGCCGATTGCACAATAGCGCCGCCCGCATAGCCGCCTACGGCGGACGCGAACGCAGCGTCATAAGTAGGGACAAGCGCAGCGCCGGCGGCGAGCCACTGACACCAGGCGGACATCATATTGAGAATGCCGTTCGCGTCGTCGCCGAACGGCGGTACCCCGCCCCCCGTCGTCGGTAGGAAGGTGACGGGGGGAAACCCGTCTGTAAATGACGCCCTGCCCGGCGTAATGCCCTGCTGAGACGGAACAGGAATCGGCGTGTTGTTAAATTGCGGCGCGGCGTCGGCCGCCCACACCACCCCAAATTTTACAGGAACAGCGCTCGCAAGCATCTTATGGCCTCATAACTGAACGAAGGTAAGAGCAACGCCCGCCGGTCTCGGCAGAACCCCGGATGATATGGCGATCGAGGCGTCTACAGGGGAAAGGGTATAAGCAAATGTATAGGTCATGGACATATTGCCATTATCCGTCACATAAGCGTTGCCGCCATAACCTGTAAACAACGTGCGTAGGATAAGATTGAGTGCAGGAATCGAACCATTCGTAATATTCGCCAATGCCTTCGCGAATAGAAGTTTTCGAAATGCATCGTCGGATAGCGTGACATTATTATTAAGAGTACTGCCCAGAAAGAAAGGAGCTTGATCCCATCCCTGCGTCGTGCCTTCTTGCTGCTCAAATCCGAAGTAGGTGATCCCAGACGAGACCTCAACTACACGAGTAACCCCGAGAATGCGTCCCCACAAATCCAGGCCATATCCTATTGCCGTATCAATATTCATTATCTGGTCAAAAAAATTATCAATGTCCGCGGTCTGATCTATCGCCTGGAAGAAGTCCTGAATTATGCCGGTTAGGATAGGACTGTTCGCGTACTGCGATATGATCGTTTCCCAAAAACTAAAGAGAGGGATATCGCCGATCGGACTAATGCCGATCTGAAACGACCCGATAGCATTGCTACCGGGCAATATCGGAGGATATGGAGGTCCGGTCATGATGTACTTACAAACACATTAGCCGCAAACAACTGCGGGATTTGATTGATATTGCACTGAACTTGACTTGAATTGAGGGTGGATGTAGTAGTCAGGGTTCCGGACAGAGTAGTCTGCGAGTTGCTGACGCCATACGTTCCGGTGCCTCCCGCCGCACCCGACAACTGCGATAGAATAGAGGTGCCGGGCAGAACCGTTCCTGTCCCACCTAGCCCGCTGCCGGCAACGAGCTCACCGACAGCAATGGTGCCCGCCGATACCGATGTTACCGTCAACGTGGTCCCACTAATGGAACCAACGATAGTTGCCCCTGCTGTATTGGGCGAGGAGATAAACAGCGTCCGAATCTGTGCCCACGTCCCCAAGGCTATTATTGGTTCCGCATAGCGGGACGCCAGCAACAAACTCCCTATCTTGGCGGCGGGTCCGCCGTCGCCTCCGGCGAACGCATTGATTAGGGCTGCTGCGACCAAAGCCTGCGCGTTTGACGGTATGAGAGTGGAGGCAACAAAAGTGATATTAAAAAATATAGGCAATGGGTTTGGAATTTGATACGTGACTTGATAGGATGGAAAGGGCGGCGAATATCCCGAACTTTGGTCAAGAACAGTGGTCGTGACGTTGCCTGGATAATACGAGGTGCCGGGAATCTTCCTCGACCATATCGCCTGGGCGACAGTGGAATTAGACGCCGTCCCCTGGGCGACAGCGACATAAAGTGAGTTTGGAGGAAGAACGACGCCGCCAATGGTCGCCGTTCCATTAGTCGAGTTATCGGTTACATAGCAATCTATAACCCCAGGAAGTTGCAATACAGCGCCACGTATCGCCGCATTAGGGCCTACCGAATTTGCAGCGACGGCTTCCTGCCGCCTGGTTTCGAAGGCGGAACGGGTCTCGACATTCTGCCCTAGGATGCCGGAGAGGACGGTTGCGGAATCCCAGCCTGGGATTGCCTGGAAGATCGTGACGGTGGACGGAACCGCGGTAGGGCCTGCCACAAGGGCGGCAAATGTCAGGACAACGTTACCAGAATTCGAGATGCTTCCCGTCGTCGTATTGACGTACGTATTGCCCGCCTGATCCTGTACTTGTGCGTTAACGGGGATCGTGACGCCCGGCAATCCGTTGCATTGAATAGTCAAAGTAGTCGGCAACGCCGGCTGACGTTGCAGGAAGTAAATGCGCGCCAACGCGTCCTGGAACCTGCCCTGCGCAAAGGCGGGGTCGAACATATTTGCAAGGGCAATGAATTGGCTATAGACGTTACCGATAATCGCTGCCTCGCTGACAGCGAGTTGTCCCTGCGGCGTCGTCTGCTGCATATTGAGACCGCCGCCGAACGCGGCGTTGATATCGGCCTCAGTGCCAGCGAGGATCGCCGACTCAGGCGGGGACTGAAGCCCATTTGGACCTAAGGTGATAGTAGGGACATTGGTCATTCAAAGAATTCCTAGAACAGCGTTGTGGCTGTCACGCCGGAACTTGATTTGATTTGTACCTGGCCTTTAAGTATTCGTTGAGGGGTAATAGAGGAAAGGAAGCATTGAGCCGACACCACTTCAGGAACAGTCAGGGCGGCGTCCACAAACTCGTTCTTCAACAATGACACGGGCGGCAGGGTTCCGAGAATCCCGGGAAGGTATGGGACGCCCTGCGTCGTATCGTAATACAACTCGCCTGCAAACAACTTGATAGCAGACGCGGCGTCCTGCGCTAGGGAATAGGGATCAGTCGCCATTGCAATATTGCCATTGGCGTCAACTACCAAGTCGCCCGTTTGTAGATCAAGCAAGAGTGTATTCATGTGCCTGCCGTTGGTGGGGCGGTATTTCCGCCCTGCGGGTCAACGTGGACGTGCGTTTGAAGACCGACGCTGTCCCCACCGCCCTGACCCGCCGTTATCGATCCCGTCGCCGTGATATTTCCTGTAACGACGACGGTGTCCGCCGTTATATTCAACTTATTCGACCCGGCATTGATATTGATATTTCCCTGCCCGTCGAACTGAATATAAACTGACGGCGCCTTGGCGAATATGCAGCCGATATAAATGCCGTCCGCGAGGTCATGGCGACGATAGGAACCGGGGTTTGCTGCGGCCTGGGAGGATTGAACGGCGGATATGTCCCGGTCGCTGACGAGGAGCAGGCCCATGTCTCCCGCAACAGGGTCGCTTATAACACCCCCGTTGCTGCCGCCCTGGAGACGAACATAAGGGATATTATTGATATTCCCGTGCGTCTGTGAGTTGCCTTGCCCATCCAACATGTTGACGAGAGGTTGCACGACAACCGTGCCGATCGGCGATACGCCGCCGCTATTAGAACAAGAGATAACCTTGACAGGTGTCGCCGTACGAAGACGCGCGAGGTGCCGTTTGATAATAAATGAAATGGTATTGTAGTCGTCTACAATATCGGTGGGCTGTTGCTGCCCATATCCAGATACGTCACTCATTTCAATCCAGGGAGTTTACGTTCGTTAGGAGGTCAGCCGGTTCCAAATAGATAAGACTATAACGCGTTCCAAGGCCCGTGTAGAAGGGGTCGCTCGTTCCCTGATTGTCCAAGAAAGCAAGATCGCCTAGGAACCCGAAGTAGGAGTTCCTCACAAGTCTGTTCACATTCTCGCAAAGAACGCCGCTAAGAATAGGACTTGGGAACGGCGGCAGGCCGGAGACATACAAGTCAAGAAATAGTCCATACAACTTTTGATAGACATTGATTTGGCATGCCTGTCCATTCAATGTCACCGTGAGCGTTTGCGAAGGTACGGCTAGTAAAGGGATAACTTGCACTTACTGAAACTCTTCGCTGGATTGGGTGTTGGTCGGGGTCTGCGTCTGCACGTTGCCGGTCCCCTGCGCATTAGCCCCCGACGGTTGTTGCGTATTAGAGAACGCGGTAGTCGTAGTTACTCGAACCTCTCTGCACCACACATCCACCTGCAACAACCCAACGCCATTCGTCGCCGTACGTCTATAGTCATAGTGATAGATCGTGATACTGGGATAAACCTGCTCCGGCGTGACGATATCCAGCAATGTGACGCTGTCCGCGATATCCGCGATACTTTGCAATAATGCGAAGCGATCGACCTCGGACCCACCCGCGGAGAAACGGAACTTGCCCTCAAATGGCAACTCCACCTTGTCGTATGTCTCGAACGCCCCCTGCTCAACGGGGTAATCGGAGACGGTCCATTCCTGTCTGTATTCAAAGCTAACTACACTGTCTGCCTGGATTATCGGCACGCCAGATAGGAAGATCCCCCATGGCGGTCCGAAGAGGGCGCCGAGAAATGCCAATGCGTCCTGGGTAAGCAGAGTAATAACCCCAAGCGGCGCATAGGACGTCAGTGGCGGGACGCCGGGATCGAATGGTACGAATGGCATTGTTACCCCGTCGCGATGCCGCCCACGCCCGTTGCCGGAACGCTGTTCCCCTGTTGGCTCGGATTCCAACACTGGAGAGTCGAGAACCATTGTCCCTTCGGTACTTGAGACTCAAGATCATGGTCCATTGCAAATACAGTCCAAGTGCCATTAGCACGCGGCAACGAACTCTGGACTTGAATTTGTCCACCAAGTTTTGTTTGTGGATTAAATATGGTTCTAACCAGGATACCCGCATTCGTAAACGTCGGATAAGAAATCATCCCGGTATCCGGCGCTACCATGATTGCACCGCCGCTGCGATTACCGCTCTTTGGCCATATCGCGAGTTTATCTTGATCGATCGTCCAATTGATATTGGCAGCGTCCGCACATTGTTGCGCCTGCGCACGGGGGGACCCCCAAAAGTAGGGACTGTTCAACTTCTGATTAACGCCGTTATTCTCAAGAGTCAGGTTCATTTTAGAGGCGCATTGTCCCATAAAATTGGCGACATCTGTCGATCCATTAAAAGATACAGGGTCCGTCTTCTGAATGCCGCCCACATAACCGCCGCGCGCATAGACATGAAAAGGAACGTCCGGGGCCTGTTGAAAATCCCCCCAAGCATTGAGGACGTCGCCCTGGAAGACAGTAGACATTCCAGACTGCGCATCCCCCGCCTGCACGATGACCTTAGCCGGACGAATAAAGTTTATTTGCTTCCCCAACGTGCTCAACTGATTCATCAAAGATAAAGTCATTCCATAAACTGTTAGATTGAGCTCGGCTATTCCCGGAAGTCCCTGTATGGAAATCTTTGCCGACATGCGCAAATTGCTAAGGGCAGCTGTGTCCGTCCCGCTCTCAGCGAACTGCGTGGATGCGCTTCCGGTCCCGGGCGTCAATTGAAAGGAAGCCGATAGTTGACGCTTAACAAAGGCCATTACTCAAACCCGGTATCCGCACTATCAGAATACGAGTTGCGTCGGATCGTTTGGTCAATCGTCTTCGTAATGTCGGACGCGTTGCCTGTCGGGGCATGTACATTAATCTCGCCAATATGCGTTTCCGAGGAATTCTCGGTATGATGCCCCCCTCCCTGCGCGGCCTGGAAGCGTTCCATAGCCGCCTTGGTCGCGAACTCAAGGTGAATATGAGGACCTGTCCAAAATCTGCTGTCAGGTTTCTTCGACGCATCTATGACGGTCAGCCCTTCTTTCTCGAACCGTTTCCTGAGCTCGGAGACAATGGAGTCGTAGTACTTGGGGTCGACGACGAAATCCATTGCCCGTCCTTCGCCATGCGCGCGGCCGGCATGTTGCCCTCCCGTTGTCGATGTCACACGGAATCCCGGAATATCTTTTAGTCCTGTAGCGAGGGCAGCTAGTGGCACATCACCAAGAGAGGCGCCAGATTTCGGCGCAGGTGTACCAAACCCAAATCTCTCCTGGAATGTGGCCCCCTTCTCCCTTCCTTTTCCTTCAAGGAGGTCACCAAGCTTCTCCATTCCATGACGTCTAAGAAAAGCAGGAACATCAAATAAAACAGAAGGAGCCTCGTCCGAGGGTAATGGAAGCCCTAATTTCTCAAGGAGGCCTTTTCCCGTGAGATTCACTATTTTATCCAAAAGATCGGCGAACTGGGTTAGTGCGGGAAGCAAATCATCCAACATCCTCGCTGCTATTATCGTCAACCGGTTTTGCAATGTGTTGAATGCCTCAACCAACTTTTGCGCGGCATCCGCCAACTTCTTATCGAACCCGGGAGCGGCGCCAAGACGGGCGGCAAAACCCGGTTTACGCATAGCCTCGAATATGCCGGGCGAAATTCCCAACTGCGTCGCTATGAGGTTGCGTACGTCAGGCCCCGCCCGTGTAACCGCCTCTGCAAGGTTCTTTATCGTCTGCTCAACGTCGTATCTACCGCCCTTCCTTGCAAGAATAGACGTTCCTGCAATTGTCCCCAACTGTTGCAACTTAATAAACAAATCCGAGGGAAGGCTAAGGTTCGCCTGACTCAGGGCGTCTGCCAATTGAGAGACAAACCCCTGTGCCTCCTCGACGTTCCCGCCGACCTGCTTAACAACATTGCCAAACTTCGATATGAAGGGAACGGAGACGTCGAAACGATTGGACAGCTTATCGATCGAAGATGCACTAGTAACGATCCTCCGCGCCATTTCCTCCAATCCCGACGCTCCGAGGACTACGGAAAAGAGGCTAACAGCATTGGAATGCATAGAGGAGAAGAACTGCGTAACTCGTCTAGTGGTGTCCTCGATATCCTTTGCTGACTTTGTCGCCTGGGCTTGGAACTGAGCAAGCTGCGCTACCGCCTGTCTCTGACCCTGCGTAAAGTTTTTAGGGTCCAGGCCTAGAGTTATTATTAAGCTATCGATTACGGTTGCCACGCTTACGTTCCTGCATCTTGTTCACGCGACGACGGTTCTCGCCGTCTACCGTGATTATTTCCAGCATGTCGTAAACGTCCTCCACGCCGTAGACCGTGTCCAACTCGTGCAGCGTCGCCATTTCTGTCGAGATGAGGGTCGCAATGGAAGACGGGACATTTCTGTAAGGGGCGAACGTTACAGAAGCGGCTTCGCCGGAATCGCTATCGAGGGGAAGCCGGGTAAGGAAAAACCCGTATGGAGGGCGATTAGCTCCGCTCTCAGTTTGAGCCGCGTTTGTACTTCCTCGATATCGTCCTCAATAAGCGGACGGACAATAAGGGGTTGCGATATAGGATCGGGTCGAATCTGGACGCAGCGAAACATCTCATCCATGAGCGGCAGGATATCGTCCGCTGCAACCCCCGCCAAGGCCTTGACGCCCAATGCGGCGACGCCCGCCATTCCCAACTGCTCCAGATTCTCCGGGATCTCGACGCCAGACCCCGCCTTTGCCGCCCGCGTAACGGCAAGCAGGAGGCGCGTTGCCCATTTCTCTGCTTGCGAGGCCGGCATTTCGGTCAGCACGAAACACTTATTCTTGTCCCGTCCCTCGTCCGTAATCGTAACGTCAACTACCTTTCTTGCCATGTCCTATCCTGTAACTGACGGTGATATGGTTTGCCACGTAATCTCGAACTTGCGGGGCTGCACGTACCGCTTGACGTCCCCCATTGGCTTATAACTCGATAGGAACCCGTTTGACAGGGTCCACTTCGTTTGCAATCCAGGAAGGATGATGAGTCCCGTCGCCGGAAACAGGTCCCGCGCCTGCTGCTGCGTTTGATACCAACTATCGAATATGAAGTTGGACGCGCTGTCTGCCTGGAGCGTGATTGCCTGCTTGATCGTAATGAACACGAAACCCGCCGATAGAATGCCGTCAACGCCCATGACGAGCTCGGCATTGTCCAGGGGGTCGATGTCCGTCACGTCATCCGCGGCGAAGCCCTGGAGCTGTTGCGGCGTCGGGAACAGGGAGGCGACGGAGATTAGAACGACGGCATTTGCTGAAGTTAAGGTGGCCATGGGTATGATCCTTTGAACAGTAAAGGAGAACCATTGATGCGAAGAATCGGCACCATTGGCTTAGGTTTTATTATCGCGCTTTTAATTGGCGCAGGCATTCCCTATGCTTTCCAACTCCCCCCAATATGGTCTTTCCTATGGGGGCTTGGTTCGGGAATTATTTGCCTAGTAGGAAGCTTGCTTATTGCGGATGCCGCTAGTTCAACTTGATATCGGACAAGTTGATTAGTTGCACGCTTTCGCCATCCACGTACCAGAACGTGCAGATCGGCGAGCCTCGTACTTGTCGCACGGCAGGACCAGGGTCAAGGACTTGCAGATACCAGCCGCGTTGCTGTAGCGTCGGGGCGACGTTCGCACCTGCCTGGCTATTGACCTCCGCAATTTGCGTGGATGACAGAGTAACGCCCGCGGCAAATGCGCCAAACGTTAGGCCTTGCTGGATCGTGCTCCCCAAGGCCGCCTCAATCAATCCAAAGCCAACCGAGTTGTACGGAATCGAATTGATAGCAGCCAGGAGCTCCACCAATGCCTGTTGCAACTGCGCCGTCAACCATATGGCATTGACCAGGGAGTCGAGGAACAGATATGGGCCGCTGACGCTGCCATTCTGGAAGAAGACGAACTGGGTGGTTGCCGTAGCATAGGCCCCATAGAAGTTGTAGCCATTCGCCAACAGATTGTCGGCGACAACAAGGTCCGTCACGCTCGCCACCAACCCGCCTTGTGACTTGTAGGCGAACGTTATCCGCCCATTGGGCTCATTGAAATCAATAGAGGCGGCGGTTCCTGCAACAAAGGCCGCTATCGGATAGAAGCTCGGATCATAGATCGCACACACGCCACTGTAGTTTGCCGTCTCCACCAACTGTGCAAGACTGGTTGGGGCATTCGTAGACAAGGTCGGCGTCACGTCGTTGTCGCCTGCAAGATAAATGTAACGACTATTCGTCGTCGCAACCCATGCAGCAAAAGCAAGCTTCGTCGAATTGCCCGAGGCATCTGGATTAAAGTTGAGGAAGAACGTCGCCCAGTTCTGATTCTGGCGAATGATATTTGCCATGAACGCCGCCGGCGTCGCCGCAACCGTTCCTTGAGACAAGACAGCGCCTAGCGCCTGCGTCAGTAACAAATCAGTTGCGAGCGTCCCGGACGCATAGGCCGCCGTGCTTGGATTCCCCGTAATCCCCGATTGAATTACGATAGCGTTGGTTACGCTGTCAAAGGTGACGGACAACGCCGTTGCCGTGAACGTGAGAGTCTGCGAGACGACGATCGTCCCCGTTGCCGTGACGCTGTACGTGCCGGTGCCATTTAAGGCACCGGTGAGCTGCGCTAGGACAATAGTCCCAGCTGGGGTGTTCGATCCTGTAACGGTTTGCCCGACAGCGAGCAGCCCTGTCAGGGTCCCCGTTACCGTCAACGTACCGTTGTTTATGGACGCCGTGGCCGTGGCCTCGACGGGGAGGGAGGCGTTCAAGGCGGACTGGATCGTCGCGGCCGCCTGGGAAAACGTATTGGCCCCGGAGAGATTAATCGACGCCGATCGTGGATACCCGTCAATCGTGACATTCAACGCCCCGTTGAAGCTTTGCAACGTTGCAATCGATACGCCCGAGAGGCTGGACGATTGCAAATAGGCGGCGACAGCAGCAGTCGGGAACTGGGCGACGAGCAGCGAGCCGGGCGTCTGTGTCTTCCCGTCATTACCAGCGAAGTAAATGGCGGCTGCGGCCGCGTCAACGGAACTCGCCCCCAACTCCTCCGATACGGCAAGTGCCGTGGGGTAGTTGACAATGCTGCCGATCGGAACGCGCGTGTTCTGCGTCAGCATGAGTCCTGTGATATTAAGCGCGTTGCCGCCCGCAGACAGGACGCTCGGATTTACTTGGACAAGTTGTGAAGCCGGAATTGTCATGAGGGAACCTCTTTAATTTGGGAACTCGACCGTCACGCTTTCCACGTTTAGGTCCACAACGTCGAAGAATTGCTGCGGGATTCCCAGCACTATCTGGTTCGCCTGCATATGCGCTTCTATCACCCAACGATACTCATATTGCTGCTCGGCATTGATAAATGGAATCTGCTTTGGGTCGTCCGCGTGAAGCGGCGCAACGTCGAATCCAGATTGACGCATTATTTGATAGGCGTAGTCATCTCGAAATAAGGTAGTTATTATCTGCGCATTATCCGAACTATTCGGCCCATGGACGTCGATCTGGATCATGGCATTCACAGCCTGCAATGCCGTAAAGGATCCCGCCGCCATTTGCTCGGAACCGATCGTCTGCGAAACGCTGACAAGATAGGTCCCGATACCGCCCGTTCCTGTCAACGTCCCAGAAACCCTCGTGCCTACCGCAATCCCAGAACCAAATACGAGATTGCCCGCGGCGACCGTTCCTATCTGGACGGCGGTGACATCCATAATGTTTCCGGAGATCGAGGCCGTAAATGCGCAGTCCGCAAAGGCGTCCACGTTCGTCGATAGACGATCGCGACGCATGATTGTGAAGACAATGAAATCCTGCCCAACCGGCTCGGGAACGCGATTGTCCTGCCCCTCGACGATCTCCATGCCTGACGGCATAGCACTGGCAAGGAACGAAATGAGCGCCGTCTGGATATTGGATTGGGTTACTGAAAGATGAGGCAAAACTAACATGCCCCTATTTGACTGGTATTGCCAACCGCTACAAGATAAGCGTCCAACCTATGACAAACAGAACCAACAACGGCAGAAAAATCGGAACCTATGCTTGCGTGCGCTATCGTGAGAGATGACCCGCCTTCTGCAGAAGGCCCACCAGCACTACAACTATTATTAGCAAGAATGAATATGTTACATAGCACGGGAGTAGGCATATTAGTGTAACTAAATAAGCTCGCCCCGTTCTTGTACTCGGTGATCGTTGTGCCGGATAAATTTGCCACATAATACCCGACCGAGCTGGACAAAGGCTGTGAAGGGCCGAAAAAACCAAAGTTCGTATTGTTCACATTCGCATAAGGGTTGATAAATCCGGTGCCGGACGGTTCGCTCGGCATCAGATTCGTTATCCCACTAAAGAAACCTAGTTGGGGAGATGTGCCTACTGCATATGCGGGATTGGAATCAATTGTATTAGTTAAACTCCATACGGAAACATGCGCAGAGTTCAGAGAATAATTCGCACCAACCACCGTACTTGGATTAAATTGAGGATCAATGTAAATAGTGGTACTTTGATTAACTCCGGCAAAGCCTCTATCCGGCGTGAAGGCCGGATTCCCATTAAGGATCGCATTATAATTAGTATCCGAACAAAGATTGAACTGAGCTAATGCGGAGTTCACCGTCGCAAAAATATAGAAGACATCATAATACGATCCGCACCATGTGCCATCATTCACCATTCCGCAAATAAGATCTGAGTAGGCGTCGTGATGAACCCGATCAATTGAGGCGACCGTCGCAGCCCTTATCAAAAACGCCGTCGCCTGCGCACAACTAAGAGGCGTGGGAATTGGCGGCGTCGTATAGTACCCGACATCGCTCGTGAAATCTGGCGACAAACCTACATAATTTACAATTCGTATACCGCCAGTCTGATATGCTCCGGAATCACTCGTTCCCTTTGGCAAAAAGTAGAATGCATGGGAATTGGCATAGTTTATTGCAGGTGAGGCGGGGAATTGGAGTTGTAAATTCCCAACTGTATCACTGGTTTCATCAATAAACTTTGGATCAATATCGCCTTTATTGTTAGTAGGAACCCAGTACGTTGCATCATTATTGAATAGCGCGACGCACGTGCCGCCTACAGCCGGTCCGAAGACAACATTATTGAACCATTTGGTTCCTACGTCAGCGCCTCTGCCATCACCAGCCACAACGCAGAAATTGCACGGAACACCGGAGAAATTGCAATCTGTCACGAGGTTCTGAGTGGCGAAGGCCGCGTTGCTGTACCAACTATTGTTATTCCCACCCGCCTCGCTCAACTCGCCTATAGCGCCAGCCAGAAACAGATCGAGGCCATCGTGATAAAATGAATTGTTGGCTGTCGTAACGTAATTGACGCCAAAGTTGTGCATCCCACGGCCGCCGTTGAACTGCACATCGTTGAAGCTGACTAACGTCTGATGGTCGGGATAGTTGTAGGGATCGGTTCCGGTACCTCCGCATGGCGTTCCGCACCATGTGTCGTTGATGATGCCATTGCCGTCCGTATGGCCCGCACCAGGGGCGATGAAGTTCAGACTCGCCCCAGACTGTGTCGTGAGCGTCGGACGCGTCACCGTGGCTGTATTGCCGGTTATGGAGCTGATATACGTGAACGGCTGGACGCCGGGTCCGGTAATGAGAACGCCTTCCCCAAGTGTAGTCGATGTCAGCGCGCCGCTAAATCCGGTAGGATAGACAACGCTAATGAAATAAGTGCCATTCCCGCCCGTACCGGTGGTTCCCCCTGTCCCATACGGATATATAAACGTGGTCTGGAATGTTCCTGCGCCGAAAATCTGGTCGCCTGGCGAGATGGTGCCCGTGATCCCGGTCACTGTCAGAATCTGCATCCCCGAGGGGATAGAGCCGGTAAAGCTCGCCGAGGTACCAAGACTGGCAATGTTGTCTATCGTCGTCGAGCTGTGGGTGTTTGCTGTCGTCGTGAACGTGTTGAGGATGCCCAGGCACACCGTGCAACCATTGTTAAATACACGGTTCCAGGACATCATATTGGTAAACGGAGCGAAAGCGAGATCGGCTGCAGTCGGCGTATACGGTGGATATGGATTGAGGTTATCGCCGAGACGCTTCAGGGCAACCAGACCTATGCCAGAGCCTTCAAACTGATCCGTAAACGCGCAATCCGACGCGTTATTATGGATCATGAAGAAATATTCGCTGTCACTCAGACCGATGCAGCCAATGCCGCATCCGTGCACATTGTTGTTTAGAATCCAGATGTGATGGCCGGTGCCGCCAAGGTCGTTAAGACCCGCATCAAAACATGCAGTGGCGATCCCGCCATACATGAACTGCTCGCCGCCATCGACGTCGAATCCGTCGAATATGAAGTATGGTTTGACAAAGCCGATAACTGCTTGACCATTGGACCCCATAAAGGTTCCATCAAACAGAATAAAACACTGGTCTAGCGTCTCGCAGCGATAGGTAACATAACCTGTGGGCGCCGAGAGGTTGCCACCATTCTGCGGAATGAATGAATGAGTCCACGTATAAGTGCCGGGGGCAACATTTATGCAATCCCCGGGAGCTCTCGGGACGGTATCGGCATGTTGAATAGTCAACCAAGGCTGCGTCTGGGTGCCTGGGTTGGAATCGTTGCCGGTACTGGCATTGACATAATAATTGGTGACGCACGTATAAAGTAAACCAATACCTGCGCCATAAACAGGATTCGCGAGCTTTGCCGCACTGGGACCTGGAACCTCTGCGGGGGGCGACTGCGACAATGCAATTGACCCCATTACACATAGCAAAAGGAGTACTCGGACCAGCGCTGACATGACAAATAATCCCTTATTGAGCAGAAGCATAAATCGTGTCCCCCATAGTTGAGCAGGCCACATAAATCGGGTCATTCGGTACGAGGGGGTAAGTACGCAAATAGGGTTGCCCAGGATTGAGTATATCTGACGCCCCTCCGGCCGAAATCATATTTCCACCAATCATCAAGTTATTCGAAGTTAGTGTACTTCCGGGAACCACCTGACTAGTGACATTACTTCCATAAAGTAGGTAGCAAACGTCGGTGCCAGTTGTTTGATTATTTTTGATGTAAATAGATTGACGAGAACCAGCGGGCATTAGGAGTTGATATGTCAATGCTGCCTGTATCACCGCTGAATAGTTAGTTGTTGAAGCGGGGCTCGGCAGAGAGAGAACGGTCTGAGCATTATCCGTGGGTAATGCTCCTGCCGAGGCCTGCTTAACCGTTGCAGTAGCCCCGGACCCTCCTCCGTCTACAATAGCATAGTTCCAATTGTAATTACCTAGACCATCAATAGTCACAGAAAAGTTGTGACTTGCCCCACACTGCGTGGGGTTAGTAGTACAAATCTGCGCTGTGCCGTCCCGCACAGCGATCGTACCATTGGTTGCAATCGCCGCCCCTGCTGCAAGCAACAAAAGCAGCGCACTGCCCAGTAGTAAAACTTTTTTCATGGCTTTACATTCCGTATTGAGATCCCATAGGACCTTGCGAATAATCCAACCCAATAGGTAGGAAGATTTGCTTTGCGGAGGACACAGCCGCTTGCGCAAGCGCGCTGTCAATCTGCATAGTCACAGAAACGGCGCACCATGACGGCCATTGCTCCAGAACATGCGTCGTCAACCACACGGACTCGTCAAAGCGCACTATCAAATCACCTCCTGACTTTGTCAGGCGCGTAATCGCGTCTACGAATCCGGTTATATAAACCTTGCGATCGCTGCCCTGAATATTCATCATTTCGAGCTGGCGCAGATCGCGACCTGTCAATTGCTGCACCTGTGCAGAGGCAAGGATGCCGGGAAGATAGGAGGGGACGCGCTTGCCGTCAGACCCCGTCGTGTATCCATTAGACGAGATCACGACAATCCATTCCATCGGATTGACAGCGGAGATAACTCCTGAGGCAATCTTGTGCAAGTTCATGGGATGATTACCTGCATTCCAGGATGGTGGAACTTATTGCAGCATTCGTCTACAGCATCCACCTCGACCCCGTTCAATTTCGAGTGCGGATTTTGGCAAACGCCGTCCTTGAAATATTCGCACATCCCGCAACGGAACTGCACGCCCTTGGGGTTTCGTGCGAGGCCAACAGCATCGTCAGCGTCAAGCGCGAGGCCACGGCGATCGCTGCCGCGGCCTCCCCACCGTCCAGATTTGCTCATGTGATATTCAGGATCTCGATCTGCGTCGCTTCGTACGTGGAAAGCCACGCTTCCAGGCCGTAATAATCCAGGAACGTGCGCGTGATCTTATGACCTGTGACTTGAGATATTGCCGTAATCGTATAATGTCTGCCCTGCTCACACTCAACGAAGTTCCGCATTGTGTGAATGTTGTGATTGATCTTCGTGTTGACAGGCATCGGGCTGCTCCTGCAAACCCTCGCAACAATGAACTATCCCTGTCCCATGGCATTCGGGACAGGGATTATACACAGCAGCAAACTCGTTCTCTTCCTCAAAATATGCCCGTTGCCGGCGATCGATAATAAAACCCCTGCCAAAACAATCCGGACAGTTCATGCCGCTACCGTCTTCACGTCGGGAAGCTTCTTCGACAGGTCCATGCCGATCTGCCGGAATGGCTCGCCAACGCAACGTTCGGGCGAGAACAATGTCCTGAACTTATCGAACTGTTTTCGCCATGCGCTTTCCCAAGCAATGCGCATCATGATCGCCTGCGACAGCATGTCATCAATTGTATCGCAGAACTTGATTACCTCGTCCCACGGCTTGGACAACTCATGAGGTTCGGCAATTATAGGACGTCCAATCATAAGCGCCGTATTGCAACGAGACGAGGACACCAGCCCCATCTCGTCATATTTGCGAATCTGAATGATAACCCGCGCTTCCGCCATTGCGGCGTCGCGTTCGTCCTGAGACGTAAAGTCTGTAACAAGCCTGACGGCCTTATCTGTGCCGATCTTCTTCGCCAACTGCTTGAGTATCTTTAGACGGCGTTTCGTCAGCGATCCATAAAAACCAAAGTCAAAGGTCGGCTTTATCATTGGGTTTTTACGCTCCAACGTTCGTGCATACCCAAGATCGACATAGGCAGCAGGTTTGAACTGCCCATACCAATCGGTGACATGCTTGCCGGGAACGAGGTGGAGGACGCCCTCGAAATAGGGCATGGCATATGGGAAGACCTTCTGCCGCTCGACCATCTCCCGTTCCTTGCCGTGATTGAATCCCTTTCCCTCGATTGGTTCTTCCGTCGCGAGGCAAAGGAAGCGCGCGCCGCTACGGTAGGCCTCGGCGATCGCGGCAACGGACGCGGGCGTGAACCCCTCGACAATGATATTGATCCCCGACGACTGGTCTAGGAACTTGGCATTCGACGGGTCCCAAATGCACTCATGTCCCAAGGCGCGCAGCTGGTGACCGAAAATACCGACCACGTCTTCAAGACTTCGCTGCCCCATCAAATTGTGATTGAACTTCTCTGAAGAGTTGACGGGGACGCCAATTAAGACGCCCCCGTCAACTCATATTGACTACGAATAACATAGTCAAATACTCCTTTCCATTAGAGGTTTAACATTTGGGGTTGTATTTTTCTTCCTCTGCCGCTTTCCGCGATCGTGGTAGAAGTCCGGTCCGTCCCCCTTTGCCGCGTTCTTGCGCGCGAGACCTTCCGCCTTCAGTATACCACGCAACTCTTGCGTCGCTGCCACCCAAGCCTCGTCATTCCCTTCAAGAAAAGAATCAACTACAATTCTACGTAGAAGGGACACTCGTTCCTTGTTGTGCAATGGCCTCATGATACCCCCGCAATCTATACATTATCGTACCTCCCAGGAAATTGACTGAAGCATATGCCCCGTCTCGACTAAGGGTTTAATAGAGGCCCCGCCTGTACTCTCGCCCCGCCTCACCCGACGGGCTGCCTCCCACACCACCCGCTTAGAAACTCGTAAACCCGGATTCTGTGCCTTCATTTTCCGTAGCATAAGTGTAACCGGAGATAACGGGGGTGCCGTTGTATCGACTATAGATTGTCTTAACTGCCCCGCTATCGCATCTCCAACCATATTTAGGGTGAGACGCGTATCGTAGTTGTTCGCTTTGAGAAGATTTGCCGCAGCCTGGGGCCATGACGAACTATGCTTCGCTATCATATTGCGGAAGAAGGGACGGGGCGGAATCTTCGCGCGGGGCGCCCCGAACTCCTGTATCGCCGCAATCATGGCCACAGGTCTACCGTCCGGGTATTTAGCCTTTTCCAGGAAACCTACGCGGACGAACTCGGCATTCTTTATTCGGGCGCCGATCTCCGCAAGGATAACCGCCGCTTTCTGTCCGCCCGTGACGCTTGCCATTGCTACCGCACGCGATACGCGACAAATCGCCCCACCCGGGGGATTATACGCTCATTGCACCACAAAACGCACCGCGTCCTGAATCTCGGGTCTGGAGGGGTATCGACCCCCTAGCAGGGCCTTGTCCACCGGTTTCAATTTATCCCACCCGTAGCTCTGCGGAGGGGTGCTCACCCCCCATCTGCCCCAGCACAACATCCGCAATTTGTTCGGGCGTCGCCCAATGTGCACGCCGCGGGTATCGGACAGGAACACCGTTCCCGCCTTCCCCATGACCGTTTTAACGACGTGGGGAGGGGGCGAACGGAAATCGCGTCCCAGTTTATCGTCTGGGACATTGTGCGTTCCAATCTGATAGAGGTGCGCGCCGTCGGAAAACTCATTCTCGACATCCGTCCCGTAGACGAAAATGACGAGTTGTTTCCGATCGTCTGCGTCTCTATGCCACCCGTGCGTATCCATATACTGCAACCCGCTTTTCACGGGCTGCGTCCAAAATGCGTTCATGGAATAGAGAATCGGCTGTTCGCCTCCGAAATAGGTTCGAGCGAAATCATAGTAATCAACCATGAGCTCGAATAGATGAGGGGCGACGACTGCGTCCTGCATATCAATACAAAACATTGGCCATTCCGCTGCCATCACAGCTGCGTATTGGATCATAGTAGCAGAGGCCTTTGCCTTGACGTGCGCATTATAAACCGGACACCCCCTTAAGTAATTATTTACGTCTGCAATCTTATCCAACTGCGTCGGCGCCAATGCGATCCCGTTCTGCTGAAGTTCCGTCAGCGCCTTTTCCTTACCGTTAAGCATTCTGCAACACTCCCGCCTTTGCTAAAACGTCCTGCCAAAAAACCTTGGGGTGGTGTCTTTCTTTCACCACCCCATGGAAACGCATCGCCATGTACTCAATCTCCGCATCATGCGCGCGTGCCCATTCGATCTGCTCGCGTGCGTCATTCGGAAACCGGTACCTGAGATAAAGGCTATCGTCGAACCAATGCGACGTGCATTGGTTATTCCTTTCAAGCAAACAGGCGCCGGCCCACCCCGCCTCGATTACCCGTCCCTTGACGTGGACGGAATCGCCCGTGCCGTTCATAGGCGAGTTGACGACAAGCTTACAATCAGCGAGGAACTGCGCCATGCCATGGAAGGACATGTCCTTGCGCCAATCGAGAACCCCCGCCATGGTCAAATACTGAACCAACATCTTGCGCTCGGTATGTCCCAATCCCCCCGCCATGCCGCAAAAGACCTTTTTCGCCTCCCACGAGAGCGACAGGAACGGGGTCGGATCGGTCGGGGTCAATTTGATCATGCCGGTAGGGCTCGTCGCCAGCGGCGTATCAAAACTACCATCAATGGAAACCTGAACCGAGAAGCACCCCTCCCTATCGTAAAGGTCAAGCCAGGGCCACCATGGTTTGTCCGACGCGTCGCCGACGATATGGATCGAGGGGGCGACGTCCCGCAATCGCTTGAGAACGTCAGGAAGCAGGACAGGGCGCCTATGATACTTCTCAATCGCGCCGATATAAACGATAACGTCCGGCTTTATATACTTCGCAAGGGCAACAATCTCGTCCTGATTGCCATGCGGGCGATTGTCGTATTGCTCAACCTGACATGTGTTGCCGATACAATTCCATGATTGCCAGTTCTTCTCGCAATCAGCCGTATGAGTAACAAGAAACAAAGCGTGCATTTATAACCTCGTATCTTCCCACTTGTCGTCCACCTTCTGTCGTACCCACAGCCCATCAAAAGATTGCACATAACCAAAGTTACAATGAACAGCCTCCGTCACACCGGGGTGATATCCTGGGCCGCTGCCGTCACGCACGCATTCTAGTCCGCGCTGCAATGCGGAACGATACATCCCTTTGTCCATAACTTCATGGAACTGCAGTTCCATATCGTCGCCGCACATGACGCCGCCATTGCGCAGTAATGACTTCGTATTCACAATATCGTGGTTCACGCTGTCATAGAGATGGTTCCCATCAATAAAAACAATATCGAATGAATTTGGGGCTAACGTCGGCAAAATATCCCGTGAGAATCCTTTAAAGACGCGCAGTCGGGGAAGCAGCCCACACGTCCCAACATTGTGCCAAAACAACCTTAAAATAGACCCCGATACAGCCGCCTCGGTCATAATGTCGGCAGCGCCCGGAGGCTTTGCGCCTTCCAAATAAGGCATCCAATGGTCGATACACGTAAGCTTGCAATCAGATTCGCACGCCTTATCCCAAGCAACCAGGGAGGCGCCGGCCCACGAACCAATCTCAAGGATATCGAGGGTGTCCCTACCAACCGCCTTTCTCGCGCACTCAACAACTTTTGGGAAATGCTGAAATCTATGGTGCCCTTGGTCAGCATGCATGACATGCCCGAAGTAGGGTTCATTCTTATCGTACGCCCTGAGCAACTCAATATATTCAGCATCGTTCATTCTTTTCCTCTTATTAGTTTTTCCAGCATACCAATATCACGCATATGGCGCGCGAGGGCGGCGTGGGTGTACCCCGGTATCAGGTGAATATTCTTGATCCCGATCCGTTCAGCCATCTTACGGTCAAGCCATGTGCCATCGCCGTCACTGATATAGGCATTAGTTGTGGGGATGGGGCCTTTCGGAAACAACAACTTCAAATCCGGAACCGGGGGATGTTCCGGACCATGCTCAATATGCCGCCACCATTGTAGGTCAAAATCCGGCTTCACGGCGTCGCCTTTACCCGTGATCGGCGATATCGCTATGATTTCGTCGCCTGTTTCTCGAAGTCCATGTTGTCCATACATCAAGGCAGCATAGGCACCCGACGATACGCCAATAGAAATGGCGCGCGGGTATTCCCGAGCCCTCTCCTTTATATAAGTGACGACGGCGTTCTTCGTTTCAATTCCAATAACACCGTGCTGATACCACCTATCCGTGCTGTCCCTAAGCAGGACATGCGCGATTTTCAACTTGCGTAGAAGATTGCCAAACTCAAAATGCCCGAAGTGCTGTGAGAACTCATTGCCCCCACTAGCGAAGGCGAACACGATAACGTCGCTACTAATTAAATGCTCATGATAATCTAAAACTGCCATTTGTGCCCCCTAAATGAATATGTCCCGCCGCCGGTACCCAATCCAACGGCGGGACGACGCGCAAGAGAGAGAGAGCCCGGCTAGGCCCAAAGCCTCCGAAAGCATTTCTACTCATGACAGGAAACCGTCCCGTCTGCGGATACAGCGGATTCTCCGCCGATTACTAGGGACACGACGTGAGGGAATGGTGACAGGCCCCAACGTCAACCGACTGCGCCGGCAGATAAGGCTTGGTCACACCAAAACCAATCGCGGGGCTAGTCGGTTGCAAAGCGAAGTTTGTTCCCGACGGTGGCGTACTTTCGGTGCCCGCCGAGACCGTCCCAACATCTACCCATTGTGGGTCGGTGGAGACGAGGTTGGACGTCGTCGAATACGGATCCATGCCAAAACCATTATCAAACTCGGCTATCTCGCCGTAGCACCCAGGCGCACCAGCCCCGCGGCTCTGCGTGATATTGCTAGCAGTCACGTCGATCGGCGAACCGGACGGCGACAGGAGCAGCGCGCTGTCCCACATTGGATAGGGGGGTGTGCTGTATTGACAGCCTCCAGATGGCGGCGGGGCAGGAATCGCTATCGCTATATTGTTGAGGTAGGTGTTTGCAAAACCATTCGCGTCGTCGATACAACCGCCCTCGCCCTGGTTCGCCGGGTCGATATAGTTATTGTAGCAGGAGTTATTAGCAACCGTGGCGTAAGCACTATGGAATACATGCACCCCACCACCGCCGTTATTATAAACCACGTTGAAGTCAATCAACGTCTGTCCTTTATAACTGCCGTTGTCGTTATCAATTGTGAGAGTATCGAGGATGATTCCATTCCCATCCGTGTCGTATGGGTTGGATACAGTCCCACACTGAGTCAAAGCATTATTGAACACAACGTTCCATGCGATCACGTTGTGGAAGTACCCGTCGGATGCGCCCGAAAGAGTATTTGGATTGACTAACGAACCAATCATTGGATTCGGATTGTTCTGATCGTCCGCCGTTGGCGTGTAACCCGGAACAGCCATTGCAACCACAATGCCAATGCCGGATCCCTGCGCATCACATTGCAGATTTGAGTTACCATAGCTTTTGTTATGAATGGCGTAGTTGAAGTCGCCATTGCCGAACGTAATGCCGGCCTGGCCAAAGTTCGTAATAGTACTATTTAACACCCAGATGTGGTGATTCCCAACTGTACCTGAGCCCGGCGTATTCGTCGGGTTATTCGTCGCCAAACCCCACGAGTAGAAGGGATTCGCCTGCCCAACCAAGTTTAGTCCATCGAACATTACATAATTTGCGACTGTGTTCGCGCCATATCCAAGCGAGATGGCCCCACTGCCGTTCGGCCCTGCATTGCCATTGATATTGCAGGCGTCCATCGTGGTGCAGCGGTAGACTACATAACCACCCGCCAATGCTGCACTGCCTCCGTTGTTGACAGTGAAGCCATCATAAGTGCCCGGGGCAATGTTGATACACGCGCCGGGACCTACATTCGCCGAATCCGCGTGTTGCAAAGTCAACCATGGCGCTGCCTGAGAACCGTTATTACTATCGCTGCCATTCGAAGCAACATAGTAGTTTGCATTGCATTGATAATAAGGCGAGTTAAATAATGCAAGGCTTGGTCCTGGAACTTGAACTGCTGGAGGCGGTGGAGGATTACCAACCGGCGCTGAACAACTCGCCGTAGTACCACCATTGGCGCCGACGCATGTCCATGTCCAAGGGCCGGTCCCCATAACGGTGGTCGCCGACCCCGCGGTGCAGAGGTTTGTAGTCGGCGCACTCGCGGTAGGGGCGTCGTTAGCCGGTCCACAAACTCCATTTGTCGGAGGAGGGGGCGGCGGGGCCGTAGTATCCAACGTCGCATAGAATGACCACTGATCATTATAGAACCCGCGCACCCCTCCGTAATTCGGGAACGTCGCTGGCATTACAACGTTATAAGAGCGAGTGACGTGCACCTCGGTACCTGTACCAAGGGCATTTTGAAAACCAAGCGAATTGCTTTGCGGGTGATAGGAAAGCCAATAGGTGCCCGGTGCCAGAGTCGGAGTTTTCTCCGTAGGAACAGTATTCCAGCCTGTGTGCGGTGTGAAAGCCGCCGCTTGAGTAATAAGCTTGCCGGGACCTGCACCAGACCCAGTCGCATCGTAAACGCCAAGGACAAGATTACCGCGCGCAACACGTACATAAAATGAGATCGATTGAAGAACCGCGGTCTGCGAGAGCGTTGCTTTTTGAGCAATAAGCAAACCGCCATTGTCGCCGTCGTTAACTGCCTCGATGGTCGTGTCGCCCATCGTAATAGGCGACTGTGCGTTCGCAGCGCAACATAGAAGAAGCAAGAACGCTAAAATCGATCTCATAACCCCTCCGTTAGAACGAGATTAAGTTCGCAGGATTGGCGTTCAACTGAAACCACCCGTCCGCCACAACGACGGGCGTCGGTACCCCGGAATGCACCGACCAGTTCACTTGTCCAGGGTTGGCGCCGCGACTATCCCAGGCGGCATACCACTGCGTCGGGTCCCCTCCAAATGACCCGGGTGGGAGCATGTTGATAACCGCCGTCTGTTGTCCAGACGGTGAGCTGAAATTGACGCTTACCTGACCTGACGGCGGTTGAATGACATTGCCATTCTGATCCGTGAACGTAGTCAGGAAAATAATTGTCGATCCGCGATAGAAGATTATAGTCTTGAACAAGGCCATTTAAGTGTCCAACTTTACATTTGCGCCGTATGTCCTAATAAGCGTAGCCGCAGACTGTGCCGTCACGGTGACAGTCGCCCTTATGATCTCTATCGGGATTGGAACAGGCCCAACCGTCACAGACCCGGAGAACTGCGGCAACGGCAGAGGTTGATAGTACCACGAATCCAATATGGCCTGGGCAACTGAAGACCCTATGACAGGCGGTGGCGTTGGAATAGGAAGGGTCGGGGAAATAGTCGTGGAGGGCTGAAACTGATATAAATTTTGGTCTGGGGGAATCCACGCGTCGAGAACGGCCGCCGGAACCCTGCTTCCTATGACAGGAGGTGGAGACGGAAAGGTAAAGATGCTCGCCGCAATAAGGGACAGGGGTGGCAAAGGCGGCGGCGCAGGGCGCCAACTATCCAGGATCGCCTGGATCGACGGCGGGGCAAGAAACGGCTTCGCAACCTGTTGAATGGACAATGGGAGCGTCTGCGGCTGACTGCCAACCGTCTGCCATTCCCACGCGGCGAGAATTGCCTGCATTGCATTGCTTTGGGGGACGCGCGTCGGGGCGGCGGCGCCGCTCGGGGGTGTCAGTTGAGCAGGAGAGAAAGGCTGCTTGCCCGGTCCCAGCAACAGGATCAAAGGCGGCTGGTAATACCACGTCCCATAAATCGTCTGCGGGATCGCTGTCGCTGTGACGACAGGGGGAGGGGTGGGGACGGGTAAAACGTCCGCCAGCCTATTCGGGGTCCAGGGCTGTTCCGCCCCCATCCACACCGGCGGAGGGGGGTTGTAATCGCCATACCAAAGGCGAACGGGAGACGCCGCAATAGCGTTCGCGCCCGGGGGCGGATTCGTGATCGGCGGCAGGACGTCCACTATCTTAGAAGGTGTGTGCGGCTGTTCTGCACCCATCCACGTCAGGGGCGGGACATTAAAGTCAGAATATTGAAAACGTCCCGGAAGGGTCGCCGTCGCATTGGCACCTGGAGGAGGAGGTGTCGGGACAGGGACATCAGCCGCGATCGGCCCCGACTGTTGATAAATGACATAACCCGCAGCGAGCCAATCATTGTTTATCGGAATGAACGAGTTGAAGTTAGATTTGATTGGCGGCGGGAACGGAATCTTGACAGGAGGCGATTGCTGATACAAAGCGTAGTTTGCAGCAATCCAACTATTCGATATCCCAATGACGGCATTGTAGTTAGACACGGCAGGCGGAGGCGTCGGAACAGGAAGCAATGTAGCAGCATGAAATGCCTGCTGGTACAAAGCATATTGATAGAGTTGCCATGCAACCAAGACGGCTACGGGAACGGAACTCCCAATAACCGGGGGAAAGAAGGTAATGAGAGTAGTCGGAATCTCCAATATAAAGACAGTAAGAGGTTCCGGCTGATAGAGACTTAAGATTTGAGTGATATTAGTCGGGGGCGGAGGATTCGCAACCGGGGGCTGAGGGGTAACTGGCCCCTGGTACGGCTGCGTGTTCGTATCGAGAAGTAAAGTCAAAAATGGATTTAGAGGATAATTCCATGAGTGATAGATCGGCCAGGGGAATGTCGGGGCGGGCGTGAACCCACTCGGAGGAATCGTTTGCGGCGCGCCATAGGGCTCGGTGTTGGAATCAAGCAAAAGTGTAAAGAATGGTTGAAAGTTCCAGGAATTATAGATTGCCCACGGAAACAACGGAGGAGGGGTGAACCCACTCGGAGGCGGAAGAATAGGTCCCTGATATGGCTCCGTACTGATATCAAGAAGCAGAATTAGATCTGACGGGAGCCACGAATTATAAACAGCCTGAAGAGATTGGACAAAGGGAGAAAACGCCGACGGGGCGCTCGGTGGTATTCGTTCTGCCCCCTGATATGGCTCAGAGTTGGAATCAAGAAGCAAAGTCAAAAAGGGGTTAGAAGTGTATGCTGCTATGATAGACAAAAGTTGAGTAGGCTCAAATGCAAGAATCGCAGGGGGCGCCGGAGCCGTTATAGCAGGTGTCAAAGTAGGGCCTTGATAAGGCTCAGCATTGTTATCTAGAATCAAAGTAACGAATGGATTCTGCGGATAGTTCCAGGAATCATAAATGACTTGTTGTGAACGAAGCGGAGGCGTTGGTCCGCTTGGCGGTACACGTTCGGCACCTTGGTAGGGCTCTGTATTACCATCAAGAAGAAGCGTAATGAAAGGATTTGAAGGATTGTACCAACTATCATTTATCGCCGTCTGCACGGCGTCGGAAATTCCCTTCCTACTATAAGGACCAAAGTAGGTTGCAGGATTGGCAGCAATCTTCGAAGGGGTCAGCGGTTGCTGACCCCCTATGTTCGGATAGGAAGTTTGGTGCGGTGGGTTGTAGAAGATTCCCACGCTAGTTTCCTTTCAGGCGTTATACGCCGGAAGACGTCGGCCCGCCGACCATTGCCCGATAGTCCTGATCCGACAACTTAATAAACTTGCCGGACGGAAGCTGACACACCCACTCACCAACATTGACATGCTGGTGCACAACCTGCTTATTCTCTCGCGGCAGCACGAGATATTGACGACCCTGCTTCTCCTGGATGTCGAAAGACGTTCCGTCCTTGAAGTATACGGACTGATTTCCGTCATACGGAGGCGGCTGCAACATCTTACGCAACATATCCTCGCCCTCCAACGTATTGAATGGCGGGTCACGACGCTCGCGAGGCTTGGCGAGCTCGCGGTTCGCCATCTCGGCCTTGGCGGGATCTGGGGAGACGCCCTTGAACTGATGCGCCTCGACAAATGGTGAAGACATGCTTCTACTCCTCTATTGAAAGATTACAACGGGCAGATATGACTTATTGGTCTTCTGCATAGTTGCATCCAGCCGCCCATCCTGTGAGCGTGCCGGGTGCCGAGGGCAGGAACAGGCCCAATCCCGAGGTAAAGCCCGCAGCCAAGGATATCTGCTCGCGTGGGGTGGGCACCCAAAGATACCCATTTAGATTGTTGAAGTTATCGCCGTACATAACAGTCTTGGTGCCATTGAGCTCAGCGCTGGCATTGATCCCCGCAGTGCCCGCAGCGCCGGCCGTCCCACCGACAATGATCGAGGCAATGGAATCTCCAGTTTTCAAATGCTGCGGGGTCGCCGAGGTGAGGGTTGGGAATAACGCCGCCTGCGTCTCGACTTGGACGCGTTGCATAGCCGACGTGGAGGTACCGGACTGGGACGTCCACAGACGCAAGATATACAAGTTTGGATCGGGCGCGGCGTGAGGGTTTACGAATACAAGCGTGCTTGCACCCGTAATCGTGAGGCCGTCACCTCCTACCGAGAACTCTCTGGACATGCGTATTTCTCCTAATGCATGTTCAAGTGGAAGGAAGCGCGGACACTACCCCGCACCGTTGGGGGCTTTAATGACAGAATTCGACGAGGGATTTCTGGACTTCCGTGATTACGGTTGACCAATCGCCGTCTTTATACTGCCTAAATATGCGTACGGAAGGATACCACGGGCAAACATTCTTCTTACTTGCCCACAACCAATGCGTCTTATACTTCGGCAATAAAACCCAGCAAGGAATATTCAGAGTCGCGGCTATGTGCGCAATGGCATTGTCGACCGTAATCAACAAATCCATTGACTTGAGAGCGCACGCGGCGTCTATATAATTCTTAAACTTCTTTCCCATATTCCATATGTCAAGCCGATCGAATGCCGGCTGATCACTTACCACCACCTCGTCCTGGAAGCAGAAGTATTCGATGCCCTCCAAATCAAAGAGGGGCGACATGAGTTCAAGCGGCATATCCCCATTGTCATGGCATTCCGGCCCCGACCAACAAAGACCAACACGACGGGACTGCATAATCCCCATATCAGGGCGCCAGCGGATCGTATTGTCGAGAGGAAGCGCGAACTTTGGAATCTGTGGAATTGTCTCCATAGTCGCCTTGGACGTCACGGCAAGCGACATTAAAGTGCACCAATAATCATAATAACCAATCGTGTCCATATGCTTGACGAGACGAATGCCGGGGAAACAGTGAAACATGAGTTGCAGGGCAGGGGGAACGGCAAAAGCAATATCACAATGAACCTTTGACAGGAAACGAGAGAACAACAAGTTCTCGGAACACGTAGGTTCCCCAACGACGAAAAGCGTCTTGCCCTTTAGATCCTCCGCACCCGTATAGTGTGGTCGCTTAGGCAACTCAGTGAGATGGCGGCGACGCGGTTCGTATTCCCGAAACCCATCCTCAAGATTGCCAAGCGCAAGGTTGCATAGACCTCGCGCATAGATAGCATTCTCTTTATGAGCAGAGGGAGTCTTATTCGTATTCTGATACATAACCACATCGTTAAAGTCGGGGATGGCCTCCTCATATCGTCCCATATTGGCAAGTATCACGCCCCGATTGAACAAGGCGATATCCATTCCGGATTGAAGCACAAGACATGTATTGATCACGTTCAACGCGTCGTCCAACATTCCCCACTCGGCCAACGCTTTCGCACGATCGACGCCATGCGTACCATCGAACCCGCGGAAGTTCTCAATCGTCTTCCCTTTTACCTTCGCGCGGATATCATTCATCCTGGGCTACTTCCTTGATCCGCCACGAAGGCCTATCCGGCGCGTGTCATCTGTAGTTTATTCCTGGGAGGAACGGACGTCCCGGGTTGTAGTAGTCTTGGTATTGATACTGGCGCCGGATGTTGGGGTAATACGGGTACGGTGTGTAGTTTCTGGATGGCGGCGCGGACCACCAGATATCGCCGCGGCTGGAGTATCCGCCGCCCTGCATTGGATTACGGTCTTCGGAGTACTCGTAATTCCGATAACTCGGATACTGGTAGGATTGCGCGGATGCTGCTTGGACAAGCACCGCAATCACAGTAATTGTCAGGACGAGGCGTCCCGCATGATAATCATGACCTCTCATATGAAATACCTTCTACTTCTGGAGAAGTGACGCCAACCTGCCGAACCATAGATCCAAATGATGCCCCCGCGATACTCGATCTTCTCGGCGTTCTCGCCGGTATCAATATCATTGCGAAGGACGTTGAACTCCAAATACCCATCCTTTTTATAAACGTACTCATTGCCCAGGCCCCACACCGCGCCATCGCTGTCGATAATGAGCCGTGCCGGAGGACTCGTCGTATAGCTTTCGCTCCTGTCGATACGCTCGTAGCGTATACCGTCCAACGTCCCGGAAAGCAGTCCGGCTTTTAGGGCAGCTTGGACGCTATCGAAAACATAATCAGTCATCAGATTAACCCTTACTGAGCCAGTATAGACGCAAGCTGCTGCGAAATATAGGGATCATAAGGAATCGCCGTGCTTGCCTGTGAAAAGGCCATTGCCCCAAGCATAAATTCATCATTGCTATAGCCCATTCCAGCAGTTGCCGCAGTATCCGAACTGTGTGTAGTTTGAATACCGAGGAATGATCCTCCATATCCGGCGTTGTGATTAATACTTCCAGGCCACATTAATATTGTATCTCCAGGCACAACATTATACCCGGAGACTGACATGCCTTGGCAGTAAATCAAATCCCCATCTTGCGTAGTGGCAAATTTACCGCCGACCTCATAACCTGTTGTCGCAGCACCGAACCCAAGCGCATTTCCAGTCGTTATGTTGTTAGCCCCAGCTGGCCACGAGCCGGGATTCGTACCGATTGTAACTCTATCTCCAATTACATATCCGTCCAAAGTTCCGGTAATCCCACTGATCTCATCTATACTAGCCCAGCCGACGCCGCCAAAGGCCACGCTAGTTGTAATAGTAATAGTAGTGGGACCATTTTTGACATTCAAGCAGTAGGCCATACCAGCATAAAAATCTCCCCCATCAACACTATCGCCAGTCCATATTGTAGTGACGACTGTATAGAGATTCGCGGGGGTTGCATTATCTGTAACAGTTACGGTCGGCCTAGGACCTGGTTGAGTACCACCAAAAAAAACCATCACGGCATTTCCAGAGGTGACAGCATTCGCGAATGCGGGTGCTAGAGAAGTGGCGCTTCCACCGTTCCAATACGCGCTTTGAACCCACTGCCGGCCGGACAATGGATCAGCGACAGGATTCCAATTCGGGGTTGTAATATTGGAACCACTCCCCACAACCAACTGTGCAGTTTGGCCAGATACTCCAGCAACTTTGTCATGACACTCAAACTGGAAAAATAGGTATTCGTTATACAACGCTATAGTCGGGGCAGTCCAAGTAATGGTTATCGGAAAATTCGTGGCCGATCCGGTCATTGCGCCAGTTGCACCAGATTCCAAAGTCAATGTGCCATTTAGGGCAGTTAGCTCACGAGGCCCTGACGTAGAATTGCCCAGATCAATGCCATTAGCGGTCCTACATGCCCACACTCTCGCTTTAATCGATATTGATAAATTACCGCCGCCATTAGACTGGTAGTTGAAGCTGAAGGTCCAAGTACCCGAATTAAAGTAACCTAGATAAGAGGTCGGCGAGACAAAACAATCACCAGCCGTTGTATTGGTGGTCCCAGTCCCAATTTGCGGACCAATATAATTTGGCGTGCCGGCGTCAATAAATGAAGTGGTCGCGTGAACTGTCGCGTTTGCAGTAGCGCCACAACGTGCTCGGAAGAAACATGGGGCCGTGACTGCTGCCGGTGTCCATGATAATCGTGTGGAAAGTACAGTTGCTGGCGCTGAACCGCCATCCTGCAAGTTACCGTAGAAATTCGGCGTTACGGCATTGGTGTTAAGATAATAAAAAGTTTTGGTAGCCATTCAGAATACTCACATATTGCACGGGCGATTAATGTTCCCATACACTTCAGTAATCGTCGCATTGAGGGTAAAACCAGACGCTTCCAAATGGTCCATTCCCTTGAGCCATGTCGGGTAAAATGGGTTGGGTTTGCATGGCCCGGGCGACTGGTAGCCGACGCCTGTCGAGTTGGCCACTGCTGCAATTACGCCGGCATTTACCATACAATCATAAACCTTCTTAAACCCAGTGCAATTCGGCGCCGTAATCGGCAAGGACGCTATGTTCGCTAGACCAGGATCAGCATAAGTATTGGTGCCGAATACCCAGGAATGGGTTCCCCCAGCGTCCCCAACCCATGTATTGTTGCCTCCAGTACTGTTGGAGGTCGGTACATGGCTGTCAAAGATGTAATTCCCGCTGATATCGATCAGTGACGAATAGGTCGTGATCAACACTGCACCAAAGCCCGTCACGGCAGCAGCGCAAACACCAGTATTTCCAGGATCGCATTGCCCATCCTGCACCCCTGTACATGTGGCAATTCCTCCGGGGCAAATGTACGGGTTTAGGAAAATGTTGTTGTTAATATGGTAGACACCCGTCGTTGTAGGTGACACCCCATTAAGATAAAGTTCCGCGCCGGCGACATGATGCGGGTCCGCCATATTGGTTACGCAAGTATTATTGAATGCATAATATTGCGCCTTGTCATCACCGGCCACGTTCCCAGCAGGGAAAAACATGATACAAGCACTGCCATTCTGCCACATTATACTCTGTTCAACAACGACTTGATGGTTATAACCCGACAGGGCAATGGAATCCCATATCAACCCCTCGCCGTCTGAATTGAAGTTTCCGGTCGGGCACACGTTGCCGGTCACGGAGTTCCTACCAAAATAACTGAACCATCCAGCCGTGTAGGTATGGGTCCCTGGATCACTGCCGCTAGGAGCAACGATCAGGGACATATTACTACCACATATACCGCCCCCACCGCCTGTCGATACTGCCGTGTTCCAGCCAATGTTACCGACCGCCGCAACGTGGTCCCACGCGCCCATTGGATAAATATCTGACCCAACTCCGAACCCGCCAAGATCACAGGTTGAGGCAATGTTATTCATCCATGCAAGATAGTTTAGAGGAGTCGTTGTCCCCCCATTGTCCGTGTCGTTTTCGGCTGAGAAACAGGTGCCATCCGACGCGTTTGCATTCTGTGTCCCAAGAAACCCCTGGATTGACCAATTACCACCAGCGGTGCTGTTTGGCCAGATGGCATTGCCACCGAATCCATTTACATTGCAACTCACCAAATCGGATCCGGCGCACAGGAATACCGCAAAATAGATTCCGCCAGTGCCATCTATACCACCAGTAGTTGACGGGCAGTTGGATACATTCCCCCAATTCCCGGCCGTGAACGGGGAACCAGCCCCGGAGCTCCCGTATGACCCAGGCCCGACAAGAATTACGTCCCCGCAGTCGATCACATGATTTGGTGTCAGCCATGGCCCATGTCCCCCGCCAGAGGTTGGGGCCAAACCATCATTTGAGTCCGAGCCCGTAGTAGAAATGAAATGAAGGGAATGCCCAGTAGGGAGCGTGAACGTATGAGTACCATTGCCAGACGACGGAATAAAAACTGGCGGGGTTATAACTGGCTGCCCGCTCGCAGTTTCAATAAAAGCAAAGAATATAAGCAGCAACAATGCAGCAAGCTTCTTCATCATGGCACCGTGAAGATCGAGATATTTACAGGCACGTCACCTGACGCCGTGAAGAGGAACGACACATTGCTGCCGGCGGTCTCCGCCTGCGTCGGTGCGTAGTCGTATTGCCCATTACCAAGATTCGTTACAGTTCCCGCACCGGCTGCCTGAGCACTTCCATCCTTAGAAGTCTTAACCGTAACCGTCGCGCTAGGATCGGCAACGCCTGCCGTCGTGAATAGCCCGAACGTGATATGCTGCCCAGATGTCGCCCTATGCAACCCGCCCGTGAGAAACATAAGGTTCTCAGGGACGGCCGTACCGCTGGATGTCGAACCGGACATCATGAAGCTAACGCAATTAGCGTTCGTCTCCGCCTGGGTCGGGACGTAGTTATAAACCCCGTTGCCGAGCTCGCTAACCGAACCCGCAATGGACGCCTGGGCGCCGCCATCCTTAGACACGAACCCCGTAATGGTCGCGCCGGTCATCGCAGCGTCAGTTGCAGGATTGATAAGCGCGAACGTAAAGTTCTGGTTCGCGACGTTCTTGAGAAGGCTCATATCAGCCAAATTTCCAGACGGAAGGGGATTAAAAGTAATAGGAGGCGCTACGACTAAGCGCCTCCTTTGAATAACAAGAATAGGCATTAAAAATGAATAGTTAAAACTACCGCAGTACGACTACTGCCCTCCGCACGCGTATTCGGGTGCGAGGGTTTCTTCAATGAGACGACGTTTCAATTTGAACTTCGTCATATCTCGAACATGCAGGGCGGCACGGGGGCCGAACTTCCTATCTATCATGTCAATGTACTTCGGATTGCGAAAGTAGATTTGAAAGGCCTCGTCCCTGAACTTGAGAACCTCGGCGGCCTTGACGTGACGCGTATCCAAGGGACGGCATTCATAGTTATGTTGGCTATACCCCTTCCAGGAATCGGGCAACGTCCAACCTTTCTTCACGGCCTCGTCATAAAGGGGACTTCCGGGATACGCCATTGCAGAGTAGAAATTGGCGAACTCGCAGTTAAGACGCAACGCCAAATCCAACGTAGCTCGCATCGTGTCCATGGTGTCGTCGGGAAGACCGAATATGAAGTTTCCTATGACGTTTATGTCGTAGCTCTGAATCTTCCGCACGACTTCCTCTATATCGTCCCGCTTCAATCGCTTGTTCGCCCCGTCCCTCACGTAGGCGCTCTCGCTCTCGATCCCCAGCGCCAGCCACTTGAACCCCGCGTTGCGGAGGATCGGCAGGTTGTCCGACTTGACCGTATCCACGCGGGAGTAGGCCCAAATATTCAGCTCGTGCGCCGGCAGTTGGTTGATTATCTCCTTCGCTACTCCAAGATAATGCCTCTCGTTGAGGACGAACATCTCGTCCACTATCTTGAATGTCTTGACTCCGTAATTCTCGTAGAGAAACTGCATCTCCCCCGCGACCGCCATTGGATTGCGCGGCCGATAAAGACGCTTGCCGAACGGCGAGTTGATGCAACAGAAAGAGCACGCATAAGGACAACCAAGCGACGTGTAGACAGACGCGTAGGGTTGTCGGGAGTCCAGGTTGTCGAAGCATTGCCAATTATGAGCCCTATATTTGTGCATGGGCAAAAGATCCCATGCATTGCCATGCAACTTGTTAACGTCGATTAATTCGGCAGGGGGATTGTTAATAACCTCCCACTTGAAAGTGGAACCTGTTAAGTCATAAGGATAATGCCACACAAGGCCGGGAATATCCGCATATGATGGTGTTAAAGCGGGTTTTTCCTTTTGCAGGAGCCGCAACACCGTTTCTGGTCCTTCGCCATTACAGGCAAAGGTCGCCTTGCTCTCGCGCAACGTCTGCTCGGGAAGGGCCGCGACATGCCCACCGACGAGAATCTGCGCCTGGTGACCGGCGGTTCTCTCATGAATGAGCGCGGCAATTCGCAATGCCGCGTCCATTTGCTGTGTCGAGGCGGAGGGTTGGTGACCATAAACGGCGATACAAACAAGTCGGGGGGCCTCCAATGCCGCCTCGATTGCAATGCTCTCGGGGGACATCCCCTCTGCCTCCCCGTCGATAATCTCGACAGAGAATCCATGATCGCGCACGTACCCCGCAATCAGGCGACACCACAGGGGCGGCTCGACAGCAATAAGGGAATCAGCAAGATCCGATCCGTACACACCATGAGCTGCTCCCGCGTTCACAATTAACAAATCAAGCATGTGCCTCAATGCCTCGGTATGGGACGTTTTTCAAGGGAAAGGGGACCCATTCCTAGGGTCCCCGCCGTTACCGCACTGTGCGACGCCCTACGGGGCAGGGGTCGTTACCCCAATGTCGTGGATAATTTGCCAAATGTCCTCGCGGACACTGCCGGACCCGGGGACCGCCTTGTCGGGATGGTGCAGGGCAAGCCTAACGTGCGGTGTGTGACGGCGCGCGTGGTGAATATGATGCCTCTTCACATCGAGACACGCAACGGGATTGTCTTTAAGCGTACTAAACCACGCGTATGTCACGCAATTATTGGACGGAATCAACGTCGCCGACGCCGGCAATGTCAGGAAAAGTAAACCAGCGGCGGCGCCCGCGCACCTATACGTTCCCATACTGGTGCCTCCGCATTTGCTGATACCCCTTGCGCAACTCCATAATGCCCTCGCCCAGACCAAACTTGGGCATGAAGCCTGACTTCTCAATTTTGGCATTCGATACGACGTAATCCCGCTTGTCAGGGTCTACGCCAAAAGAAGAAGTTCTGACCTCGAAAGATGGGAACTGTTTTTGTATTTCCTTGCACAACCCAACCTTGGACATGTTGGCAGTGGACAGTCCGACATTATAAGCGCCATCGGGAATCTGCGTAATCCCATGCAAGAAAACGCGTGCGACGTCCCGGATGTGGATGTAGTTGCGCATGGCATCGGGTTCATAGAGCACGACATAACCGTCCGTCATGGCACGCCATACAAAGTCATTGACGAGCAAATCCATGCGCATCCGCGGGCTCATGCCGAACACGGTCGCGAGACGGAAGCTGACGGCATTCCGTCTCTGCAAAACGAAGTTTTCCGCTTCCTGCTTAGTTCGTCCATAAACGCTCAACGGATTGGACGGTGTTTCCTCCGTGCATTCTCCAACAGGAACCGTCCCATAACCGCTGTTTGTATTCGGGATGAGCACGCGTTGATCCGGACTCAAGCGCTTGACCGCGTCGTCCACAGCTTCACAATTAATCGTCTGTGCATCCTCTTGACGCTGCTCGCACAAAGGCGCACCGACAAGCGCCGCAAGCGGAATGAACACATCGCATTGCTTCAGCAATGGTCCCATAAGCCGCATATCACGGCAATCGCCCTTGACGATTTCAAGGTTGAGATTGCAGGACAGGTGATTGAGACTTGTTTGATTCCACATAAAACTGTCCACCACCACAACGTCAAAACCTGTAATGTCATGGGGAGGACCAATCAACAACTCCGTAAGAATAGAACCAATGTATCCTGCACCGCCTGTAATAAGAACTCGTGTTGTCATGCAAGAACGTCCTTCATAATGGCTACCGCCCGACCAATCCTCTCGGAGAGATCAAGTGCGCCATTTCCTAGAAAAAGACCTGTGTCGTGGATACGATCGGCGTTGGGCGTTTCTTGGTGTCGCGCAATCCTTCCGTACTTATGCTTGCGGAAGGAACCGCCTGTCGGCAATCTACAATCTATCGAGGCGGCACGCAAGGCGCGGACAAGATCGGCGCGTTTGCTATTATCCAGCTGCACGCCGTCCCTATTGTGATCCACTATGAAGTTAAGACAGAATGGATTCATGTCGCCATAAGGCGTCGGGTGCTTGATCGGCAGCCCCCTCGTCAGCTCACGGAACAGTTTCATATTCTGCTGACGAAGACGCTTATGCTCGACCTGCTTACTCAGCTGAACATGCGCTATTGCCGCGTGCAATTCGAGGGGGCGAACATTGTACCCAAAGACGCGGAAGTCGTATTCCTGGTCGAAATGAGCAGGGGGTTCTACATCCCTTGACCAGCCATGCGCGCGCAGCATTCGACACAGCGTCGCCATTTCCTTGTCGTCCGTCAGTACCATGCCGCCCTCGATCGCGGAAATCTGGTGCGAGTAGAAGAACGAGAACGAGGACATGACGCCATATGTCCCGCACACCCCCACAAAGTCGCCATAGGCCGATACATCGCCATTAGTGGCAGGCAATCGTGCGTCGAAGCTCTCGCAATTGTCCTCAATGAAATAAGCGCCACATTCACCGGCATGATAAGCAAGATTAGACAAATCGGCGGGATTGCCAAGAATGGAACACCCAACAACAAGCCGACAAGGCCTATAAAATGTATTGGCGTTCCATGTGGCATCGCAATCCATCAAACTAATATGCAACCCATATTGCACTAGCGGGGCATAGGTGGTCGACCAAGCAATGGCCGGGACAAGCGCAACGTCACCGCGCTGCAATGGCCTATTCTGCAAATGAAATAAAGTCGCAATCATGAGAAGGTTCGCAGACGAACCCGAGTTGCACATGATCCCGTACTTGCGGCCATGATATCTGGCAAAGGCCTCCTCGAATGCCGCGACGCGTTCGCCACACGTGAAACGGCCGCTCTTCATGACGCAATTGATCGCGTGTCGTTCCTCGTCCCCCCATGCCGCAAAGCCAGTTGGATACCACCACTTGGATGCTGCCATTTCAAAACTTTCCATTAGCCGCCTCAATATTTGCTGGCATGCTCGACCAGAAGAAAAGAACGATCCGTTCTCGTAATTGCATACCTGTACGCAGAGAGGATATGACTTTCCTCCTGCAACTCGATCACCTCCACCTTCTGCAACATGAGACGCAAGGGGTCGCAATAATTCCCTACATGCTGCGCACCCGGGTAGAGCGGCGTCTCCGCCCCAACAGCCGTCCGAATAATGACCTTGGGCTTGTACCCCCCGTTGCTGTAAATCGGGATTTTGTCGAGGTGGAGGACGAGTTGGTTAATTGCGAGCAGGAGAAAATTGAAACGTGGGTAAATGGAGACGGGGAAACCACCCTGGAGAGCATAACCGATAGAAAGGCCCATCTGCATGTCCTCGGCGACGGGCAATTCCAACAAACTTTCGGGAGGAACATTCTTGAAACTCCTACTCATGCCGGTACCGGGGCATGCCACCGCCTGCCCCATGAACAGGACGCGCGGCTGCTGCGCCAGCAATTCCATGGCCTCGCAAAGACGATCGAAATATGCGGACATTTAATTGCCATTCTGTGAAACTGACACGGCTTCGACGGCACTTCTGCCAGAAACCACTTCCTCATCCGCAGGCTCAGATACATAGGCCCTCGGGATAATATTCATAAGACTTCCGTCACTTCCATACTCATAGGCCCAAAGCCCATCAGAAGTCCATATACGTTTCGCAACATGATTTGCCATTTTCAGAACTCAACCCATTTTCCAGCGCCCGCGTGGGGCCATGGCAATTCATACTGGTAATAATAAATATAACTCGAATATGGAAACTCATAATCATACAAATCCAAAACCGATTTGGAGTCAGGACCCCACGCATCCCTCGTATCCGTGCCCACAGATTTTCCATTATCCTCGATAATGAACTTAATAGGAAGATCAGAACCAACCGCGTAGTTCAGGGCTTCATGAAAAGCCCCACCGACAGCCGTCATGTCGCCGACGAAACACCAAACCTTTTCGGTGCCGCCTTGTCGCTTGATCCCAAGTGCAATGCCAAGGGCAATCGGAATGATCCCGCCGACGATCGCGGACGTAATAACGCGTTGCTCGGGATAGCAAAGCGTAATCGACCTTCCTGCCCAAATATCCTCCATAAAGGTTTGCGTAGGAACTCCCTTCAGTAGGCAGTGATAGTGCGACCGCCATGCACTGCACACCCAATCCTGCTCATCCACGTCCTTAAATATTTTGATAAGTTGTTCCTCATTGCCGCCCGACAAATGCACCGGCGCACGAATGACGCCCGAGTTGTAAGCATCGGCAATAGTCTTCTCAAATCCAATAAGCTGCTCGGCAGTCAATAAATACTTCACGCGCCACTCCCAAGTACGAAGCACCGGATATACCAACCCCCCGGCGTCTGCCTTACATACCAAACAATGGCATCGCCCGTGGGATTGTGGGCGTTCTTGACGATAGTGGACGGTGGCACAGGAACCCACTCGCCCTCTATTGGCACATCAAACTCGTACCCAACGGTTTCCGACTTACGCCAACTTGTATAATGCCCATCGGCAATGTCACAGCATGGAACACCGTTCGGACTACGAACGCCCTTGAACCAATCCCGAATCTTCGGGTCTACGTTCCCATATTGCCCATTGTCAAAAGCGAGTGCTGAGCTACTTAGAAGAAAGAAAACTGTTAAAAGCTTTTTCATTCTTATCTAAGTCCTCTATCAACATGAACTTGTTGGCATGACATCCAATGATCACGGTATGCGGATCGTCAGGGCGCCCGGCAACCGTAATGCCGACGCTCACACCACACTTGTTACATACTACATACATGACACCACAACGGGGGGCGGGGTAAGGAAGTTTGAAACCACATCTCTTGGCGAACCCCCGCGACATGTCAACGACAACGCCATTGGGATATTTCGGATTAGGCGCGCACGTCGCGCCCCTGCCCTTATCCAGAAACCTCACCGTCGCGTCCATCATTGAAAATATCCCATGCTTTAAACTCAGTCGGCAGATTAGCTGCAAAGGCATCTATCTTGTAGTCGTGCCGACCACCCATAACAGCGGCGAGCTGGTTCTTCGCTGTATTTCGCACCCCATTGATTGAGTGTGTCAGTTTAAGTAGCTGATCCTGCTCATTACCACCTTCACGTGCTTTTGACTCGTTCTCCCAAATGAATCTATTCGTCAGCATAATGACGATAATGGCTTTGATCGCATGGGCATTCAGCCTGACGTCCCCTTCCTCAAGAATAAGGTCGAGATCGTGGAGGATCAAATCCATCTCCTCTACATACTCCCGCTTGCGCTCGGGAATAAAGATCGCCTTCATCTGCGAGATAGTGAGGCGGTCGACGAGGTCGGAGAACGTCGGCAAGTATTTACGTTCCCTTTTTTCAGAGGGGGGACGTTCCAAGGCCCCCACCGGACCCGCCGGACCTAAAACTTCCCCCAACTTAAAGATCTGATCCATGCTACCACACGATCCCTAGCACTTCGCCCAGTTGAAAATACTGATAGTTCGTCAAAGCGACGCCGCCGATCGTGACCGTCCCGGAGCTGTTGGCGACAGTACCTTCTATAACTGAGACTAACTGAAGGTAACTGATAAGCGTCGGCAGTGGGATGTTTGCCAGAATGGATTGGATTTGCGTGACCTGATTTGATAGTGCCATGACTACTCTCCTATTCACCAACCCGGCCCAAAGGGACCACCCGGGACGAACCAAGGCTCGATACGACGCACCCGTCCCCGTTTCCAACGCATAGTGCGGTATTGCTTAGTGGCGTTCCAAAACATGGCGCCGTATTTCGTCTGGTACCAAAATGCCGCGGCATCCGGCCCACTCATCTCGGATGCGACGCTAACGGACCCCTCACTTGCATTCGTGATACGCCCTACGATCGAGGACGCGGGCTGTCCCTGGGCATCCGGCGCCAATAATTGCGCGAGATGGGACATGATCATCTTCAGATACATGTCCTGATAGACGGGGTTGTTCACGACGCCCCCGCCGTCATTCCTGAGATAACTTGTCGCTATGTTGAAATATGTCTGCGCGAGCTCGATCGGCACATAGCTAAAATTGGGGTATGCCTGGATCCAGCCATTGTAGTCGAAATTTACGGCAACGCCCATGACCTACTCCTTTTCTCTTTTATGCCGCCTCGTCCGTGCGCGAGCCGCGATTGATCGGACGTGGTTCCTTGGCGTCGATTTTCAATGTCTTCGCCGTCTGCTCATCGGTAGCGACCTGTCGCATGGGCAGATTGGCAGGATCGAGGGGTTCGAGCCCGGATCGTCGCTTCTCGTTTTCCCTCGCGACGGTCTGGACGTCCGCCATCCGCTCATAGGCGAATATGAGTTTATTGCGAACTATGTCGGCGTCCTTATTCTGCTCCGCCCAAATATCCCAGAACTCCTTGGGAATATTCGGGGTGAGGGCGTAGCCATTATTGTTCGCCGTCATTTGGAAGTCAGGGACGGTGCCGAACGGCAAACGATTGCCCTTGACGACGAAACGCTGTTCCCGGGGCTTTGCCACCGGCACCATGCGCACGCCTCCGGGACCAGGCTCGGGCTCGTTCACGAAGTCAAAGATTCGCAGGATAAGCCCATTCGGCAATTTGCAGGCGACGGTAACAGTGCGTACTGCCTCCTCCCTGCCCGCACGTCTCGCCCCGATATTGCCCATTGGCTTACGCGGGACCTGTTTCAACATTCGTCTCTCAGCCATTTGCTTTTACTCCTATGTACCGTTTGCTATATTAACACCCGTAACCCCGACTTCTGTAGCGAGCCATAACCATGCGTTGCCGCCCGTCGCAAGGATAACCTGCTGTCCAGGCGGGATCGGGATTCCATTGACGCCGACTCCCGAGTTACCCCCACCCGTCCCGCCGACAGGTTGTCCGGAAATCTGAGCAGCTGGGTTTAATGTCGTCGATGCCGAACCCCCGCAAGACCCATAGCATACGTTATTGCCGATATTGGTCACGAGGATCGTCGGACCCGACACCTGAAACGCTTGGGGCGTCGTCGATATCGAGGCATTCGAGGAGTTCGTAAACGCGAAAGAATTGAGTGCCATTTGTTAACCCCCGTAGGCCTTGGTGCCAAGCACGCGCTTGCGATACCCGACCCGTTGTGCGATCAATTGCCGAATGGCGTCCTTGGACTCGGCGGCCATGACGTGATTACCGACCACGAGCGGCTCGTCCTGCATAAGGGCGTGCCACTCGTCCCAGGCCTGTTTAGGAAAGTTTTCCGTAAGAGCATATCCATATAGCGAATCCGGGGGTATGGGTTCCCCGATTGCCTGGAAATAGCCCCGGACGACGATTCCGCCGATTTGGAGCCCATTGCGTAACTTACACGCAATCGTGACTGTATCGCCCATTATTTTTAACTTCTTTTCGCTTTTCCTATTGCCTTAAGTTAAAAGCGTGCTATATTTAAACCCATGGAAACGAGAGGAGACGACGAAATGAAGACCTTGGCAAAAATCCTTATCCATATTTGGTTCATTCTGTCGCTGATGATCACCAGCTTCGCCGCAGTCGCCAATAGCGATGGTTGGGCATTGTTGTGCTTCACGCTTTGCTGCACCTGGTACGGAATGATTATCGGTTCGCTGCATCTGCCGTCGGTTGCCGAATAAGGGGGGGAACGACATGATCATTCGTGCAGAGACAGAGTTCGAGACATTCATTAAAAACCTGGACAGCAAGGAACTCGGTGACCTCGTCAAGGAATACATTGCCGAGAGCAATCATATGGAATGGGATGGATTCGAAAGACACGACATGACAGGGATTCGAAAGTTCCTTGCAGACGTGAAGACGTATCACGAGAACAAGGTGGTGAAGGTTTGAAAGGGGGAGGGGAAAGACAATGACCGATCCCAGGTATTACCGTCTTACGCTGGACGAGAACGGACAAGAAATCATCCGTGAGTTTGCGTCGCAGGACGACGCACGTCGTGAATGGTATGCCGCACAACGTCGTCCGGGGGTCTTCAGCGCAACGGTGAGCAAACACAGCCGCGACATACCCGGTTTTACGAGAGGTCTTCATCGATGGGAACGACAATGTTGAAACTGACGAATGAAGAGATCGAGCGCTACGCGCCGTATCACGAGATGCCTACCTTTGCGTATGGCTTTTACGAATATGTCGGAGGCGGAGACGGCGCTATCTCGATCGGGCATGGCCGTTACAGCGGCGACGCCCAGCAGGCGTACGATAGAGAGGCAGAATGCGCGATGCGTCGTCAGCGCGATAACGTTGCCTGAAGGGAGGAAATCGAAATGAACGCGTCCGACAAAATCGCAATGGCGTTGCAAGTAATCATCGAGAACGCATCACCGGAGGATCGACAGGCCCTACACGACGCCATCGGCGAATACGTAGTTGCCTATCCGCGATCGTTTCGGGACGTGACGCGTCAGCCTTTCGCACGCAAACTGATCGAGGCGATACAAGAGACTTATTGATTTTCGTTTCATTGCGTTTCGAACAAGGGCGGGGCATTGACCCCGCCCCTTCTCATTTCGCTTAGACCCCCAAAAGGGAGACGATTGCGAAAGGTTGCCTTATCACGGCTCCCCAAACTCCCGCCACGACCTTCTGTCGATAGCTGGACAGGTGCCGGACGATCGGCTGCGCGTACATCTTCTCATTGAACGCGCAATACCCCGTGTCCTGCCCCTCGATATCCTCCGCAAGGAGCTGGACGAGATTGCCTGTCGCCTGTCCCTGCGGGTTCGAGGACGAGATGACGCCGTATTGCACTGCCGTCTCGAACCGGATATTTGGGAAGTTCTTTTTCAGCAAATCAAATACGTTCACGTTGAACGAATTGGTTGCTGTCAAAGCGACTTCCGATTGCGGCGACATTGCCAGCACGAGTTTGCTGTCCGCCTCGACAAGGCCCGACGTTTGCAGGACGAGTTGGTAGAACATCGCCTGGATGTCGTTATAGACCTCGTTTGCCGTCGCATTGATCGAGCCCGACGCCGTGAACCACTTGGTGCCCCCGTTCGCCTTGGCGGCAGGGGTAAGAGCCGCGGTCAGGGTCGGGTCGTTCAGCAGGCCGTAATTTTGCAAGCCCCCAATCCCGTAGAAGTAGGCAAGGTTGGTAAACTTGTTGATCACGGTAGCGGAGGCGATATCGATTTCCCCGACCCAATTGATCTTGGCGAGGCCCGCACGTTCGAGTTCGCGGTCCCCGTATTCCTTGATTGTCTGGAACAGGTACGCCTGCCGTTGGGGCCAAACCGTATTGACGCCGGTGCGGCCGTTCTCATTGAAGTCACCGTATGAGCTCACCTCGCCCGTGTGCTCAACGGTCGGGAACATGGCGGTCTCATCCAACCAGGTGCCCTTGCGCTGTTCGCCAAGAATGATCGCGGCCCTATTCGGGGCAAACAGGATTTTGAATACCTGCGGGTCCATCATGGTAGTGAGGAACGCAGGCACGGACGAGTTCGCTGTCGTGATAATCGCCGGGATCGTGTCCATGGCGAGGTTCACGTCGTATCGGAACTCATCCGGCGTGTAGGCGGATGGCTGCGCGCCGGTGGCAAAGTTGACGCCGCGGTCGCGCAGCATCGGCAAATGACTTTGCCATGCTGACATTGCTTCTTGAAGGTTCATTGTGGGCTACTCCGTAGGTTCAAGCGCGGCGGCGTTACGCATAGACCGCGTTACTTATTTTCACAAGTTCGCCGGCATTGCCTGCGGACATTGCGATCCACTTGGTTTGTATGTTGGTCGCCACAGTCCAAGTGGAGGAACTCACGGTCTGGGTGATATTGACGATATACGTCCCGGTACCTCCCGAACCCGTGCCCAACGCCGTGATTGTAGTGCCTACGGTTATCCCCGTTCCCGACAAGACGTCGCCGACACCTACCGTTCCCGTCACCGCTGTGACGTTCAAGACGCCGTACGTCTCCGTAATAATAACGGAGTTTGATCCATTGTTAACGGTCTGCTCCGGGATATTGAGGGCATACGTGCCCACACCTCCCGGCGTTCCTGACAACTGCCCAATGATCTGGGTGCCGGCCGCCATGCCGGTGCCGCCCGTGAGCGTGCCGCCGACAACGATCGTGCCCGATACGGAGCCCGTAACGGTGAGGACGTTCCCCGAAATGAATCCGGAGAAGTTGATAGAGCCTGCGGCAATGGTACCGGTGACAGACGCGGTGTTTATCGAGTTCAGACCAATATTTGCCTGATTGCTAACGCCGAACGTCACGCGACCATCTGCATAGTTCGCATAGGCATACATGCCGACGAGCGCTTGTGTGGTGCCGGCGTTCTTCACCCAGAAGTCGCCGCCATTAAATAGCGTGATCGGGAACCCTTGCGGAACAACCATGCTTGCCTCGGCAAGATAGGTCGTGTTGAGGCCCTGCTGCTCGCGGTGGACGAAGCCCGCGGGCATCCCGGTGCCGAAGTTATTGGCGGTAGCCGGCGCGTTGTCCGTGTCGATAGTCAGATCCGACACCCACGCAAAACGACCAACCGTGACGCCCGCCGGACCGGCGACGAGTCCACCCGGACCTGCGTCAACCGTATAGCGGGGGTTTGTGCTCGCGAAGTCGCCTTCTACGGCAGGCCCCGGTTGCACATTAACTTGGTTTGGAAACGGCATTGAAAACTTCTCCTTATCGTCTTTGCTTATGCCGTCGCCACACTACCAGCGCCGTCACTTGCCGCTCGAACGCTTAACCGATACGCAACCGCCGTGCGTCGGGGAACATGTTGAAGAAGGATTGCGTCCCGTTGCGGGAGATGGAGTCAGCCGCCATGGCCGGACGCGGGTTGGAGTTGTTGGCGCCTGGCTTCTGGGCATACTTGAGCAGGGTCGGGAAGGCAGAGGGGTGCACCCCCTTGGTGTCAATCTTCAACAGCTTCAACGCATGCTCGTAAACAGCGTTTGCGCTGTCGAATGACATATTGACGTTGCCGATATACGGCTGGACCCGACGTTCTGCGTCCCGTATCGCCCTCTCACGTGCGGTGGCGGCCTTTGCCGCGGCCTGGATGGCGGCCTCCATTTCGACGCGTGTTACCGTTTCCCTAGCGTCCTGGGCGTGGCCCCGGCGATCCATGGCCCGACGCTTGTCCATCGATCCCCCGGGATTCGGGCGTCCCTTGAACGGAGGGGGTTCGTCCATGGCCCGCCCACGCTTGTCGGCGGCCCGACGCTTGTCCATGCCCTTGCGCCTGTCATCCGCATGCCGGCGATCGTCCGCATAGCGCTTGTCCATGCCGCGTCGCCTGTCCATTCCCCGACGCTTGTCAGTGACGGGCCCCTTCATTGAGCCGCGGCGCCACTCGTACTCGTTGCTGCGCGTCTCCTCGGCATGGGGCTGCCCAGCCTCGAAATCATCCTCGCCCGTCTCGGCACCCAGGTCTTCCAACTTCTCGCCGGGGGACTCGAACTCCTCTTCCTCTTCCTCGTCCGCCGCGTCCCGACGCTTCATGGTGAACTCAGTCGGATCGTCATAATCGTCCGGCTCGCCCATATCCTCGCCCTCGCGGAAGGGCTGGTGCTCACGCTCAATCTCACCCTGGTTCATGTCATCGGCGCGACGGTCACGAGCGCCTCGGCGACGATCCTCCCCACCACCCCCATGGAACTCCTGGGACGTCCGATCCACCTCCTCGTGATCCTCGTGCTCGTCGTCGGCATGCCGGCGATCGTCTGCACGCCTTCGGTCATCAGCATGACGACGCCGATCGTCAGCATGTCGTCCTCGCATCTTGCGGTCTCCTTTTCCTTGAGCCGTTGCCATCATGGCTTCGTGCTGCGCCTCTGATACGTCCTCGTCCTGCTCGACGCCATGAGAATCGAGAAGGTCGAGCATCTCAGCAAGTTCGCCAATAGAGGCGTCTTGTGCCAACTTGCCTTTGGTGAGCTTACGGATTCCTTCCAGGAGTTTTGGCTTCTGGTCGGTAAACGTTTCCGCTTTGACGCCCGCAAGCAACTTCGTGAAATCAACCGCTTCGTCCTGCGCCAGCTTCGCCTTAACGAAAGGCACGACAGCCGCGATTGTACGTGCTGCTTGGCGCGTCATGGTCTTTGCCATGATACGCTCCTTTCTTCAGTTAGAGTATTTGCTGGCGTTACACTACGCACGCAAGCGGTTTATATAACTACTTTTTGGTAGTCATATTTCTATGATTTAATAAAACTTATTTACTGCTCAATCGTTACGTCTTTGCCGGCGCGTCCCTCTGAAACGAGAGCGACATGGTTACCAACTATATCCCGCATAACCCCATCGTATCGTTCGCCCGCAGGGGAAACCCCCGGCGTCATGTCGGGCGTGTATCGATACCCACACGAAATTTGCCGCTTATCGTTCTTCTCGATCTTCTTGATATCCGCCTCCGGCCAAATGACGAGACTGTTACGCAAAAACGGCGCTTCGAAATTTGCGTCTGTTCCCGTCGACCCCACGACAAGCTTCTGATCATGGGTATTAGCCGTAACAGGTTGGTGTTCTGAAAGCAAGGGAAGCAGGTTGAATGTAGCGGCGCCCTTCTCCAACTCTTCGGGATCACGATAGAGGTAATAAATCTTGTTCGGATCCAAGCCAAGTTTCTTAAAGTCGGGGATTTCATTGCCGACATATGGATTAACTGTCGCCTTACTAATATTCGCAAGTTTTACATGCAAACGACCGTCGAAGTCGTATGACCGCATGCTTTCGTCAAGGGCGAGGCGAGCGAATCTCAAATTGCCTTCTGCACGGATCAGTACGACACGCGACTTATCCATGGCAATGACAGACTCGACCTTCTTGCGATAGTAAAGTCTTGCGTCGCCAGCAAACTGTCCCCTATGTAACGTCTCGGGCGTTGCCTTGAACGATCCGCGATTTGGCTTGATAACAGGACCAACAAACGAGCCGAATGTTCGCGCCTCCAGTCGTGGGAGGCGTCCGTTGTGCGCGACTTCCTCGTAATCAGAGTCCATAGCACTGTCTTTTGCACGACGGTCTATTTCTTGTTTTGCTCGTTCAAACGCATTGGGGAAGCCTTTTCCAATCTGCGCCACCCGTACGGCGGCAACTCCCTCATTACGATATACCTCATAACCACCTTGTGGTGTTCCAATAATATAAAAGCCGCCCTTCTCAAAAAGAATATTTGCGTCCTTGGCCTGCTTATTCATTTTCGAACTCTCCTCGACGAGAGCATAAAGCGCATTGAGCGGCTTGCTGCGCGTATTCTTGCGATCGTATTTCACCATGTCGGCAAGCGTCTCGTGCAACGCGTCCTTGAGTTGGGAGTCGCCATGACGATACCGCTCGAATGACACGTCCGCATAGTTGGAAACATCCCGCGCGCCTACATACAAACTGTAAGGATCGCTAATAATACTTTCGTATGACCGCTGCAAATGCGGATTCGTCTTCAGGCTTTTAAGGAACTGTTCGAACTTCATATGCATTAATTCATGCCGGAAGATCGGCAGGATATATTCCATCCTGTCGCTCTTCAACCCGGGCGGATAAAAAATCATTTCGCCCGTATCGAAATCATAACTCGCCTTCGTGCCGCGTGGGTCGAACATAGTTGCGATATCGTGCGGCTCCGACTTATTGACAATCTTGATCTTATCGGTAGGGAATCCGAGCTCGTTTGCTGCCTGATAGACGGCACGCTTGATAGCCTCGATCTTCTCGGGGGAGGCGGGGCCTGTGCTTTCCACGTCGTCGGCGAGTTGCTTGTCCTGAGCCTTCTTTGCTCTTATCTCTTCCTGTTCCCTTTCGGAATCATATTCATCCTCGTCTGAATACTTCCGCCCGTCCTTGAAAAAAGAATCCCCAGTTACGCTGCTTTTCTTCAACCCAGTGTGGACAGGTTGCGGCGGATCATCCAACGGCGCCCACGCCCAGGCGTCACTCTCGTCATTCAATGTCGGAATGAACTCGTTGTTTACCTTCAACTCATAAAGGGCAAACTCAACATCCCCAGTATTGAACGTTCCAATATGAGAAGGCGTTTCCTCTGACTCATTGATAAATCCTGTTTCCTCTCGAGTTTCTCTAATAGCTGCAATAACTGGCGACTCCCCTTTTTCAATGCCTCCACCCGGGAATGCCCACTCGCCGACATGATCGCCCTTCTTTCCACGCTTGATCCACAACGCATTCCCTGTCGCCCAGGCCCGCAGAATGAGTCCCGCCGCCTCGGGTTCCCTATCCCTGCCCAAGGACGGCGCGGGCTCATGCGGCTTTTCCTTGGTGACGGGTTTCTTCCCAGCCGTGGGAACAGACGAGGGCGGCGGCGTAATCGTCGCAGCAACAGCCGTGTCTATGGCAGGGCGTTCCATTTTCTCGGGGCGTTGGATGTTGGGATTCTTCGGTTTACCGCCCGGCAACGTGGCGTGGGGACGGTGAGGGATCGGCCTGTGTATCTTGTTCTTGATAACAGGCTGAGGGCTCGCTGCCTTGCGCAGCGGCACGTGAGCAGCAACCTTGGACATTTATGCAAGACGCACTATTACCGGGACGCTGCCAAGACGCGGGAAGTGAACATTGCCGCCACTTCCCGATAGAAGAGTCAGAGCGCCGATCAAGCACAGGATAAAGATGATGCACCAAATCGCTAGTTCGATCTTGTCAGGAATCGGCATGAATAACTTGACGACATACAACGCCAGCCAAACTATGCCGAGAAGAACAATAAGTCCAATCAAGAACCATAGGATGTTGATTGCTAAGCCGATCATGATATGTACTCCTCACATGAATCCCGGAATGACGGACTTCGATACACAGCGGCAGTTGATAAGCTCACCAGGGTGTATTCGCTTCCCTTCGTGGGGATCGTACCAACCCTTGTTCACGTCATAGCGCTTGCCGCTATTCTTTACATGGGTAGGACGGGGCTTGCGTCCACCGCCAGAGTGCAGCCATACCGCCTCCTTGATACCCATTTCCATTTGCCTTGCGCGGGTAAGCGCGCCTGTCGCCTTATTGTTTTGATCCCGCGCTATCAGGACGGCACGATTCTTCGTGACCTTAAACTGCTTTTGCAGCTCCTTTGTCAATTCACTGAGATCACGGCCCTGTCTCACGCTATTCATAACGAGCGGGACGACGGCATGGTGATACTTCTGCGGAATGGATTTGATAAGGGCGACGTTCTCCTCGACCGTCGCTTGCAGAATTTCCTTTTGCGCCTTGGTCGGTTTAAACTTTACCGAGATTCCGCCCTTGCGCAAAATATGCATAAGGGCGCTATCGGACCGTTTCGACGCCTTCAGTGCAAACCATTTGGCGAGGCGCGGGGCGGCATAGTCGAAACGCTTCTGCCACCGCTTGATTAATTTGTTGATTGCGGCCTTCATTGCCTGAGCGGCATTGGCGTCCTGCGCCATCTCGGGGTCACTGTTCTTATAGGCCTTAACCAGCCAATAAGAGAAAGACTTTCCCATCTCTTCAACGAGCTTGAGTATCGCCTTCCTATAGGCGGCCTCCACCCCACAGTTCGGGTGACACGCCGCTAAAATCTTTTCTTTCACCAATTGGCCCCGTAGGGAAGCAACTTAATAGCGCGGCGCATAATATTGCCCGTAGCGCTCGCTGTAGTGGCTGCCGCCGCTGTAATAGCCCCGGCCTGGATAGGAATAGGGTTGGCGGTAATACTGCGCGTCGGCGGAAACCGTGCCCGCCAAGAGCACGGCCGCAACTCCGATCATGTTTTTCAAGATGATTACCTCAGCACAACTTCACGCTTGATTGATGTTTATTCAATTCGACTGGGGGCTTGGGCCCAAATTCATCCTGGGTGCCTTCTGCGCCGAACCACATGTATCTTTCGAAGAAAACCGTTAAGCTCCAAATCCTTGGAGCAAGGCTATCTTCGTCGTGATGATTTTGAATCGCCGTAGCTGCCATTTTGCAGGCTTCTCGACGTATCCAAAAGGCGAATGCTTTCTTCATCTCAGGTCGCGTCTTGCCGCCCCGTAAAAGCCGCAAGCTGGCATGATGCCCAAAGGGCATCCACTGGGGTTCCGAAGACTTTCGTCTCGCGATCTCGACGAAGCATCAACACAACTTCACACTGCTCTGCACATCGTTGGCAATGTCATCCCGCGGCGGGCGATACGCATCCGCAGGCTTCTCAAGCTCTTTCACAGTGCGCATCCAGGGACGGCTAGAGCAGGCATATGCAGCCGCCAAATCGTATCCAACCATGAGCCAAGTATGGCGGCTGCAAATATGGCAAGTATCACAAAGAACCAAGCAACGCGATTAGTCACGCGATACACTCATCCAAGAAGAATGTTTGAGAGCCTCGCTCTCGTCGGTAGGGCGTTTCTTCCCGGCGCCTCCCATCCAAAACTCAGCCTGTATCTCGACGATATCCCCACGCGGGGGCCAGCCCTTAATGGGAAACTCGGCCTCTGTATCCGAGCCCGACATTTGCAACCAAACCTGATGCGTACGCGGAGGATAGGGACCATTACCCCAAAACTGCGGCAGTGCCTCAAGTGTCGCCGTCGGGCCGATATAGGCGGCGCTCGTCAAAGACGTCACCAAACACTTACAATCGAACAAAGTCAATCCCTCTGCCTCTGCGATTGTTTTGATGTTCTGGTAAATCTGGATGATCCGCGCGTTAGCGTTGGGGGCATTGTTTGGTGGAGTTGTGCCCGGCGTGTTGCCCGGTCCTGGTCCGGGCAACTGTTGTTGCGTGAGCGGGTTTATCCCGCGTATGCCCGAAAGATACAGAATACCCCCCGCTGCCGTCGCCTGAGAGCGATTGCCGCCGGCATTCCAGGTCCCGGAATAGTTCCCAGTGCGAACAGTGCGGTGAACACGACGTCCTATCTGCACCCAGATAAAACTATTCCAGAGGAATAGGTTTTGTGATTCTGGCTTGAACCACAAGGTATCCGCAGTGGGGTTCAGTGGAGGTATAGAGGATGCAACAAACGCAGCGCCATTAATCGCCGGAGGGGAACCAATAATAGGCTCGGTCAACTCACATAGGTCATCGACCATAACCCACAGTTTGTTGCTCAGGTCAATATAAAGCGCGCCGATCGCCGTAGGCGGGGTTGCGCCGACAGTGACGGACGCGAATACTGGCAGCCATTGCAGTTTCTGCCAATTCCAAACCATGAGATCCGTGGAATCAAACCAAACTTTTACCTGCGTCGGCGGAACGTCACTAATGGCCAGCGGGTATGGGCCGCCCCACAATTCGGATAAATTATTCACCACTCACCTCCCCAATATGGACGTCCGCCCGTGTAGGCACGATTACCCCCGCCCCAACTCCAATCATACCCACCACCGGGCGCATAGTTCGGACGCGGCGCATATCGGGGCGGCATATACTGACGCGGGGGTTGGTAGTACCGCGGGGCGCTGCGATCGTAGTAACGCCGCGCGAACTGCGGGTAGTACTGGGCAGATGCCGCCCCCGTACTCACAAGAAACACGACCAATGCCGGAATCACAACTTTCATGGATGAGTCCCTAAAATGCAAATGAAAAGGGGTGCCGGCACTTGAACGCTCACAGGACTGCGGACTTTCCATGTGAAAAATATGCCGGCACCTTTCTCAAACCCCCTTCGTTAAGGGGAGGGCGTGGGCGGCGTTACCTTCGCCGTCTCGGTCACGAGCGACTGGGTAAGGTTCTGGATGTTCGTCACGGCGGCAGCAATCGCCGGGTTATTGCCGGTATTCGCGTTGGCAATAGTCTGCAACTCCGTCTCGATCGCCGCAACAGCGCCAGTAACAGCCGTTTGGAGTGCGGTAATTGCTGCTGTCAGATTGTCAATGTCGGTCATGATTGTCCTCAGTTGCGTGCCAAGCGCCGCTATCTGCGTGCCTAGCGAGTTAAGTTTCGTTACCAAACTGTTATAACGGGTTAGCGCCGCCGCTTCCGTCTCACAGTTACCAAATGAAAAGACCACTACCTCCCTCCTATTTTAATGGGAGGTGCCGACATATTGTGCTCATCCACGCGGAATGCGGCTTTCCAAGTGGCACACATGCCGGCACCTCGTTTTCCCTTCCCCTCTGGTGTATGCCTGGGGAGCGAAAGGAAGGGAATTCAATGCCAATCTAGTGTAAACATCATATGGGGACCAGTCGGTCCGCCTTGCGGTTGATCAGTGAGCCGGTATTCCCGAGCGAAATTTTGCCAGCGCCCTATTTCTTCCGAAGGCACGATAACGGTGTTCTCTTTCATCTCGATCTTATCAGCATATTTCTGGCCGCGAGTATCGAACCGAAAGTCAGGCGCCCCTTTGCAGCCAATAATGAGGGTATTCCCACCGAATTTGCCTTTGACGGCATCGAACTGAGGATCGGCCAACATGTATTGGCATGGCGACCCGTCTTCGGCTGATACCGCGAAGTCAATCGGCTTCCAACCCGTATCATCGCGCCCATTTTTCCAACCCACATTGTAAGAAAGGATTGAACTGAGGACGACGGCAGAGGCCGCTGCAACTAATCGCATCATTTAATAAACCCTCGGTTTCCTCGGTCTACGCAAAGCGGGGCTCGTGTAGAACGATTGCCTAAGCTGTTCCTCCGTCACGAAAGGGCGCGCTACCAGATGAGCCCGTCTGCGAGGGCGGAAAGCTGTTTGGCGATTCTTTCATACCTTCCTCTTCGGAAGGGGGCATGTTTCCCAAGGTCGCTGCCTCAAACTTGAGATCGTCATGCGCTGCATTCACCTGCTTGCGTACTTCCTGCACCGACTGCACAAACTCTTTAATGTCCTTATTGAGTCCTGCGGATTCCGAACGCAGGGTTGCAATCTGCTTCTTAGCGTCGGCGACGACGTTGCCCAGCCCCTTGATTTCCAACGCCATGAGTTCTTCCTTTATGCGTTCTGTCGTCGCAAGAATAACAAGTTCAACCCGGTCATGAAATTCCTTCGCCAATTCGGCCTATTGGATTTTTTCTCTAGGTACCATTTCCTCATTTGCATTACGCATCTGCCGCGCTGAAGTAAACGCCGTATACTTCCAAGTTTCGGGATCATCGGAAAAATACTCATTAGCCTTTTTAGCGCCGGGATAGGGTTTCTTTTTCCCTTCCAAATGCTTCTTATCGAAAAATTCCTCAAACTCACGGTTACTTCCAAATACATAATTTTCTGGAATAGGATTACCTGGATGTTCCTTATTCCAAATCTCGGCTTCCTTATCCCATGTTTTGAAATTATCAAAATCGTAGTCCCGCTCTGGACCATACTCTTCCCAATTCTTGCGCAAAGTCGCTTCTTGTTCCTGTTTGGACCCAACAACCCTCGGACCTTCCGTCAACCGCTCCTCGGCACGTTTCATTATATGCGATTCAGTTCCAATAGGAAGCTTCTTACGTCTAAGAGGTCTGCCTGTTCTCCCACGTTGTTCGGCTTTCGTCTCAAGGGGGCTTCTGTTCCCTGAAGTCACGGTCTTAGAAAACTTGCCTACCTGATCACGTGGATGTTTGCCTTCTTCAAATTCGTCCAAGTTCAATTTTCGACGTGGGATGCTTTTCTTCTTAGGCCAGCCCATAGGCATAGTGCCTTTGACGAAAGAGCCCCTAGCGCCCCCAGGATCACCGGTCTCGCCCTTGGCGCGTTGCAGGGAGGATGTATTCTCGTCTATTGCGGGGCGCGCACGCCGCTCGCGTGGGGCCATATACCCACGGTCTCGCAAGGAGGCGACGCGCTTGTCGTCCTCCTCGTTCAAATTGACCAGGGCATTGTATTCATTCGTATAGAACTTTGGACGATTCCTGCCCTGCCCATTGTTGTAGCGACTTCTGGATCTCAGCTCGGCCTCGTTACTGCCACGGGTGGGGTCTTCCATATAGGCTTGACCTTCCCAACCGGTATCACTCTCAGTCGAGGCAGTACCGCCCGGAACACGTTGACGCTCATATTCGCCACGCAATCCAGCGTGCGGTTCTGTCTCGGCCTCGGGCTGGTGCGTATCCTCGAAGTCCTCTTCCATCGAAGGTTCGGGAAGGTAATCGTCACCCTCCTCCTCCCACCCCTCGTCTACGTATTCTTCAGGCGGCCAAGCGAATTCCCCCTCTTCCCCCTCTTCCCCCTCTAGCGGGGCGTGTTCGTCAAGTTCGGCTGGGTCTTCTTCCACGTTTTCGACGCCAGATCCCATATCTCGAAACCCCCGTCGTCTACTACCATCAGCTGATCGTTCTGGGGGTCTAGCACTAGCAGGGGGACCGCCGCCTTGGGTTCCCTCTTCTTCAACATTCTCTTGTCCTTCCTGTCCGCCGCCATTGCCATCCGGATCCTCGGGGCCGCCTTCTCCCCCTTCCATACCCTGGTCAGGAGGTTCGGGCAAATCATGCACGTCCAATGACTGATAAGGCGTATTCGGATCATTGGCGATCCGCTTGCGCGCTTCCTCGGGCGATATGACGCCAGCCTGGATCAACTCGATGTCCGTATCTGCGTCGGTCTTGCGCTTCGTTGCCTCGGCCGCCTCGTCAAGTTCCCAAAGCTTCACAAACTCGAAGTTTATAGTGTCGTCTACCTCGCCCCACAAGGACAGCATGGTCATATCGATAATGACAGTCAGGTTAGGACGGAAGAACCGTTCTTGATAAGCATGGATATGATCATAAAAGGTTCGAATCTCGCCCTCGGACGAGGCGTTCAATCCCGCAGGTTGAATTCCCAGCAACTTGACGAGCGGAATGCGGCTGACGGCCGCCATATGTTCCTGACTCTGCGCCTGCAACGAATCCAATGTGCCCAATGGCGCGGCGACGTTTAGAAACTCTTCGGTATCCTTATTGAGAACCATAAGTCCCTTGTTGTTACGCAATGCATTGAAAAGGTCGATGCGATGGAACAAGGCGTCGCTACTCTCGGACATAACCTCAGACATGTCCGTCGAAAGCACGAAAATCGAGAACGCCTGGATAATGTCGGCGACCGATTGTCTGATCCTCAGCCAATTGTCGATATAGGGCTTCGCAAGTTGCGACATGGACAACCCGCCGAACGCATAGGCGGGCTTCAACATATCGGGAACTTCCCTCGATACGAACTTGAGCAGACGCGTCTTATGAATCTGCTTGCCCATGACGTACCACATATCCGGCTCGTACCAATCCGTCGTCAACGGATCGGACGCATTATAGTTAGTAGGATATGTCCAGACGGGTTCGACTGCCTTCAATCGCTTGAAAAACCCCTTGCCGATCTTTGACTTGGAAATATCGTCCTTGCCGTTGCCGATCGGCGTCTGCAACTCGGCCCTGTCAATAACCGTCGTGTTCTTGCCCTCGTCCGTCGCGGGATCGCGGATATCGACATAAAGGTGGGCGCGTCCAAACAGGTTATCAAGTTCAGATGCCTTGCGGAAGCAATCGCGGACATTCAACTTATCCAATGCGTCGCCCAGCTCCTTGACGCGTTCCGTCTTATCGTCCTCGTCGTCATTAGACGTAACCTTAATCCACTTACGGGTAGATTCCTCGGCAATCGTCTCGGCAATGACCCTATATTCCGCACGCTGGGCGAGCTCGGCGAGATAGGTATAACCCGGGAAAACGAGCCCTTCCTGATAAACAGATCCGACAGCGTTGAGAAAGGCGCTCCCTGCCCATGACCAATCATTGCCGTTGTTATCCCCGAAGACATCGTCCAGCGCCATCCCCGTGTCTTTTTTTGGCGTGGAGCTGGGAGGGAACTGGGGGAGACGGAACGGATTGACCATTACGCGCGGGACTTCCTTCTGTCTCGCGCGCGCTACCGCCATCATCATATTGTGAAGGTTAAGCTTGCGGCGCTCGACCTTCTTCTTTTTAGGCGCGTTTTCCTGCTCCACAGGTTTATTGCGGAGGCGCATCCGTACGACTTTGCCCATGAACGTGCCTATTTTCCTGGGAAGCTGAATGTCGGACCCAACAAAGAGAATGCCGTACGCAGGGTATTCAACGCCTGCTGCAATCCCTCTGCCTCCAACAAGGCCTCCACCGGGTTCTCAAAGAAGTCCGGAATCAGGGGACCGACATTGACTGTGCCGTCCGGATTCACGGCCTTGGAATCATCCGGAAGCAACGTCTGATCCCATTGATCGGACACGGCCCGCACGACAATGAAAGGCAATCCCAAGGCCCTTGCCGTTCGGGCAACCGCCCAACTCTCCTCGTCATCTACCGCCACATCATGCAATTGGGCGAGCGCTGTTCTCTGGACCGGCGTCTGGGTTATGGTATTCGTATCCGAATAAATGCGACTAAAGTGGTGATCCATATGAGCGACTTTGGCAGCCACGGTAGACAACCAAATGCCATCCGTTAGGAACTTTGTTCCATCCGCAACAACCACCACATTGCCAAGAACGAGATCTCCACGCCCTAATGACGGCAACAACCCACCGACCGTGCCAGCGCTAATCAGCCCCATGCAATCCTTGGGAATGAGGGACGCGAGGTTATTGCGGGATGTTCCATAAAGAACTTGCAAGCCGTCATGGCCCTGGAAGACCTCGGCCTCCGATTGCATCCCGCATAGAAGGGTGAACACTTGTTATTCTTTCTTCTCGGGGAGGTGTCCACCTGGATCCGCCTCGGCAAACTCTTTGCCGACAGATTGCGGAATGCCAATATTGGATTTACCTGACTTTGCAGCGAACATGGCACGACGCTGCGCCTCGGAGACAGGGGGGTCGCTTGCCATATCGCGCGAGCCCGCCCTGTCGGAGATTCGTCCGCCGCGTCTGCCCTCAACATCCTTCGCCCGTACAGCGCCAGCGGATTTGAAGTTGATAGAAGGGAGAATCTCGCGCAACTGCTTATCATGTTCCTGCGGACTGATAATGCCGTCGCGCAACATTTGCTTAAGTTCGTTCTTCTTCGTCTCCACCGAGTAATCGTCCATATCGCGGGCAGGGGCTTTTATGGTGCCACGCGCGCCTCGACGCCCGGTAAAGTTGGGCTCGTCAAGACCCCGCGAGACCATATCGTAGTCGTCCTCGGCGTCCATCGCCTCGTCTTCTTTGTCGTCGTCTATCTCGTCGTCTGCGAACTCTTTGTCAATCTCTTCCTCAGTTTCGTGCTCGTCGTAGTCCTCATCATGCCCGGCGGCCGTCTCGCGCGCCTCGGTGCCCGACTTCTCATATCCAGACGGCTCATAATTAATCACGGCGTCAGGATTTTCCAACTTCATAATATAGCGGTCATATTGCTTCTGCGTAATCTGTCCGGCCTTGAGTTGGTCTTCCAACTCCTGCAACTGCCCGCCAAGACTGTCTTTGCCTTCTTCCTCTTCGATTGGGCCATACAAACGATCCAACTCAGCGTCCTCTTCCTCCGGGGTCATATTGGCTTTATTGGATGCGCCGCTAGATCGTTCGCCACGCGCTATCTCTCTTTTTTTGCGCAGCGCGCTTCGCGCCTTGCGACTAAACGCATCTTCGGTTTCCTTTTCACCGAAAGCCATTTCCTCATTGCTATCCATAGCGAGGTCCCGGGACCCTGCCCGATCGCTACCCCGCCCCCCTCGACGCCCAACAAATGCCACATCCATTGAAGCCTCCTACGTTGCGGTACGGGGATGGCCCCTCCCCAGGATAGGGGGAGGGGCGTTTACCACGCTACACCGCTGTTATTTTACCCGTTAAAAGCCCTTGGTGGGGCCAACGACGCCCGATGCGAAATCATAATTGGCGGCGCTAGGGTCGGTCGCCAGCCATTGCTGCATAGCAGCGAGATTGGCGAACGCGCGGGTAAACGTCGTATTTGTGCGCTTATCCACGCCTTGGATATAGCACCCCACCGTGCTCTCGGTGACAGGACCACCCCCGGAAGGATTTGCTGCCTCGGCCGTTGCACGATCGACAGCCCCTTCCTTGGTAGGCTTCACGACGGGGTTGACTATGTTTGCCATTGTCTATCTCCTACCCATCATAGCGCGGTTGAGAGAATACTTATTGGGGAGCATGGCCCGTTGCACCGTATTTGACGATACGACGAGCGGCCGCTTTTCCTGAGCCGGCCAAAACGCCATGACGAACGAGTCCGCGAGGTTAGGGGATTTGGCGCCCTGTGGTTTCTTGTCTACCAATAATTTAAGTTTCTTCGATTGCGTGAATACCGGCTGCGACAATTCCTTAACCAACTTATGCATTACAGGACCAATGGATTTGGAGTCTAGGGAAATCAAATCCTCCGCCTTCCAACCCGACTTGTATTCAGGATCATTGAACACGCGCCATGTATTCTGAAACTTCAGTTTTACCTGCCACCAGGCCTGTGCCTTGAGATTCTCATAGAAATCTTCATTGAGAGGGGAACTGTTATCATGCTCAACAACCCGCTTATCCTTCCACAGCGGCGAGGCGGCGGCGTTCCATGGCACGAGGCGGAGTTTCTTTGGAATAAGCTTTTCGTCCAAAAGACGATTAACCTCTGATTTGACGGCAACGCCAATACCAACGCAATCGTATTGCAACTCCAACGGGAGTATATCTTGAACAGCCGCAATGACTTTCCTTGTCGTCACTCCTGGGTCTCTCGCACCCCATTCCCCGACTTCCTTGCAGATAATTCCTTTTCGTATAGTAATCGCATTAGTATCCCCGCCCTCGTCAGCCACATCGAGGCCTGCTCCCCACAAACCGTCATCCTTGAGACCGATTCTGATATGGGCATCAATGGCGGCTTTAACCCATTGGGCCGGGATGATAACACCTTCCATGGAAGCGGAGTAATCACGATCGACCTCTTGCGCGAATATGTGTAATAGCCCCTCATCCTCGAACTTCTGTCGTCTGGTATCGTACCATTCCTGCGTCTTGCCGGGGTGATCGCGCCAATCAAGGACGAATACACGTGTACGTCCTTTGGGCAATTCAGCATTAGGCTCCCATTCGACGCCCGCCTCTCTGCGTCTATGGAAGACCGTCCCAATGCCATGCACCGAAGATAAATCGACCTGTATCGCCGCGTTCTCCGACAATGCCGCCTCAACGAGCTCGGGGTGAACGTAGTGGGCACTCTCGTCCTTGAAATAAACTAATGAGCGGCCGCCTCGTCCAATGTTGTCGCCCACGTCGCCATTTATCATGGCGTTCGTTTCCGGGTTGATAATGCGCATGAACGGCATGTGGTATTTCAGGTCGAATCCTATCGGTAACAACTCTTCAGGTATTGCACGAATCGCAATACGCACCTTTTCAATGATCGAGTTCGGATTACCAATCTGATCAACCTCGTCCGAACCACGCGATCCAAAGCCGATGACAGCGCCTGGCCAAAAACACCAAAGCCAAACCGCAAAAAGAACGCAGGTCCATGTAGCTCCCATATCACGCGACTTTTCCACCAAACCGCTCTCCCTTTCCTGGACGAGCGCATGGAGGAATTTTATCAACTCAACTTGTTTTCTGAACGGAATGAACGGGAGAAGGGTAAGCGCATTAATGCCGCCTGACGCATCCCGGGGTTCGACGCAGACACCCCAATGCTTTATGAACTGAAGAGGCCTTGTCCTATAAAAGATCTTTGCGGCTGCGACGCCATTCGACGTTTGTCGCATTTTCATTAACCGCCATTGCCGATCTGCGAATACCTCCTGATAGGATTCTACCGGCGGCCACGGTTCTTTAGTTACGTCAAGCATTCGTGAACATTCACCTTCGATGCACCTTTAAGAATTTTCTGGAAAACTGAGATATCGGTCTTGCGTTCAACTAATGGGCGGAAGCACTTCGGATCCCAGCCGGCCTCCCACCATCTATTTCCTGGGTATGGGGACTCAATAACCTCTATAGTCCAGGGAGCATCCGGATGCTCCTCGTCCCATATGATATTCGCCACCGTATAAATCTCGCCCACAACTAACTCGCCGGGGGGAGGACGCAAAAAGAAAGCGCGAATCCTCAACCAAATATTATCCCACTCACAAGAAACACAAATAACCTTTTGTCCAATACGAAAACTCATACAGAATTCCTCTTGTCCAATGCGGATCGTCCGGGAAGGGGGTCGCCCAGCAATACATGATTAGGGGTGACGTCCCCTGAGAGCGCCCGTGCGCGTTCTTCCCACAGGAAAGCGGGGGGTTCCATCCTTTGTCCCGGCTTGTGCGTAAAACCACGTGGATTCTTGTACTGGGACGCCTTCTTGACGATCTCGCCCCGTCTGCGTGCGCTATTGAGGCGTTGTTGGTGATTGCGGTTCTCGCGATACCCAGGCTCGATTTGCCTGCGGATCGAGTTGTCGTTCTGATCCCCCAGCGTCTTCGCTATTTGGCGCCAAGGGTGTTTCTGCTCCATCATCTGATGGGCGAGGGCGAGTTGTTCGGGGGTGTAGGCCCTGCGCTTGGAGATGAATGACATTAGCGCGGCCATGCTGTCCAAACGACGCCCTCAATATATTCGCTCGGGCTCGATTTGAAGAAATACCGGCTATTCCAAATTATGCATTGCGGCATAACCTGAAAATGAGGCGCCTTGATCGTCGTCACCTTAAATGCGGGCTCGACGCCGCCTGAACTGAATAACGTTATTTCCACTAGGGACCTCGTCTCGTCTGACAATCTTGCTAGGCCTATTCGAACTATCAATACGCATCGAATGCGTGAGACAAACAAAAAGCCCGTCTATGAAGTGACCATGAACAGGCGCATACCAGGGTTCGCAATAATCGCAACCGGGGATCGTGCAACGTCTGTACCTGGGATCATTCATTGAGTGAAAACGGTGTCGGCCTTTTGTCGTCCAAGGGGAGGAAACGACCAGGAGAAACAATCTGCCGACACCGCCCTTTCTTCGACCGCCTATTTCATCTCAGCAATCGAATGCCCTATTTCTTCTCACGTCTCAACATACCCGTGAAAATGCGGGATGCCTCACTTGGGGACATCTCCCTAGTAATCATCTGCACGGGCTGATCCGGATCACCCGCATGCTCAATACGCTGCGTTGCTTTACCCTCAATACGATCCATGATTTCCGCAATGGCCCTGACTGCATGCTTATCTTCCCCAAATGCAGCAATCCTTCCAAGTCGTTTAGCAATATGCTGTCCCAACGTAAGAGCCGATTTGTGATCACCCAATCTAATCCGCTTCTGCAACTCCATTTCGAGGGCAGCGCTAATAATTCGCTTCTGGCTACGGCGGGACTTCGTGTACCCCCTATTGCCGATACCAACCCTGTTTCCTTCTTTGAAGGTTCCAGGTTGCTTATTTTTAGCCGGGTTAGTTTTGTCTATCATGTTGATTTACTTGCTAACTTCCAGTTGCCTTCTCAATGGCGGCATGACACATCTTTTGAATCAGTATCATTGAGAATACACTGGCAGAGTCCGTAACAGCAAACTCATATATTTGCTGCAACATTGCCAACATATCGGGGGCGGCGGCAATAAGCCTAGCATTCGCCAAGGAGGGGCCGCCTTCACCCTCGTCCCCTTCATAACCTCTCGTCAAATGCGCTACATGCCCGCCTTCTGCGTCCTTAATAGAAACGGAATCCCGCCATTGCTTATCAATGGAATCCATATCAACCCACCATGGGGCTTTGGCAATCATCCTTCCTCCAAAAGCTACCGCACCCATCGATGGGTGCTTTTCATTCCATAACTCTGTAGTCGAATATTCACAAAACCTAATGTGCGATTAACTCAATAGTCTCTCTTATATGGGCCTTGATGGTAATTACGAGTTCCTTGGATGTATCATACTCCGGCGTCGGTTTGAGCACATGAAGACATACCTTCTTGCCGTCATGCGTCATAATGCAGATATCGCCCTCGGCATTGACCTCCCACTTTCCCGGGGGAACTGCAAAATTCAAATCTTCCATCATGCTACCAACTCAATACATTCATTATCGATCTCCACCGTCCTCTTCCCACCCAAAAACTCCATAAGGATGAGGGCTCGTTCCTTTGCGCTCTGGCCCTGATATATGCCCAAAGTATCGATAAAGCTTCCTGAACTTATCCTGATTTGACTTCCCTGCTTCATTTCTGCCGGACTATAAAACCCATTGTCCTCCCGTTTCTTCAAAGCAGTTACTACAGATAAAGGGAGGATAGCAGGGGCTTTGCCATTAAGGATTATCGAGGTTACGCCGAACGTTCCTAATAGGAACCTCCATGTGTCCTCGATCTGCACGAACAGGTAAGACGGGAATACGGGAGTGACGATGGCATGCTTTAATCTGCCTCGTCCCCTATACGAAACCAGCATTGGAAGATAAAACTCATAACCTTGACGGTGGACGTTCTCGGCCGCGTATCGCTCTCTATTGCCCTTGGTCTTGGCGACAATCCAATGCGGCATGATTTTTCCGCCCATGTTCGTGTACGGACATGGTTCGGAACCATATTTTAGATTCAATCACTTGTCAAATCCTTGGTTTTCCCTCCGTCTCGTTCGATCGCGCCAAGTTTTTGACAGCGTCTTTCTCTGTCTCTACGTCAAATTTATAAAGCGCATCTACCTTTGACATTATGTCCGTTTTCGCCTCCGTCTCGTTCTCTGGCTTGTAGCCTCTTTTGATGGGGACCAATGCTATCGCTACGCAAATAGCGAGTAGGCACAAAGCCCATATGGTTAGCAGAACCGCCACCTCACTCCCAGTTTGGGCGTTCATTTCCCCTCCGTCTCGTTCACCTTGGCAAGAATGTCTTCGGCCCTCTCATGGCAACCTTGCTTAAGGTTGAGCAAGTCTTCCAGCGCCTCCCAAAGATTCGCCTTCTCCGTGCGGAGGCGTTCTATCTCCAACACAGCCTGCTGATGCCAGCCGCTGTACTTTTCTGCCTCAATCAATTGGGCGGCAAGCTGATTGATCTGCTCCATCCGCTCCGGTATCGCGGCAATGGCGCGGGCGAATTGCTCCGTGCAATTCTGTGCAATCAAGCGTCCGTCTTTGTCTTCGACATCCCATCCCCATCTCTCGTCGTCACACTTAAAGACCTCGTACGGTCCTTGCGGCAGGTCATCTGGGCTGGGTTGGGTCATTGGATTGTCTCCGAACGGTCGGCAATGTGATAGGCGACGCTGTCGCTAC